CAAACCCAAATATAGAAACAACAGTAGGATACCATAAAACAAACACATGTAACACACTATCCGTAAACACAAACCCATCTACAAAAACTACTGAAGAAATAAGATTTAAAAAACCAACAACAGAAGAAGATTATGTAGATGACGAAATACCAAACACACCAGATGGAATAAGATATAAAACAATCAGAGAAACATTTAATAAAGCAGTAGACAAAATAACTGATATAATTGAATCAATAGAAGACGAAATAAATGACACAGAAGACGGTGCACATCATATAGATATACAACCAAAAATCATAGAATTTGAAGCAACCATAGAAGACGCAATTAAAGATTCAAAAGAAGCTGAAATGCAATACCATATAACAACCACAAAAATAAAAAACAATACAATAAATAACGAAGACCCATTTGCAAATATACAAAAAACAAACCTAAACTCAAACATAGAAAAAAACGAAAAACAAATACTTAACCTAGCAACTATGGGAACAAAACTATATGCCAAATAATACAACCACAAAAAATAAAACATACCCAACACCAGACCAAATAATCGCCAACAAAATACCAATAGAACCAGAAATAATAACAATGACAAAAAACTGGAAAGAATATACATGGAAAAACGCAAAAATAAATACTCAACACAAACCATTCGCATTACAATCTCTATGTTTAATGATTATCGCATACAAAAAAACAAAAGGAAAAGTAAAATACATTTCAGAAGCAGAATACAGTTATAATCCAACAACTCAAACAATAATACTAAATAAACAAAATTCAATAATATCAACACTGCACGAACTAGCACATCACCTATACGGACCAAATGAATACAATGCATGCCGTTGGAGTATACAATTATTTAAACTAACCTTTCCACGAGCATATAGTCTGCTAAAATTTCGCGGTCATATGTTAGTGAAACACATTAATATGAAAAAATAAAATGTCACAAACAAAAGAAACAAAACAAAAACAACTAACAGCAAACAACATACACATGAAAGCTTTCATACACACAACAAATGAACCAAACACACAACATCTAACAGAACAAGAAAAAGAAGAATATAACCAAATCAACTTTGAAAGCCCAGCAATAAATCTTGATATCAAAATTCCATATACAGGTTTCTACTTAAGATTTATCAAAAAGAGAAACGAAATAAATAAATGGCAACTAGATATCATAAAAAATCCAAGAGTACCAAAAAAAAGCGAAACAAGAACAATAACAAAAGATATAACAACAGAAAACGCATGCATGCTCATTGACAAATTAATATCAAAACTTGAACAAAAAATTCAAACAAAAACAAAAACAAAATTCCCTAGAAACATTGATAGATTATCCATAACTATCTCTGCTATTCTAGAAGAAACGCTAATAAATAATAAAAAATACCAAAACCAAAATCAAACACAAAAAATAAAAACCAAAAAAACAAAACTTAATTAACTCATAACAAACTAACAACATGCCCAAAAACAACAAAAACGAAACCAACAACTCAACATTAAGCACACTCTGCGACAACCTTCGCACAATTGCACGAAACATGCTAAGACTAAAAGCAATAAACAAACTAAAATACGACAAATACGAACAAGAAAAAATTGTAACTTCAAACGAAAACAAACTAACCCCAGAAAAACTTGACCTAGGAGTAAGAAAAGCAGAATATAAACTCAGCAAACTAGACGAAGCAGACCCAAGCTATGATAAGAAAAAGAAATCCTGTGACAAAATAGTAAAACTAGAAAAGGAAACAATGAAATATAACGAAGAAGACTACAAGGAAATCATTAAAGACGCTAAAGAAGAAATCAAAGAAATCAACGAAAGAATTGAAAAGATAGATTCAGGAGAAACCAAAATGAACCACGAAGACATCTTAGAATTAAGCACCAAAATGACAAAACAATACGCAACAGAACAAGTACGAACACTTGCAAGAGTAGAGTAAACATATACAATTAAATATAAATATAAAGAGCCATTTGGGGTCCAAACTCAAGTGGCTTTTTTTATGGTCCCAAATTCCAAACAAACATACACCACAATATATATAAAAAACACCCTAGCCCTCTCTATTTGGGTTGAGGGAAACACAAAAAAAAGACAACCGCCAGCCCGGCGATCGCCTTTAAACGAAATATTTTATTTTTTTACAATATATACAACTATAGATTTACTTTTAATATCAATTTTTCTCTTTGACTTCTGATACAAACCAATATAATTTTGTTCAGAAATCAGAATTGAAGATGTAGAAACCCCTTCAACCACCGCAATATGTCCAGGACCGTCTGTTGTAATAACAACAGCACCAATTTGTGGTTGGGATGTGGTTGCCAATGTATCATTAAGACGATACATAACGGTACTAGCCGCACCATAAACAGGCAAACCAGAACGATGTCTGGCATATGGCATACAAGAACCATTTCCACTATACCACACTTTATTCAAGTTGGCTGGTAAATGATTCTTAAAATCGTATTTTTTAGGTGGAAAACTCTCAAAATAGAGCTCTTCCCACGTTTTTTCGCCGTCTAAACCACTCTCCATAGCTGGTAATGGCCAAAAAATGACCAGAATTAAAGCCATGATGAACAAAAAAATGCCCAATTTTTTAGGCATAAAACAAAACTTTAATAATTAGCGCAGAGGAATTGTTAAAACACGATAAAATTGTTGCTTTTTGCAACAATAAATCGGGTATATCACTATCTCCCTGATCTAAAATCATAAAATTCCTCTAGACAGAAACGAGGCATCAGCAAAAGCAAAAGCCCCTATTCTGCTTGTTTTTACTTAATCCACTTAACTTAGTAAGGGTAGTCGTAGATTACCCCACAACATCCTACATTATCATTAAATAAAATAAATAATAACAATAAATATTACTAACATTAGAGCCCTATATAAAGTGAGACAATTATGACTTATTGTATGCTCTCACACATATATAAAACCTTATACTAGAAATTAAATCCACCCCCAGTATATCATAAGTCACCTATACATGTCTACTTTTCCTCCTTTTCTTCATATCCCTAATATCACCATAAGAATAATCACCCCACCTCTTCTGTCCACCGGACAGGTCTTTGGTTTTAAGTTTACCATCTTTAAAATCAAGTATCGGAACATGTATATCCTCATTACCGGCCACCATTAATAACAATTTTTCTTTTTCAACATCAACCCTTATCCCAACTATTTTAAAATTATATTCACCCCCAGGTTCACGATAATGTATAAGAATAATGGGGTCTTCTTTTTTAACCTTCTTCTTCATTGTTATAATTCACCACTTTTGGATCATACACAGTTAACAAAACCTTCTGGTTGATACCAAGTTTTGAAACAAACACACATTTGAATACAAATATAAAACCATTAAAAATTTTATAAGACGTACGCCCGTATTTCCTGTTTCTTAATAATTTACAGAGCACCCTATTATTAATCTTCTCTTTATTATACCAAGACTTAATAATAACCTTTTTTATTTTATTTTCACTAACATTAAATCGTTGTTTTATCCCTTCCTCTGCATGTTTTGTTATAAGAAATTCTGGAGGAAGTCTTGTTTCATATTCTACCCCCCATGACTTACAATATGTAACAGCCCAACGAATAATTATCTTTTTTATTTTCTTAACCATAAACTAATTTATAATATATAATTATAACCGTCATCATTAACACCAAAATATTAGTAATAAAAATTACTTTATTCTTCTCCATAAATCCATAGCAAGACCATAGCATCACCTCTAGAGCTATAATAATAAATGTTAATAATGCTAACGCCTCTGTCTCTTTTGTAAGAATAACCTTAATCATCTGTGGAACAAAAGCAAATACTGTTAATGTCCCAGCAGAAACTCCAAAAAAATTCTTTATATACTTTCTATTCATATTATTCTTTTACACGACTAGGAGCAATTCTTGTACGATAGTTTCTACGAGCTTTCATTCGCAAAGATTCTGCTATCAATGGATCTTGACTTCTAAGTTTTATTTCTTCCTTACGTTTTTCTTTGTTAATTATATTATATTTTTTATGATACTTCCTTTGTTTTTCCACATAAAGAGCGTACCTCTTTTCATCTAGGCGCAACTTAACATGATATTTTCGAATAACCTCTTGATGCTTTCGTCTTATTTCTGGACACTCATATCTATCTGCCTGATAACATCTAGCACAAAAACCCTTACTATGATATGGCCTTTTTGTACTATTACATCGAAGACAGGCATCATACTCCCAATGCCAACGAAAACCAAGCTCAACTTCCTTTTTACGTTTATGTTTAAATTCACGCTTCTCTAAATAATCATCCCCATACTTTTCTTTTCTTTTATTTTCTGCATCAATTTTTTTAAAATTTCTAACTTTCACTGATATTTTTGTAGCGACATCCCTACCAATTTCTTTATAAACAATTTGCCTACACCTCTCCCTGGTCATATTATACAATCTAGCTATCTCAGCCATATTAAATAGTTCGCGCTTAAATAGTGCTATTATTTCAGCATTACGAATATAAAATTGTTTATGGCCTAACTGTCTCTTTTTTCTTTTTTTCATATAAATTTTTTATCAATAAATTTTATTTTCTTTTTACCACAACCAGAGCACTCATAATAGAATATATCAGTAGAATCTTTCATCCACTCTGGTAATTTTTTTTCAGAAACCTTTTTAAAATCGTGCTCACCCTTGAGTCGTTTACAGGGGAACTTACCTTTAGCCGGACGAGCTTTCACCTTATTATTCTCTAAATAACCAAGATTCTTTTTATTCTTTTTATGTTGCTTATAATCTTTTTCTAATTTTCCTAGTCTCCACTTCGCGAGACCATCTCTTCTCTTCTTACTCATATTACACCTATTTAAATTTAAAAATTATAGTTGTCCCTGCCTGGAAGATGGTGAGCCTGCCAGGGCTTCTGTCACCACCAGGCGTCCCTATGTGGCTACATTGTGGAGAGAGTTGGACTTGAACCAACGACACCCAATTCTTCAAATTGGTGCTACTACCAGCTGAGCTACCTCTCCTAAAAATCAGCAAATATTATACAAGAAGCAAATAATGCAGCTATAAAATAAAACATTGCCAATATATAATCGAACTCTTTAATAAAAGTAATTATTTTTTTCATAACTGTTCTACGGTTACATTTTTAAGCACACCCAGCCTTAAATCAGCGATTGCAGAAAACGAGGCACTAGATAAATCTATAATTCTTTCTGGAAAAATATCAAAAGATGGTCCAAAATCAGTTATTTTGCATTCAACAGTTTTGCCGTTGTCTAGGTTAGTGACAAGGACATATGAATATCTCTCAAAATCCCTGGTAGCACAAACATAATGTCCTACAGAACTCCAGCCAGAATTCAATACATAATCATAATAACTGGCCTCTCCGGCTAATTTTAGTGGAATACTCTCCATTTCTTCGATTTCTTCTTCGGGTACAATTTCATCCACAGAACGATTTTGCACCTTTTCTATCTCCATTGGATACATCGCCTCCATCTCTGACTTAAAATTTGTATTAAAGATAAACAACACTCCAAGCACTAATATTATCATAGAAGATAAAACTATCAGGCCAGAAGCAACGTACTCTTTTTTATTTTTGTACATATAAAATTTCGTCTATGATCTTTAAGAAATTTCTTAAATAATCACGTTTAATTTGTAATTCTATTTTATATTTTGGACAACGCTCATTAAGCTCTCTTTGTATAATACCAGCTAACACCCTTAATTCCTTTTTTGTCAGTCCGACATAATAACGTTCCTCTCCCTTGTTGCCCGCCGCACCAACCTTTTCTATTTTCATATTATTGTTTTAACTCCTCTTGTTCTTTTTTAATTATTATTATCATTTTACCATGTGCTGCTAAAAATAAAGCATCACATAACTGATCAGCAGAAACAACACCACCATAACCATCAACATCTGTATATACGCCATAATCTACACCATTAAAATCAATTTTTACTAAATCATTTCCCAAAAATTCTATCAACTCACCAATAGTAAATTTAGGATAATCTAATTGATTGCCGATTTTCATAGACCCAAGTGCTTCACTACGTTCAACACCTCTGATTTTAAATCTAATTAATTTCTTCTCATCCCCAGTAAGTTGATTCCACTGTTGAAATGATATATATTGTTTAATTCTTTTCATATAGATATACTAATAAACTGTCTTATTGCTAAAGCAATAAATATAATAGCGATAATATAGCCTATAGTTTTTATTATTTTTAATATCATATTATTCCATACCCTTATCGTGTTGTTCTTCTTCTTCTAAGTCTTTTTTTAATTCTTTATTAATCCAAAGTATCCAAGTTGCAACACCAGCGAGAAAAATAATAAAGATAATTATATTAGTCTCCACCATATTTTTGTTTATTTTTAATTATTAATTAGTTTATAGTTCTCCTTATTTATCTTTATAGGGGTTGGTTATCTTCTTTCATTCTTTTATCTCTAAAGCATTTAATGATTTTTTAAGGAATTGTTTAATATCTTGTTTTAATAACTGACAGGGGCAACTAAAACTATATGAAATACGACATTTATTGCATAAAAATCTTCTTTCAAATTTCTCATCAAATTCCTTTAATATATTGTTTATTGTTTCTTCTTTATTCATATATTTATATTGGAACTCCGTGAAGGTACCGCCCCCTCGATAACTGTACACAAAACAGTGGTTATACTATTTAACTAACGGAGCTTATAAATTTATAAACCTTTCTAATAGTACTGGTTCATAATTTAAATTTTCCAGAACGAAACACTTGTGCTTTTCAGTTAAACGTCTCTTAAGATATGGCTCCTGATTTTTAATATCACCATTATGAAAATGCCCGAATACATTATAATCATAATTACCATTATCTTGTGGAGTATGAGAAAATAAAATCCTTTTACCAAAATAAGTATCAGTAAATTCTCTTGCTATAAAATCCCAGCCATGACTTAAATAAAAATTATTCGACTTATGATCATGATTTCCCCGGACAAGCCACTTCTTGCACGGTAACGGGAGAATATACTTATTGTGTAACTTTTCACTATCTCCAATACAAACATCTCCAAGGTTGATTAATAAATCATCATGCTTAAGTAACCTTAAACAATTTTTTAAGATCAACTCATCAAAATTTTCTGGACGCCCACAATACTCCAACATTTTTGAATGTCCATGATGGTTGTCGCTAATTATAAAAACTCTCATATTATTTTATTAATATCCACCTCGTCATCTTTAAATATCTCCCGCCAAGGCGTACACCCAACATCCCCTAGCTCAATATCGTCTTTATTTAATTTATTGGTTGGCTGCCCACAAGTGGGGCAAACACAATTATTACACTCATCTATTGCTTTGTCTTTTGTTTTACTCATATTATTTTATTTATATTACTTATATTATTTATCCACACCCGATATAATCAGTATAGCAAACATTTTAACACTTGTCAAGTGGATAACTTTTTATATTTAAAAAAAGAGCTATTATTAGCCCTTTTTATACTACTATCATATATGTTTTCAAGTCAAATATGATTTTTTCTGGTACTTTTTCTTTTTTAATCAATTTCTTAACCAAACTGCCTATAATTCCACCTATAACAGATGTATTATAAACAATAGACCGAGCTGTGCATGGATCTCTATCAACACGATCGGGGGATGTCAGCGTTTTTCTCCACTCATCATTATTCTTACAAATATATAATTCCATTTGCTCAAGACCCATCCTGGCATCTATCACATAATCAAAACTAGAATTATTATTAGCTAAACGAATACGTTCTTTCATGCTATCTACCGCTATTATTAAAATACTGGTAGTTGTTTTGTTAAATTGCTCATTTACATAATTTATCGTCTCACCCGTGAATTCTTTGATTGCCTTCGTGAGTGCTGTAACCTTTGCCTGGCCTGGCGAATTTTGTAAGAAGAACTGGGAAGGGAGATTGTGGGGTTCAACTCTGTCAGAGTCGTAAACGGTAAGTCGTTTAACTCCGAGCTTGGCAAGAATCGCGGCTGTCCATGAACCAATGCCTCCGGCCCCAACAATGATGATTGGTGTATTCTCTGTCTCTTCTGGCATGAGAACGTCCTCCTGCCTAATATAGTTTGTCTTGGACATAAATCTAATACTTTATTTTTTACATCTTTTTTACATTTATTAAATATATTTAAATCAAAATTTTTACCACCTTGCAAATTTCCTATTTTTATATCTTCTGCAACGACCCTAACCGGCTTAAAAACATCAAGTCTACATAAATAATCACCTCGTTTATTAATCACTAATGAAAAACCATATCCGCCAGAAGAAAATTGTTCTATTTCATGTATATCAGTAGGTGACCAAAATACACTCATATTAGCATGGCTGTGCCACCACATACACATATCCTTTAGTCTTGGTGAATCATTCTTTATAAAATCTGTCACCTCCTCGGCGAGTGCCTCTTCTATTAATTTTGTCCTTAGAGGTGAACATATCTGATCATAAATACGAATATCATAACAATATAAAACATTATGATTGGTTGGATGCTGTTTTAAAAATCCCATCCCAGAAATCTCATTATCCGCAAAATGGACATAATTTTTGAGCTTAAGATATGCCTCTTTACTAAATATTATTTTCATTTTCTCCATTTACTTGATTATGAGGTGATCGAAGGGCTACTTGTACCGCTTGTTCTGATGTGCCACTATCCGATTGGGCTCGTGGTATATCTTGATCTACTTGTTCTCTCCGCGCTTGTTCAACAGATTCCATAAGATCACGCCTACTCCGTTCATGTATATCTGGAGCAATCGCACGTTCTTGTATTTGTGCACGAAAACTTGTCTCAGCACGAAGCGTTTCCATTACACTACCCATTAATTCTTCACCAGCCCCATTCATAAAATTATGCCAATCACTAGAATATTCATTAGTATTCTGAGGTATAGCTCCACTCCAAGGACGCCTAATACTATGACCACTACTATTAATCAATGTAACAATTACCCTCTCCACTATTTCAACAACACTATTTCCATAAGATTCAAAATTTATATCACTTATGTGACGCGGTGAATTATCACTATGTAATATTTCAGAAGAAATAGCCCTACTAATAAATCTATCAAGTTGTTCATGTAAACATCTACCAAATAAATGCGGGTTATTTCTAAACTCTAAATTCTCTGTAAGTGCAGATATAATACTTCCCTCTACTCTACCTAAAATTCTAAAAGCTACTCCGCCTGGATAAGCAATATTATAACCAGATTGTCGTGCCCCAGGCCTGATTGAATAATCTGCTGTAAACTCAGAAGCTACAGTATTGAGCTCTTCTGCAATTCTCGTATATTCTTTCTTAAAAGAACCCAACTCTTTCTTTCGTTTTTTCTTCATAGAGGCTACTCCAACCTCATCAAAAAACTTACTACTCTCAGACACAACAATAGCAGCTAAATGATTATCATTTAATATCTTTTTAATTTTAACCCGCTTTGCCTTTTTACACCACTCTTTCCAATGACAGTATGGATTCTTAACGGCCGGACTAGTTAAGTGTATCATCACAGCGGTTATAAACATCTCTAAACTACCCTCTGTGACCGCTTTTTTAACATCTTTCTGATATTCTCCTAAACAAACATTTCCTGGTTGTATACAATAATGTTCAAGATTATTGTATCTTTTATCTAGGTTAATTATTTTAATACCCAATTTTCCATTTTCATCATACCATGAAAGCCTAATTAAAAATCTACCGAGCCGATATCTTTCTACATATAAAGTATTAGTTAAAATATAAAGACCAAACTTATCTTCTTTAATGCGTCCCACCTTATTTATATCTGGATGGTGTGAAATAAAAGAAGTTAAATCATAAAGCTCAGTACCTTTCTCTAGGGCATCACGACGCTCTTTAATATTTTTCTCACATGATTTTATTAATTTTCCAATTTTATAAAACTCTGATTTATCCATTTTCAACATTGAGTCAGCCGCCTTCATCACATCTTTTTCAGCTTTACCATCAAAGTATTTCTTGGACTTATTCTTAATTAAATCCATCACATCTTTCTTCAGCATGTAATCAACCGCCTGGGCTTTAATAGTTTTTTCGCGTACCCTTATAAAAGATTCTAGCCAATCTTTAATCCCAACTATATTACTATCTATATCATTTATGGTAATTTTTTTAAGTTTTTCCAATAATTTTCCTCCATATACTTTTGCCCTTTTTGAAAATGTAGGCTCTTTTCTTACCTCTTCACATGTCAATCTATCTGGCGCGGTAGCTCCCCTTCGTACTACATCGACAGCATCACTCACTGTGAGGGTTGGAGTAGAACTAGCAGTTGTCGTCCACGTAGAAGTACCTGTAAAAAAATCATCATCATCCCTTATTGTATTATTCCTCGTTATGTTGTACCCAGGACTTTCTGTCATCATGAAAAAATTAATAATAAATATGCTTGGGCAACCGTAAAGTTGCCCTATGTATACTCACTATCTTGTTATCGCCCGCCCTCTTTAGCACCTACAATAGCAACGGCTGCACCTCTAGAAAGCTCTGTTTTAGAGAGCTTACCTTTGTCAATTTTTGTACCGTTTACATAAACGCTTTCATTAGGCCCTACTTCAAAGTCGTTAACATCTAACAACTTATCAACAGTGGTGCCGGGCTTGACCTTGGCTGTTTCCATACCAGAGCCCATGCGACCAATTTGCACATTAAAGCCACCAGAACCAGTAGCTTTATTTTTTCCGATTAAAGCCATAAGATTCTAAATTACTTTTTAGCACTTTTTTTCTTTTTAACCGAAGAACCATCTTCTTCCTCATCCTCTTCTTTCTTAATCTTGCGTAAGACCTCTAATAACTTCGGACGAACCGTAGTATAGAGTAACGCACTTACAATTTCTTCACCTTCTTCGGTTAAATCTTCTAAGCAAAGACCATTTTCAAAACCAACTGAAGAATCTGGATCAACGATCCCATACTTCTCTAAAAGCTTCCGGTCTTTGTCTTTAAAAAACTTTTTGACCTTTTGCTTAATGGTTTCTTCTTTGTTTAGCACTTCATCTGCCATATAATTTCTTTATATAATAATATTTGAATCACCAGGACGACTACTCCCCCGACCTTCGAGAGCGTCGACTATCTGGTTTCTTAATCTTTCGTATTTTTCTTTATGTTTGTCATCCATACCGGCGATAGCGAAATTATTACCACACCTCTTGCATGACATTACAATCTCTGAGGGTGTAAATGGGTCACCATACTCATAAAGTGGAACAACATTAAAGTGTCCCTTCTCCTTGCACTTCTGACACTCTGTCTTTCTTGCCTCGTCCTTTGCCCAACTTATCATCCTTTTTGACATTTTTTCTAGTTTTTTTAACTGAGCTTCCATCAAGTTTGTTATAGATGGAGGTGTAGATTTTTGGGCTGTCTTTAAGGAATTTTTTAGTTTCTTCCCTGCCGACACCGAGCTTTTCTTCTTCATAATAATATGTATTACCTTTTTTATTAATTATTTTTCTATCTATTGCTGTATCCAGGGCATCTCCAACAGTATCAACTCCCTCTCTATAAATCAACTCAATATTAGCCTCTTTAAATGGAAGTCCAACTTTATTCTTAACACCAATAATTTTCATCCAATTACCGATCACATCTTCACCCTTTTTAATTTTCAAACCACGCTTCACCTCTAACCTAACTGATGCAAAAAATTTAAGAGAACGTCCGCCTGGGGTGGTTGTCTTAGCTCCCCAGAATACCCCGATCTTGTCCCTTAGTTGGTTGATAAAAATAACAGCAGTATTCGTCCTTGATATTTCAGCTGCAAGCACCCTCATCATCTTACTCATTAACCTAGCCTGTAAAGCTATGTTTTCCTTTTCTATTTCACCATCGATCTCTTTCTTGGGGACTAGGGCGGCTACTGAGTCAACAACAATTATGTCGATATTCCCGGTCTTAGCCATTTCACGGACAACATCCATACCTTCTTCACCATACATCGGTTGGGAAACATAAAGATCGTCCACATTTACACCTATATTTTTAGCATAATTCTTATCAAAAGCATGTTCTGCGTCAACCCACACGGCTCTTAGGCCCTGTTTCTGTGCCTGAGCGACTATAAATAAAGACATTGTGGATTTTCCCGATGATTCCAAACCAAATATTTCAATCATCCTCCCTCTTGGAAGTCCCCCACAACCAAATATTCTATCCAAACCAAAAGAGCCCGTAGGAATAGATTCACACTGAACCCCTTCGGCCTCTTTCATTATGACGACAGTATTGTCACCATATTTCTTATTTAAACTTTTCATAGCATCATTAATAGACGCCATTTTTTCATCTTTTTTCATATATTATAAAGATAGCATTTTATAATCCACTTGTCAAGTGGATAACTTTTTGCTAATTATTTGTGCTGCTAAACTAGCTTTCTTTCTCCAGTTATCAGCATTCTTCATCTGTAATTTTAGAGATGATATTTCGTCAACAACCAACTCTTCTTGTTTTTTTTCATTTATGCGTTCACGTTCTTTTATTAGCTCAACAATCTCATCAACCTGACCAGATTCATCTATGAGAGCTTCTAATTGTGCACGCATGCCTGTCTCATCTAACATATTATTTTATTTATTTGCTTTAAACTCTCTCCTATGATTATGTTCAGCGACCTTAGCATCATTCCATTGATTCACTGGCCTGAGATAACCACAAACACGACTGTACACCTCGCATTCTTGGCGTTTTGTTTTAATTGGACTCATACTTGTTTTCCTCTTAAAAATTAATAAAATATGTTATTTTGATATAATGTACCACTTTACCATTAAAAGCTCACCACGGGGTGCTGGTGAAGCCAGTTTAACGCTTAAAACCGCTTCAGATAGGCTATTGCGTCGGGAAAATTCAAATTATTCTTCTTCATTATAAAATCAACTGCATTTGATCCATGTGCCATGCACCCAAAACAATGCCAAGTATTCTCTGGAAAAATAAAAAAGGAACCATCCTTCTCTTTGTGAAACGGACAAAGCATACGCTTACGTCCTTTACCTACATTAAAAACCTGACCGGCTATTAACTTCTCAACTGGAACATTTCTAGCTAACTCAATTTCATTTTTGCTATATTGCCCCTCCGTTTGTTTGTCTGTGTTAACAATACCATACTCCATATAAAGACGTTTATATTTATTTTTGATTTCCTTTAACTCTTTTCCTAATATAAAAAATTCTCCATGTTTCTTTTTTAATGCCAGCAACCTTTCTAATTTTGTTCTTAGAGGTGATATAACACCACGCAAATATCTTATCCGAGACTCCCTAATAAAATCATCACCCATTTCATCTTTAAATTCAAATATTCTTTTATCATTTTCAAATTGAATCACCCTATAATAATAATCTTTTTCCTCACCGCAATTAATCATTTCAAAATACAATTCATCTATCTTTCTCTTCGTCTTTTTTCTCTCTGACTTCATTTATTTTGTCTTTAGCATCTGTTAAATATAAAAGCTGTTCGTATTCTTCATATGGGTAAAATCTATTTTTCCAAAATCCAAGAGGCATTCGTCTAGTTAAACCATTCCTACGATTAGCTTCTAGGGATAACCACGAATAATCATGGTAAACAATAGATCTATCATCTTTGGGAATTGATAAATCCTTTTTTCCACCCCTACTAGTTTCTTTTTTTGCGCGTTGCCTCCAAATTAAAAAGGTAAAATCTGACTCTTGAGTGATGAAGCTCGAATCGCGAACCGAGTTAAGGTCCGGTTCATCCTGTGTATCCATTTTTTTGGTATGGGCGACAAGAAATATTGGAATATTTCTTTTTACTGCTATCTTTTTTAGTTCCCTAACTATTCCACCAACAAGAAACGAAACATTCTGATTGAAATCTTTTAATGGTAAAAGAAAATGTAAATGATCTATGTATATGCATGAAATATGATTTTCTTTTTGAGCTTTCTTAATCTGGGAATCTAACCAACTAAGAGACAAACTTGAATTATCTATTGGCATGAATATTGGCAAGTCAGAGGTGGTAAATTTACTGCCTTCGCCCTCATCTATTTCTCTAAACTTTTTTATCAGCTCCTGCCAACTCATCTCTAATGTAAACCAAAGTGCTGGAAAATTATTTTTACCCTGAAGATATGAAAGTGTCTGGCATAGCGAGGTTTTTCCTTGTTTTGTTATCCCAGAAATAATAATAAGCTCTCCTCCCTGGAAACCACCGTCAACTAAATCATCAATTGGCTGAAAAAAGGTTGGGATTTTTGCTTTATCACCTTGTTCGTCAAGCTTTTTAAGTAACTCCTGATAACAATATAATTTATTATCTACAAACGGTGCGCTTACATCAGCTAATTGTTTAGCACTTAAACCATCTGGAGGTGGTAAATCTTCAATCGACACATTATCATAATTTTTCGGCTCTGTCGCCATTAATAGCCTAGCCAGCTTCTTTTTTTCCTTTTCGTCTTCTGTGTCTGGGAAAATATCACTTGGAGTGATGTTCGGATCATTTTTAAGTTGTTTTAATGTTATTTTGGTCATTTATGTTTAATATTTTTTCATATCCAGAATATTCTTGTTCAAATTTACCTTTAAATTTATAAACAGTGGCTAAGTTATCAATAAATTCTGGATTTTCGTCTGGCCTCTTTTCACCATCGTATTTTGCCATCATTTCTCCTGCAAAAATAAAAAGGTCTGTGTAATAATCATCTTCCCAGAGATGGTCTCCCAAAAGCTTGCCCTCTCTAATATTTCTACGCAAAATTGTATTAAATTCTTTTTGGGTAGCAAATTTCTCATTGAATTCTTTGGTGCGATAATTAAAAAATAGCCCCACTATTCTTTCCTGGCGCTTGTTACTTTCCATTAACTTTTTTATGGCTCCAACATGAGAAAACTTTTTTTCTTCTTTTTTAGAAAGAGTTTTCGAGATTGAAGAATTGGTGTGTTGTGGAACCCCTTTTTTAGGGGGTCCACTAAATACATGTTTATTATTTGTATTATTATCTGGTATAGGTTGGGTATCTTCACCCGTTCCATTGGGTGATTCTGCCCGATCAATTGGTGGTGTTTGCACCCCTACATATATTGCAGAATACCACAATGTTCTATCATATTTAGATTTGTTATAATTGGCTGATTTTATGTATTTTTTATTTTTAAGATTTTTTAGAATACGCTTTATTTGGTCTTCTGTCCAAAACGGAAATAATTTACTAAAAGCTGTTTTTGAATTATATGTCCAATAACATCCACCATGTAAATGTTTATTATTAGCCTTATTTTTTTCACACCAGAATTCGATATTAGAGTACATTATAGCCTCTTCTACGCCTATATTTTTAGCAATTTCTGGGTCGAATTGCATTTTTATAACTGTTTTCATACTTTTTGTCAATTTAATTATTAATGATTCACTAATATTAGGGAAAACATATATATTTTAAAGCCAATAAAAAATCTGTAACTCTCCATTGGCGAAGGCCTTTCGGGTATCTGTGTAAAACCCGTGGCTTTGGCGAAGATGCCTATTTGCCCCTCCGCCAGTGGAAAACTACAGATTACACAGGTTTTTTAAAGGATTTACGCTATAATCAGTATATCAAAGTACACTGTATTTGTCAAGGGCATAAAATTTATGAAATATTAGCCCTTTTATTTTTTTTCTTCGTCCTGACTTGTATTCTTGAATTTATCTAAATTAACTTTTGGTGACTTATACACGTTCATCACTTGAGCCTTTAGGCTCCGTAAATTAGTGATAAACTGACGTGGCTCAACTGATAATTGGCCTTGCCAGTACTTTTGTATGGCCTCTTGAAGCTTTTGGTCATCTACAAAATTAAAATAACCCACCGGCATGGGTCTTTCACCCTCAATCTGAAAATCTAATCCACACATATAGAATTTAAGCGTGACTAGTGTTGAGGCGAGATATAGATCTCTAGTACAATAAACATTTTGTTCTTTATCTGACATATTTTTTTTATTTCTAATAATTAATTAATTTGATTTTCATATAATGCTATTATAGCATAAGTCCCCTGTACTTTTCAAGTGTGGATAATTACATTAATAGTTATCCACTTGACAAGTGCTGAATTTTTTGCTAGACTGATTATAGCTTTAAAAAATAAAAATTTATTACTATGCTCGAATTTACTTCTCGTATCAGGCGAAAAGAAGTCGAACCACGTATTTATACAATTGTGTTAATTGACAAGGGTGTGGCAAGAAAACTTTGGACCGGTCTGGCTTACACATTTGAGGATGCACTAGACGCAGCACGAGTTGATGCCTCTGACGCATTTCCAGCAGAAGGGGAGAGTGTCTTTTTCTGGAAACCACTCATGTTTGATATTATATCATTCCACGATTTAAAAAAGATGTTGATAGAAATGGGAGCACTAGAATTAACAGCTAGACAAGTCAAGAAGAAAACTACAAAAAAAAGAATAGTAAAAAAAAAGATAAAAAGCACAAAAAATGATTTGATAAAAGATATAATTGATAATAAAGATAAAAAATTATTAAATCTTAATAAGAGTATGCTCACGAGTGCTGAATTGAAATATGTTAAAGATAAATTAAAATGATAAAATATAAGAAAAAAGACATAATAGAATTTTTACAACACTCAAACTATATTGAACGAGAATATGGTGAACAAGCTTTTACTGATGCATTTAAGGCTTGGGAATATGGTGTTAGAAATATTAAAAAAGGAATCACTAATAAGTTTATTTTAGAGATTCATAGAATTCTATGCGAAAAAATTCATCCTGAGATCGCTGGTAAATTCAGGACCTGTGATGTTTTTATTGGTGGAGAACGAAAGATATTTGTTAGTAGTAAAATTCTGAGTGATATGGTTAAGGAATTATGTAAAAAAGCCAAGCCGGTTATGACAGAAAAAGAAATTAAAGATTGGCACATTGGGTATGAGGGTCTTCATCCCTTTGCCGATGGGAATGGAAGATCTGGTCGATTATTAATGAACTTACAAAGACTAATTTCTGGTTTACCGATTCTTATCGTTCATGAAGATTATGATCAGTATGAATATTACGGATGGTTTAATGATACTATCAAAAATCCATATAAAGAATGTAATTATTGCGATATATTTTATAGATAAGGGATACATAAAACAAAGGACTTACCATAGCTTCGGTGATTGGTTGTGCAGATACTGAACTGCTATTGTATCCCTTAAATAAAAATTCTTTTAATAAATAATAAGTTATATGAATAAGAAACTTAAAAGTGATATAAAAGCAATAATATTTGGTATATTTTTTATTATTTGGTTAATAAGCCTTATATACTCCGTAGCAAAAATTACTTATGCCCATGAAAATAAAATGAAAGCTACAGTATCCAAGAACGAATGTAATCAAAATATAGAATTATTATTAAAGTGTTGTAAATAAAAAAAACAAGATATTGTTTTTTGAATGCTGATGTGCCATTCAACCTGACGAGGGGTCATAACAACGAGGTTACGCCGTTGAGTTCTAGCTAGACAAAATACGGCCTCTGAAATGTAGTGTCCGGGTACTCTATCTCGTGAGTTAATTTCAATCTCGGAACATCAGCATTTAGTAAATAATTTATAAATAAAATATATGATAATAGCTTTTGATGTTGACGATACATTGATAATACCCAAAATAATATTTGATACAAATCAAGATATACCTAACTATGAAACCATAGCTGTTTATAGGTGGTTTCAGAAACAGGGGCATAGAATGATTATTTGGTCTGGTGGCGGTGTTGATTATGCAAAAATGTGGGCTATAAAACTTGGTTTAAACCCTAACGAAATTAGGATTAAACAAAAAAGTGATGATATAGATATAGCTTTTGATGATTGTATAGTTGATTTGGCTAAGGTGAATATTCAAGTAAAAAGATTAAAAAATAATATAAACCGAAAAGAGTGGAATAAACATTAACTAATAAATGAAAAATAGAAAAGACACAATTAAAAAAGACAAATTATTATTACAGTGTGATTGCCTGGGCGGCCATTTTATGCAATGGTTGAAATTTTGGGATGAGCAAGGTGATGAGGGTTGGGAACCAGAAATGTATGTTTGTTTTTTCGGGACAGATATTAGTCCGTTTTGGCGTAGAATAAAGATAGCTTGGACAATAATTAGATATGGGGAGTGGGAAAATGATGGTATCTTATTGAATCATGAATTACACAAACTTAAGGAGTGGTTAAAAGATAAATAATAATAATGAAACTAACTAAGGCAGAAAAAAGAGAGAAAAAGAAAAGACGTAAAATGAAAGTAAGTGGAAATAGCGTAAAACAATTATTAAAAATAATTAAAAAATAAGCATGGAAAATAAACAAAAAGAAGAGCTTTATAACATTTTAAAGGACCCAAACGATAAATTAATAGCTGTTGATTTAGATGGAACACTCTGTGAGGGTGTGTTTTGGGGTGATGGAGACCCAAGGCCATTAATACATCGTATTAAATATTTTAATAAACTATATAAAAGGGGTGCTCACATAATAATTTATACAGCTAGACAACCCAAGTGGTTACCAGAAACACAATCCTGGCTTGATAAACATGAAGTTATGTACCATGGAATAATGATGCAAAAGAAACCTGGGGCAGATTTATATATAGATGACTTAGCACTTAATATAAATGATTTAGATATAAAAGAATAATAAGGTTGATTATATAGATATGGTATGGTATGATGGGAGTATAATTATTAAATAAAAAATGATGCTTTCAAAAGAATTACAAATTGGAAAAGCAGGAGAACATCTTGTTTGTTATGATTTGATAAGACAGGGTTATAATGCTTTCTTGTCAGACCAGGGATTACCCTTTGATATAATTGCTGAACAAAAAGGTATTTTAAAAAAAATTCAGGTTAAAACAACACAAAAATTATTTAGTTGCGGTAAAATTAAAAATATTTATCGCTTTGGATTAAGGAGAGCTAAAAATAAACAAGGGAGATTAAAAGAAGTTGATTGTGATTATTATGCATTTGTTGCATTAGATATAAAAATTATTGCCTATATCCCGATGAAAAAAATGTATGGTCGTAATAATAAATTGAAATCTACGATGGATTTTAAAAGTAGAAATATAAAATATTTTGGTCGTACATATCCAAACGGAACGGTTAGAAATCCCGATTGGGGTAAATGTTTACAAGATTTTAATAAATTTAATTTTTAATATGCAAAAGAAAGGAAAAACGGTCGGCGTGAACAGTGGAAAAAAATATTCCATTATTTACGCCGACCCGTAATCCGCCTTGGAAATATAATAGTCGGGCAAATCATAAAACTAGGTTTAGGGGAGGGGCATGTGGTCATTATAATTTAATGACTATGGATGAAATAAAAGCATTACCAGTCCCAACATTAGCAGCCAATAATTGTGTTTTATTTCTATGGACAACATTCCCTTACCTTGAAGACCAGATAAAATTATTTAAACATTGGGGCTTTAAATATAAAACACTGGGGTTTAGTTGGATAAAGACCAACTCTAAGAGCGGTACTCCATTTTTTGGTGTAGGATATTATGCAAAAAGTAATTGTGAGGTTTGTTTGATGGGTATTAAAGGAAAAATGAAACCAGTATCGAATAAGGTTTCATCTGTTATAATTTCACCCAGAAGAGAGCATAGTAGAAAACCAGATGAAGTAAGAGAAAAAATTGTAGAATTATTTGGTAATTTACCACGTATAGAATTATTTGCCCGTGATAAAACTCCCGGATGGGATTATGTAGGTAACGATATTAATAATGAAGATATTAATATTTCGATAAAAAAATTAATAAAAGCATAAGTATGGAAAACAACAACTTTAAAAGAAAAACACCATTATTTTCAATTATAATTCCTTCGTGGTTTACACCGGGACAAAATGGGAGGTGGGGCGAAAACGAAACATTTTGGTTTGCGGCTAAATGCTTAGAACGTTTGTTCGAAGTAACTAAGGGTAATTTTGAATTAATAATCATTGATAATGGTAGTACATTATCAGACAAAGAAGTTCTTGGTAACCATTATTGCTATACTGTTAGTGAATATTTTTCATTAGCAGATATTCTTATTCGTAATCAAACCAACTTAGGGTTCGGACCAGCCTGTAATCAAGGGTTCTATTTAGCCAGGGGAGAATATATAATTTGTTTGAACAATGATTTATTACTTTGGAATAATTGGGTTGATGCACTCATAGAACCATTTAATAATAAAAAATTGGATCCACCGGCTGGAGTCGTTATGCCAGCACTAGTAAATAATCTTAGAGATGCTAATGAAGCTCTAAAATTAAGAACTGTTGATTTGAGCCAGAACTACGACGCACTTGGTCCTCATGCTGAATTTGGGAGTTTATGGTGTACCACTAAAGAAATAATGGAAGATGTTAAAATAAATGGATATGTCTTTGATGAAAGATTTACAAAAGCATTTAAAGAAGATCGTGATTTATGGAGAAGAATTAGATTATTAGGTAAAGAAACATATCGTACTCATAAAAATAGAGTGTATCATTTGGGTAATCTTAGCATAACAAAATTAGAAAATAGGAAACAATATACAATCCCTAACAGAATTTATTTTGAAAAATTATCAGAAAAAGAATGTGATGGGACAATATTATCAGAAAAGGAAAAAGATATATTAAGATTAGAAGCACAACAAGAATATGAACGTGATAAATAATTTAAAATAAATTTAATATATGACAAAAGTTAAAGAACCAATTTCATTAAATGAATTAGCAAAAGAACTTGGCTTGTCAAAATCTGCGCTAACATATTATACGTCAATGGGTTTACTTGAGCCGGTCATGCTGGTTAGTAAAATGCGTGTCTTTGAAAAGAAAGACGCCTTACGTATAATTAAAAAAATTCAAGAAGGTAAAAAAAGCGGTTTATCATTAAAAGAGATCAAATCATCTTTAAATGAAACAAATAACAAAAGAAAAAACTAAATATTTCGAATACTTATTTGCATTTGATTACAGTTTGGATATTCTTGAGTTTTGTAGACACCTCAAAAAGAAACATGGATTTCGTCATTTTGGTTATGTCCCAGAAAAAAAGGCTTGGGGATTCAATAACTCAACAATTATTGATGAAATTAAATCCAGGTATAGTGATGCAGCTATTTCATCAGACGCTACAAACGCATCTGAACAGGCGAAATTAGAACTAGCAGCTGATGAACTCTTAGTTAAAAACGTGAATCGTATTAAGCGTGCGAAGACTTCAAACATCCAAATCAAAGGACTTAAAAAAGAGCTTTACCCATATCAAAAAGTAGGGGTTGAGTTTTTTGTTAGTGCTAGAGGAAGAGCCGTCCTGGCTGACGAAATGGGCGTTGGTAAAAGTATACAAGCTATTGCATATACCATACATCAAGAATTTTCAAGAACATTAATTATAGCACCAGCGAGTGTAAAATATTCTTGGGAAGCAGAGATTAAAAAGTGGACTAATTTAAAAACCTGTGTAATAGATAGTAAAACAAACCTGGAACAAGCGCTATTAATTGATTATAATATTTATATAATCAATTATGATATATTAAAAAAATTCTATAATCAACTTAGATTTGCCAGATGGGATTGCCAGGTAGTAGATGAATGTTTTACTGATAAAACAGAAATTTTAACAGATGAAGGATTTAAACAATTTAATAAATTATCAAAAAAAGAAAAAATAGCCCAATGGGATAATGGAAATATTTCTTTTGTTAAACCATTAAGATATATAGAAAGAGATCATAGTGGTGAAATAGCAATGTTTAGAGTAAAAAATAATATTAATGTCCCTATGACATTAGGGCATAATCAAATTTTAATAAATAAATCTACAAGTAAAGTAATCAAAAAACCAATATCTAAATGTAGTTTTAATAGTGGTTGGTTACTTCCAATTTCTGGTTTATCTACGATAAAGAGTAAAAAATTATCCTCACTAGAAAGAATGTACATTGCGATACAGGCAGATGGATCAATCCACGGTGTTTTTAAAAATCATGTTACTATAGCATTTTCTTTCAAAAAGAAAAGAAAAATAATTAGAATAAAAAAATTAATAAAAGAAACCAACCTAGAATGGTCTGAAGTAAAACCTGGCCGTGGCGCATCTGTTAGATTGATGGTAAAAATGCCACTTGGGACAACAAAGGATATAAGAAACCATATTAAATATCCCATGGGTGCAGAAAAGGCCAGGGAAATTATAGAAGAAATGGTTAATTGGGACGGACACAGGACTTGCACTGGTAATCAATATTATTTTTCCTCTAAAGATAAGAATCAGGTTGATTTTTATGCTCAAGTTGCTATTTTAGCGGGGCATAGATGTTACCAAAGTATTCAAAAAGATAATAGAAAAGAAAATTATTCTGATATATATAGACTTTATATTTCGATTAATAAGAGAGTGGTAGGTACTCAGGGGTGTTTTGTTAAATCATCTTATTATAATGGAAAAGTTTACTGTGTGGAGGTTCCATCTGGGGCGATCATAGTAAGACATAATGGATATATTTTTATTAGTGGTAACTGTCATTATATTAAGAATCAAAAAGCGATTAGAAGTAAGATGGTAAAAGGTATAGGCGCTGTTATACCACATATATTATTATTATCAGGAACACCAATGCTGTCCAGGCCGGTTGAACTATATAATGGTTTAAACTTATTAGACCGAAGTAGGTGGAATAACTGGTATGATTTTTCTGTTCGTTATTGTAACGGTCATCAGGGAAGGTGGGGCTGGGACACCAAGGGCTCTTCAAATATACCTGAATTAAGACAAAAGATAGAAAGATATTTCTTGCGAAGAACCAAGGAAGAGGTTCTACCAGATTTACCAGAAAAACAATATATAGACCTGCCGATTGAACTTTCACCAGAAGAAAGAAAAAACTATAATTTTGTAGAAGAATCTTTTGTAGATTATTTAAGAGAAATCAAGTTAATGAAAGATAAAGATATTAAACGTAGTATGCAGGCTGAAACACTTGTTAAATTAAATGAGTTACGTCAAATCACTTCCAGGGGTAAAATAAAGCACGCAGAAGAAGTTATCCAAAATATAATTGACAGTGGACAAAAAGTAGTAGTATTTTCGGTATATAATGAACCATTAATACACCTTAAGGAAAAGTTCGGTGAAGATGCTGTCATGCTTATAGGGAATATGTCTGGACCTGAGCGACAAAAGATGATAAATAAATTTCAAGAAGATTCTAATGTTAAAGTATTTCTTGGTGGCACGAAAAGCGCCGGTGTGGGTATTACGCTAACTGCTGCTTCAAATGTTTTATTATGCGATTTTCCCTGGAATCCAAGTGACATGAGACAGGCGATTGATAGATGTCACCGGATAGGTCAAAAAAACTCAGTTTCTATTTATCAATTATATGCAAGAAATACAATAGATCAGTATATGAGAGAATTAATTGACGATAAACAAAAAATATTTAATGAATTAATTGAGGGAAAAATTGAAGAAACAAAACAAAAGGGGATTAATCTTGTAGCTAATGTAATACGAAAAATAGAGGAAAAATAAGGGTAAAAAGTTATCCACTTGACAAGTGTCAAATAATTTGCTAGACTGACTATATATGTTAACAACTTAATAAAATATTAATAAATTGGTAAATATTAATTAAACGAGACAAGCATCATATGTAACGATTAATTAATATAATATAAAATGGAATTAGACAAAAAGGGATTAAAGGAGAGTTTTCTTTCTACCTTAATGAGCACAAATCGTCCAGGTATCGAAAACCTGTGTGTATATCTGGATGAACAATGTGACTTCTTTAAGGCTCCAGCATCAACCATCTTCCACACCAACTACGAGGGAGGTCTCGCCCATCACAGTTGGTTAGTGTACCAACTCCTTAAGGAGAAGATAGAACACTACGGTCTAGACATAGAGTCTAACACAATTGCTATCGCTGGCTTATGCCACGATTTATGCAAGATAGATTTCTATATCCGGGCGAGAAAGTGGAAGAAAGAGAATGGAAAATGGGTCGAATATGAAACCTGGGAAGTCGATGACAAGTTCCCAGCTGGCCATGGTGAGAAATCTGTTTTCGTGTTAAATAAATTCATTCAACTGACAGACGAAGAGATTCTCGCAATTAGGTGGCATTTATCATTTTTCGACCCAGGTGCCCATTTTAATTATCCATCAGGATTTCCATTAAGAAAGGCTATGCGTGAACAGTCATTAGTAACGCTATTATTTACAGCCGACCTTGAATCATCAAGTCTTGTGGAATATAATGATAAATTATTAAAAAAGTATACAAGTAAAAGTTAATTAATATAATAAATATTTATTATGACAAAACAACCAAACATCTTTGATGATGAAAACAAGGTAATGAGCAAATTCTTTGACTTTAAGGAGGTGGGTGACCAAGTCCAAGGGACTTATATTCGTAGAGTAGAAGTAGACAATGATCGTTTTCGTGGTAATTGTTACAACTACGAAATTAAAACAGCAGAAGGAGAAATCTGGGTAGTTAATGGGGGGAAGGAAAAGAAGGGCGTACTTGATTCTAATATGAACTCTGTCACACCTGGTCAAATCGTAGGCTTTAAACTCGTAGAACTACGGGATACTGGCAAGGTTAATAAAGCCAAAATAATTGAGGTTTTCGCTAACGCTAAATTAATCGATGAAGACTGGCTACAAAAACAAGAGGAACTTAAGTCTGGAGAAGAAAGCGCTAAAGAGGAAGAGGTAAACGCGACAGAAGAAAATGCACCAGCAGAATCAGAGGAACCGGCACCAGCTGCTAAAGTTCCAACAGATAAAGTATCTGCCATTCATGAATTAGCCAAGCAAAAACTCGGTGTTATCAAAGCAGAAGAGGTAAAGGATAAAGTAATGGAAACTACTACCCTGGCCTTTCTACCAGCTAATTTAGATGAAATTATTGCTAAATTAGAAGAAATGCCTAATAAATAATCACAACTTAATATAATTAATTATGAAATGTAAAAAAATATGAAAAAAAATTCAGTCATGCAGGGAACGGTTAAGAAAATGCCATTAAAAATGGTTACACCAGACCCTGAACAACCAAGACAGTCTTTTGATGACACAGCACTCAAGCAATTATCAGACTCAATATCCGACAAGGGTATGATGCATCCAATTACAGTAGAACCCAAATTAAAGGGCAAGTATATGATTGTAGACGGTGAAAGACGCTTTCGTGCTGCAAAGCGCTTAGGTCTTACATCCGTACCAGTCAATGTACTTAGTAAAAGCCTGGACGAAGCAGAACGTAATATAATTAGGTTCCAAATCCAGGAGAACCACCAACAGTGGTCAGTATTCGAAAAAGCAGAAGCTATGTATGCGCTAAAAAATGCATTAGGTCTTAGTACCGCAGAATTAGCAAGGTCTCTTAGTATTATACCATCTACAGCACAGAACTATATGAATGCGTTATCTTTCCCAAAGAAAGAAAGACGTCTAGCTATTGAGATGAAAATTCCATTCGTATATATCATGGCATTATCTAACATGCAAAACATTATGCCAAAAGAGATTGAAAAGGACTACCCAGATTATCTAGTAAGAGTTCTTAAAAAGTATAAAGCAGGCTATATACGCAACGATAAAGAACTTCGTGTAATCAATCGGCTTATTAAAGCCGGAGCATATGATGTAATCCGTAAATTTTTCAAGAAATTAGACTATACCGCAATTCAAGCAGAGATGGATTCTGATTACGTAAAGGATCGTCATGTAGATAGTGTGATTAATCGCGCTAAATGCCTCTTACGTGACATACGTGTTCTTAAGAAAAACAAACTAAAGGTCAATAAAATTGGAACAGCAGTCTTCGATGAATTGGTCGAAGAGATATTGAGCGTATGAAAGTAATTTGCGACGAATTCACTGTCGAGGTATTCGACACAGATATCGAACGTAAGGTTAGGGAGATTATTCTTAATCTTTCATTCGATAAAAAACAAAAGGATAAACCAAGAGAAACAATCAAAAAACCAGTAGCAGCACCAAGAAATCATTGGTCTGAGGAAGATGAAGATATATTGGTCGAACTTTTCGAAGAGGGTTGGTCGGGTCTTCAAATAGCGGATCGTATGAAACGTACGTTCTCAGCTATTAGTAATCGTCTTTGGATTCTCCGTAGAGATGGAAGAATAAAATCTGGCCTTGGTATAACAAAGCAAGAGAAAAAGGAAAATTAAATTATGACTAATAGTAACAAAACAAAATCTAGTAAAAAAGGCTCATATATCGGTGTGGTGGGGGATTTACATTTTCGTCGATCCCTCGGCTACGCTGAGTTGATAGAGGATAATCGTATCTCTGAGAAAAAAGAGACGCTAGATTTAATTGTAGAATCATTTAAGGATTGTAATACTATAGTATTTCTTGGAGACCAACTCAATGGTCGTAATAATCTATCAGTTGTAATTAAAGAATTTGTACAATTTATTGAGCGTTTTAATGATAAAGAAGTATATATTATAGCTGGAAATCATGAGGTCTATGGAGACGGAAAAAGTGCTTTAGACTTCCTTAAAGAGATAAAGAACCCGAAAAGGCATATTATCACCAAAACGGTAGAAAAAGCGCGTATAGGGCCACTACAGGCTGTCCTATGTCCTTATTTTACTAAGTCTGAACTAGGCACTGATAGTAATAAAGAAGCTACAGAGATGGTAATGGGTAAACTAGACAAAGGTGATATTCTTTTTGTTCACCACACAATATCTGATACTTTTACAAATAGCGGAATTCAGACAAATATTTTTAACGAAGTCGTATTACCAAAGTCTGATTTATTTAAAAAATATAAGATAGTGTTTGGTGGCCATATACACAAGCCACAGAATATAGAGGATAAGTTGATAATAGCCGGTTCGGTCTTTACCAACGAGGTAGGAGAAAAAGATAAGTATGTCTGGAAATTAGATCCAAGTGATCTAAGTGTAGAAAGCATAAGACTACCGGTCAGGCCAATCATTAAAATGGAGAATCCTGAATTTTTGGGCGAAACCGTCCCGGCTAATGGTATTATCAAAATTATTTTAACAGACAAGAAAAAATATAGAGGTAAATTGGATGAATTAAAAGATAGTTTTAAAATTGCCTTAAAGGATGGTGCATTTATTATACTAGAACAATATCCCAATACAAGGAAGAAGGTTCATTTTGAAGAAGGAATGCTAGAATTTAATGTAGAAGATTTATTAGGAGTGTATGCTAAACAAAAAAAGGTTGATCATAAAAAATTACTTAGGGGATGGGAAATAATTAATAAATAATAAATAAATGTATTATAATAAACGAGGTGAAGAAATAGATATAATGGAATGGACAGAATTAACGGAAGATGAGGAATATAGAAAAATAAAACAAGAAAATGTTGGTAAATATTTTATTTCAACTGTTTGGATTGGTTTAAATCATAATTTTGGTGATGGTGAACCATTAATATTTGAAACTATGGTTTTTGGAGGTAAGGAAAGTGATTTAGATATGGATAGATATTCAACATTAAAAGAGGCGGAAAAAGGACATAAGAAAATTGTTAAAAAATGGTCTAAAAAATAAATAGATGAAAGACGAAATAACTATTGTTATACCGGAAAGTGCTTCTAACAATGTAGAATTAGATTTAGTTAATTTAACAGAGTATCTTGTTAAAAACGGACATGATGATGGCTCTGGCGGCGGTTATGGCCTGGGCGGTAAGTATGGATATGGAGTTGATTTTGAAAACGATACCTTTATGATGCATCCTCAATGTTGGTGTGAACAGGATAATTGTAAGTGGTGTAATCCTGATGAAAATGATAACTATGCTCCTAATTTTCATTATAAACCAAGCGATTTTAAAATAGAGTGGTACAAGTGGGTGGGAAGAAGTATGGAATATAATCGTAAACTTAAAAAGGGTGAGTGGGGAAAAATATATAAAGAAGTAATTAAATCAATAAAATAACTATATGAACAAATACTTAATAACAATTCTAAAAAAGATGTGCTCCGTTGTGGGTGCTGATTATAGTAAAATTGACTTTAAAGAAGCTCAATGGTTTTGGAAATACGAGTGGAGTCAAGGGCAAGAAGATAAATTTAAGGAGTGGATGATCAAGTATTTAACAGATAATAAAGAAGCTAGAAAATTCATGATGGAATATCCCAGAAAAACTAAAAAAGTTATAAAAAAATTAGTTGATGAATTTATTTGGAACTGGGGATGGAAAGTAAAAGAATAAAAGATGACTAGTGGAATACCAAAAAATGGATTACCAAATAAGGGGTGGTTTAAAAGGGGGCATAAACCCGTTGATAATACTGGTCGTTTTAAAAAGGGAAATCCGGGTTATTGGCTTGGTAAAAAACGTTCTATCGAAGACAGAAAAAAAATAGGTGCCGGTCACATTGGTGTATGTGCTGGAGATAAACACCCTAACTGGAAGGGGGGAATAACCAATTTTAGAGTACGTCTTTATGTTTCTTATAAATATACTAATTGGCGTAGAACTATTTTCAAACGAGATTGTTATACTTGCCAAGAATGTAATTAAGTTGGAGGAAAATTAGAAGCACACCACATTAAATGTTTTTCAGGTTTATTAAAAAGATATAATATTAATTCATATGATGAGGCATTGGAATGTGATGCATTGTGGGATATAAATAATGGTGAAACATTATGTAAGGATTGTCATAAAAAAACTCCAAACTATAAAAATAAAATAGTACTTCTTAGTAGACTTGGTAAATTTGAAAAAATATAAAACAATAATTAAATAACAAGCATGACAGTACTAGGCATAGATCCATCTTTAACAGCAACCGGCTGTGTTAAACTAAAAGATGGTAGCATATTAAGCAAACAATTAATCAAAACTAAACCATCTGGGAGTCTTCCAATAGAAGAGCTCGGCCGGTTACAATATATTCGTGACAGCATTGACACTACGGATGTTAAAATAGCAGCAGTGGAGGGATTGGCTATGATGAGTAGGAAATCTACATCGTTGGTTCAACTGTCTGGATTGAACTATTTTATTAGAGAATATTTACAACTCTCAGAAGTTCCATTTATCATAGTCCCTCCTACTGTCTTGAAGAAATTTATAACAGGAAAGGGTAATAGTCCAAAGGAATTAATGCTGTTAGAGGTTTATAAGAGATATGGGGTATCATTTGATGATAACAATACCTGTGACGCATATTGCTTGGCCAGGATATGCCATGCCATTAAATATCCAAAAGAAAAAATAACAAAAATACAACAAGATATAATTAAATTATTAAAAAAACAATTATGAAAATTCTAGATCAAGAGCAATTAGACTTTATTAAGCTAGTGTACATTCAAAAGCAGTACGATATGGTACAGACTGTTTTGGGTACAGAACAATCGACTGTCTTAGCTATGTCAGATTTTATTAATAGTGACACAAATGATTTTATGGAGGTTTTACAGCAATCCGTGGTTGCTCAAGTTGCCATAGATAATATCAAATCTGAAAAAAGTAGCACTGGAAAAATCGCTAAGAAGACTGCTAAAAAAAGAGTTAAAGTAACTATTAAAAATAAATAAATGGATGAAACAAAGACCATTAAGGTCATTACGCCCAGCCGATGCCCTCTATGTAATGGGGACATCCATGTTTGTGTTTCTCAAGTGCCCGCTTCATTAAATTGGGTATTGGACGCAAAGGTCATTGAACAAAATAAAAAAAATCTTAAAAAGAAATTAGATGAAATTAAATTTAAGAATAAAGGTGAAAAAGAACTAATTTTTGAGTGGTTGAAAAATGAGGCTACTATCATAGGACCGGAGGATGTCGAAAGTCTATTTCAACAAATATTAGCTGATCAAAATGCAAAAGAAGTACAAGATAAAAATAAGAGTTAGAGTTGGGCATCTTACTGTTTATTCTGACTCTGAAGTCTTACAACCCAGTAAATGTCGCCGGTGCGGCAAGGTTATTTACTGGGTGACTACTGTAGGAAATAAAAAAATGCCTATTTCCCGGTTGAGTGATGGTGACTTTGTAAGTCATTTCTCCAATTGCCCGCATGCTAATTACTTTAGAAAAAAACATGTCAAAAGCAATAGATATAACAGGACAAAAATTTGATAGACTAACCGCTATTAGGTTTGATTATATAGGGAGAGGCGGAAACCATTATTGGCTTTTTAAATGTGATTGCGGTAATTATACAATAGCCTCAAAAAGCTGTGTTAAATATGGCACAATAAAAAGTTGTGGGTGCTTGAATAGTGAACTTACAATAAAAAGGAACACAACACATGGTATGTCTAGTACTCGTTTTTATAGAATTTTTTATTTAATGAAGGGAAGATGTTATGATAAAAAAAATGATTCTTATAAATATTATGGTCAACAAGGAATTAGGGTTTGTGATAGGTGGTTAAAATTTGAAAATTTTAGAGATGATATGTACGAATCTTATCAGAAACACGCAAAGAAATATGGTGAAAAAGATACTTCTATAAATAGGGAAAGAAATACAGAAAATTATTGTTTTGAAAATTGTGAGTGGAACACACAAGAAAAACAACAAAACAATAGAAGAAATAATCATAAATTAACCTATAAAGGACAAACTTTAAATATATGTCAGTGGGCAAAAAAATTCAATATTAATAGGCAAACTTTGTCATATCGCATTGATCTTGGTTGGTCCATGGGAAGGGCCTTGAAAACTCCGACCAAACAACATAAATAACATAAGAAACGATGATAGTTTTAAAAGAAATAAAATTAATAAATTTTCTAAGTCACCAAAAAAGTCGAATCAACTTCCGCCTAAATCAGAAGCTTTTAATTGATGGAAAAAGTGGAAGTGGAAAAAGTACGGTTTTAGACGCTTTAGTATGGGTATTATATGGGAGGGGGAGGGCTGATAATCGTTCATTGATTAAACGTGGTGAAAAAACAGCTAAAGTTGATGTCATCCTAGCCGATGATGATAAATACTATAAGATTAAGCGTGTAATCACCTCGAAAGGCAAGCATTCGCTTAGCCTGAAAGAATCAAAAGACGGTAAAAAATATACATTAGTAAAGGTGACTGGCGTTAAAGAAACCCAGGATTATATAGAGAAGAAAATACTACACTCCTCTTACTTACTTTTTATAAATTCGATCGTCTACCCCCAAGACAACGCTGACACCTTTGTAAAACAAAATGCCTCTAAACGCAAAGAACTTTTAATGGAAATAATAAATGCTGACAGCTATGATGAGCACCTCAAAAAGACAAAAGAAATACTTAAGGATAATGAGACAAAACTAGTTATAGCAAATTCTGAAATAGGGCAAAGAACAAATATTATAGAAGAAAATGAGGAAGAAGCTAGTAAACTAAAACAATATAAAGAAAAAGAAGCAAAAATAAACGATAAATTAGAAAAAGCCGAAGAAAAGATAGATAAGAATATGGAAGCCAAACGGGCTAATGACAAGATAGTAATAACGGCAGAAGCTAAGAATGCTGAAATAATCAAAAACACCTCTGAAGTGGATATTAAACAAGAGTCCCTAGAAGAGTTAAATAAGGTCTATATAAAATTACAGACACAAAATGTCGATGAAATAGTCGAAAAGGTGGAGTTGTTGAAAAAAAAGCGGGTCTACCTCCTTAAAATCGAGGTAAAACGGGACGCTATAATCAAATGGAAAGATGAATATTCAAAAATTGTAGCAGAGCAACCAATCGGATATAATTATGATAATGATATAAGCGAATTGAACAGACGTATTATAAATATACAGACAGAGAAAATAGAAAATTGTCCTGTTATAAATAAAGCATGTCCACTACTTGAAAAGAAACAAGAGGATAGGGTAAGAGAATTTGAAAAAGATTTAGAAGACAAGACAACCAGAAAGAAGACGCAGGGAGAGGAGCTTGCTATCTTTAATAAACAAATTGAAGAATTAGGTAAAGCACCAGAGTTTGATGAGGGTGCCTTTACTCAACTTAGGGCAGAAATATCCACCCTAGAACCATACCAAGAAAAATATGAACAATCTAAGCAGGTAGAACAAGAACTTAAAATAATAGAAGAAAAGATAACTACCGCTAAACAAGATATAAAAAAAATAAAAGAAGATAAAATTACCCTTGAGAATGATTTTGAGAAATTACGAGAGAGTATTAGAACAAAAGAACTATTGGATGAACAGACAATCCTTATAACTGAACGCTCTAAATTAAGATCTGAACATGATGAAAATATAAAGAACACCGTTAGCGCCCAAGCAGCTGTTAACATTATTAAAAATTCTAAGGAGGAGCTTAAAAAAGCAAAAATTGTTGTTAAGAAACTTAGCGGTAATGTAGAGAATTTAACTCTACTTAAAGACGCGTTCGGGCCGAATGGTATTAAGGCAATAGTCATAGATTACACGATTCCAAGGTTAGAAGATAAGATTAATGATATACTCGGTAGGCTTAGTGATTTTAGGGTACGTCTAGACACCCAGAAACAGGCTATAAGCAATGAAAATACCATAGAGGGACTGTTTATCACGATTATTAATGATATGGGTGAGGAGTTAGACTATGAGTTATTCTCAGGGGGTGAAAAAATTAAAATATCTATAGCAATAAACGAAAGTTTAGCAGGAATTTCTAAGATAGATTTTAGAATATTGGATGAAGCAATTGTTTCTCTAGATAGTGAATCAACAGAACAATTTATAGAAACAATATTAATGATTCAGGATCAAATTTCTCAAATCATTTGTATTAGCCATATAAATGAGATAAAAGATATTTTTGAAGATAAAATGATGGTTAAAAAGATAAATGGTGATAGTGTTATAGTTAAATAAATGGAAATAATAAAAATTATATCAATCCACAAACGGAAACTTAAAGAAAAACCAGTAAAATCCGGAAATAAAAGGGTTATGGCTATTATAAAAGATTTTAATATTGTTCAAACAAGGCATATAGACGTTCCTGAATAAATTGTTTGTTGAAAGCTGGGTTTAATGTAGTTGTCTCGTAAGTGCTAAGGCCTAGGACAACTGGGATATATATTGAAGGTTAAATAGATATATAGTCAACCTCACCCAGCTTTTAGTAAATAATTAAATAAAACAATATGACATTAAAACAACAAATTTGGTTTATTTCTATGTCTATTGTATTACCATTCACCCTGGCCGGGCTACGTGGTATTTATAGTAGATATTTGGAATATAGAAAATAACAATTAAAATTATATATGGCAAATAAAAAATACAAGATTGAGTATGATAAATTTATTGATACCTATAAAAAAGGTATTGTAGATGGTGAAGAAGTGGGGGCACAAATAGTAAGACTAGCACAATACTATGCTGAGACTAATGTACAATTAACATTAGCAGAAAATTCATTATCTATTATTTATAGGGAAATAGCCGGTGAGGTTGATGAAAATACAGACAAACCAATAGCAGTTGGTAAAGCTACTATTAAAGTAGATGCTACGCCTGAAGCGGCGATTGTAAGAGAATGTAAGGCTGATCTAAAAAATATAGAACAATTTATCAACTCTCTAAAGAGTTTACAAAAGGGGATTCTAAATGAATATAGCCACATGAGCTAGTCCCCATTTAAAATAAAAGCATGCAAACGCATTATAAGTACTGCAAAAATCCTGATTGCGGTCAGTTGTTTCTTGAAACAACTAGTAGACAAATATACTGTTCTCGGAAATGTTTTAAGCGTCATTATAAAAAAACGCAGAAAGTCTCAGATTATCCATATTACGTTTGTGTTAACTGTGGCAAAAAAACAAAGCTCGACTTTCATCCGAAGTCGAGTTCTGTTAAATGGAGATTTTATACTTGTAAATTTTGTGGGTATCAAAGGAAGGAAGATTAGTTTTTTGGTCTAATAATCATACTACCAATAAGTCTGGCAAAATCTTCAGCTATTAATGATATTTGACTATTATTTAGCTCCTTAATATCTTCCAGTGGTTTTAGTGATGAACTCATTATATTTGTAATAGTCTGTTCTGTCATTTGTTGTTCTGATTTAATATTCCCCAGAAGACCTTTAATTTCTGTTCCATATCTACCAGCCAAGTCTACTACCTCCGAATCAGACAATTTTTTATCACTAGCTAATTCAAAGTACTTATCAGAAGGTACTTTTTTGATATATGTACGTATATCATCAAATGCATTATAGAATTTTTGTGGATTGTATTGTTTCCTACTTGGACTAGATATAATCTTTACATTAGGATATTTGGCTATCACATCCTCGATAGTCTTTTTTAATTCTTTGGGAAGTTTCTCATAACGTTTTGTACGTACATGTTTTTCTATATTAGAGATAGCTTTATCAACCGTTTTATCTATACCGGCCATTCTGTGCCAATTAGGATATTTATCTGCTTGATATTGCCAAAGTTTACCACCGCTCAATTTAGCTACTGGTGAATACCATGGTGTACCCTTGCCATAAAATTTATTCATCTTTTGGACAACCTCTGACCAAAAATGCTTTACTTTAGGATCTTTCGCTGTTTTACCAGAAGTAAGAAGTTCATTAGCAAAATCATTATATCTTTTATCAGTCACTTTTTTATGATCAGATATAACCGGCATAGGTGTGAAGCCTTCTATGTCTTTTCTTTCCAGCATCTTTGGTATGGTACCATTTTTTATATATGCGTCATATTCCTTTTTAGTAATTTCACCTTTATAGTGCTCAACTAAACTATCTAGTTTTTTTTGTTTAATTTTTAATGCCTCAGGTGTTTTATCTCTATATATATCTTCTTGGGTTATATTCTTGTATTTAGTCCTTTGTTTAATTTCAGATGTACGTCGTTGTTCTAACGTATTTAGAATACGCTCTACTTGCATATTTTCTACCTGTTTTTTGTTAGACTTAGAAAGCTTTTTATTAATTTGATTCACTTTTTTAAGCAGTATATCAGTATCTTTCTTTTTAACTGCCTGCTCTCCCATTATAATATCTAAAATACCAGGTTTTTCAACTATTTCTTTAGCTGGTTTTTTAGTAACAGTTTTAACGGCCTTAACAGCCTTAACAGCTTTTGGATATTTTAATGGCAATTCTTTTATTGGAACCATTTTACCATCTTCACCTATCTTATATCCCTTAGGTGGCTGGACAGGCTTTTTTGATACTACCTTAACAACATCTGGTATTTTCTTTTCCAATACTATCTTTTGGTCAATCTGTCCGACATCTTTAACTGGCACTATATCTTTGGTCAATTTCGTATTATTAACAACCATTTTCTGGTTGGGTGTCATACCTTCATAAAACATATTAGTCAGCATATAATACTCTTTTCCTTTTGGAGTAAGAGTATTTTTTTTGAGTCCAGAATCTAACCATTTCATAACCGTTTCTACTTTAACTGGGGTGGAACCATTCATAACACTCGCAGCTGTTTTTATATCTATCACCTCTCCAAGTTCACTGTTAATATTTTCTTGGAATCGTTCTGCTGTTTTAGCTGAACCCATTATTTTTTCTACTGCTCCGGTTAGTTTCGATATATATTGTGGTCCGGCATTACTAAACAAGTTATCATTAGTCGTGACACTTTCTATAGTTTTAGTGGCTGATTTCTGTGGAACTGGTGTAGTTTTATTATTTCTAGCTAGGGCTTCCCTAAATGCATCTTTGGTTAAATTAACGATGATATATGGTTCTTGGCTTTCTTTAGCTCTACTACTAATATTAAAACGTGCATTATCACCCTCACTATATGGTTGACCAATTCTTGGCTCAATTTCAACTTCTAAACTAGTAATTCCTTCACGTTTCATTGCATCTGATAATGAATTTTTATTTAAAGTTATATCAAATTCAGCACGATTAAATTTTTCGTATTGTTCATTCATTGTCCTAACATTATGATTAATACTTTTCATATTACCATTACCATCTATTCTCCACTCTCTTGGCCACCATGCCACAGGAAGATAACCACGTCCTTCTACATATACAAACGCTTGTACGTTTTTATCTGGATTTTTGTAAAATTGGTCCTCTCCCTTTTTAACCTTGGGACCAAGACGTTCATTAACACGTTTCATAACCCAACTCATTACAGGGTCAGAGCGTTCAAGTAAAAGGACTCTTGGGTTACCATTCGGACCCATTCTAACCTTACCTTCGTCAATTGCTTTATTAACGTCTTTTATGTTTTTAGCCATTTGAGAATTTTTTTCAGCAGCCTGGCCGGTTAATTGCATTCTACCCTCTGGAACGAGCCCACTTGTTTCTGGCATATTTTCATATGTCTTTACTTTTAACTCTACTAAATCTGGGTTTTTTTCTACATGCTCTACCATTCTTCTTGGAATACCCTGTTTGGCGAGTGAAATACCAGGTAAATCACCCTTTATTTTATTTCCTATACTAAAGAAATCAAGAACCTCTTCCTTTAGTCTTGCTTCCTTAGATAGGCTTTGTTTATATAAATGTTTTGCAGCTGTTACGGATTTGGCCCATTCTGCACCAGCTTGATCTATTGTAAGTTGACCTTCAATATATAAATCTGTAATTCTATCCTCTGTTCTTTTTAATCTATTACCTAGCGCCTTATCTACATTTTTTGATTCTGGCATTGTGACACCCTTATCCTTTAGTGGCGCGTATCTATTTAATTGATCTGTAGCAACACTAGTTGCTTCTTTCTCTAATAGGGCCTTAGATTGAGCATTCGTTTTTCTATATCTTGGATAACCCAAACCATGTAAACCTACCATAACAGCCGCATTCATAAGTGCGTCTTCTTCTTCAGCCCCCTCTATCATTGATAATGTATATACACCCATACCAAGACCAGCATAACCCTTCCAGGTTTGTCCTACGGTACCAACCATTGTACCCATTGTTATATCACTAAGAAATCTTTTTGTTCTACCTTCGAAATCATTTTGTTCTAATTTAGATAACTGTCCGTGTAAACCAAATAATCCAGCTGTTTCAAATACTCTGGCTACTTTTTGAGTTGGTACAGTAATTCCACGAGTACGAATTACACCCCTAGTATCATATAGTTTTTTACCCACCCTAGATGCCCTTACTAATCTTGTTAAACCAAGGGCTGAGGCAGCTCCCCTAACCAATCCACCCAATAGGACAAAGCTTCCAATTGTACCTGCTGTTTCACCAACAAATCGAGCTGTATTGACGGCCATTTGTTCACCCCTATCTTTATATTCATGTTCAGAGGGTGGTATCCATCTACCAGACAAGCCACTTGCTAAGGAATGTGCAAATTCTCCAGCCACACCTTTGGGGCCCTCTTTAAATGCATCTATTATATTGGACCATTTTAATTTTGGAGGTGCTTCCCATTCTTTCTTTTTAGACTGGGCAGTTGCTATAGATGTATCACCTTGTTTATTAACTGCTATACCATCAACATTTTTATCTTTCCAATTAACTAGTATCCCCTGTGCTTCACGTAGACCTATTTCCTTAGAATAATATAATCTTCTAGCCACAGCACCTACCTTTGTTTTCTTATCATGTTCTACATTAGAAAGAATTTGTCTATTAGCCACGGTATCGCTTCCACCAGCCCATAAAGGCATAATATGATCTACATCATAGAACCTACTGGATAAGCCACCACGCAAAAAAGCGTTCATCATAGAATCATATGAACCCCTTTCTGATTTAATAAGTTTCCCAGTTTGGGAACTATCAACTGTATATTGTCCAGCACCTAAATGTGATGGTAGAGATGCAAAACGAGCAGAAGTTGTGGGTGCTACTGCTCCGGTTTGCTGAAACCCTGGTTGTGCTGGTGCAAATTTATATCCCTTTGGAACACTACTAAACCTGTCTGTTGTAGGTAATAATGGAGCACCAGTTTTTGCACTAGCTTGTCCCGTACCAGCACTAAGACGACTCTGTATTACTGGTGACGGCTTTAACAGTGGATTTGTTTGAGTTTGTTGTGCCATAATATTAACCAGTTATACTATTCATGGCTTGGCCCCGTAACCAACTATCATAATCTACTAAAATGTCTGAGGCTAAATCATTATCATTCTTTTTTAAATCGTATATTTCTTTAAGAGGATGTTGTTCAATGTGACGAGAATAATTATCAAACAAGAAATCAAGCATATCATCACTTACTTTACCTTGGTTCTTTTTCTTAAATTTATCTTTTTCATCAACATCATATTCTGCTCCACGCGTACTCCAGCCAGTTAGGTCCTTAAGGGTTTCACGTACACCTTGTATATTATAATTATCGCCAACCATATAATCATCCATTCCTCTCACTAGATTATTAATCACTTTTGATGATAGTGCGATACCATCGGTCTCTGCTTCATCTTTTCCGCTAGATCCGATACTATTTAAAACTTCACTCATATCTCCCCAAAAACTTAAAAATGAACCCTTAGAAGCTTCTTTACTAGCAAGTTGGGCTACTGATGAACCATACCTTGATTTAACAGCGTCACTACTATAACCCTCATCTACAGCTTGACCCATAAGACCATAATAGTCTCCTAAATCATAAGCTCCTTCTTCTGGATTTATAGTAGAGAGTAAATCTGTATAGTATTTTATATCAGCACTACTTACTTTTGCATCCTCAACTCCTATATTAGCAGTTTCAGCATTTGTTTTATTAGCATCAGCTATTGTTTTAAGTAAATTAGCCTGTGCTTGAGATAGGGCAAGATTATCTACCATTCTATCATGTTGTAATTGTTCTTGTCCGGCGAGATTAGTATATAAATCTCCCAACATTCCTTTAAAATAATTATATTGCTCTGTCTTGATTGCCCCTTGTGTAGCTAATTCATCCTGATATTTAGTTATACCAATATTATATTGTTCTTGTGAGAATGATAAATCAGCATTATGTTGTTCAATTGATGTATTCACATAATCAACATAACGTTTTTCTTGTCGTCCCTTAAGCACGTATAGATAGTTCATATACTTATTCATTCTTTCGTTTACATGTGGATTAGCCATATCCATACCAGCCATTTTATCTTTAGCTCCAGTTATCATACCATCTAATTGACCAAGATATTCATCACGACCACGCACATAGTCGGCTAAATCAGTTTTAAGTGTTGCTCCTCGTCTTTTAAGGTTGTTAAGATTACTTAATTGTTGTTCTAGCCCGCTTTCTTTATATATTGTATTTTTAAGATCTGCTAATTGGCCAGAAAGTAATGCTCCATCTGGTAACCATTCTTCTGGTACACCTGGGAACATCTTTTTTAATTCTTCTTTATCTGACATTACCTGGAATGCAAAGGCAGACTGGCCTATGCCAGTATTTACAGCCTCATATAAGGTTTTCCACTTTTCTTGTTGTTCAGAGTCAAGTCCATCAAACCAAGTGTCATAATAGGATGAATAATCCATGGATGAGTCAGCATTTGAAGTTCCAACTGGAGCGGTATATCCTGCTGGTGCCTGTTGTGGGCCTATCATGTTTTGAGGTCCCATTTGGACGGTCGATGGTGCTACTGTTTTAGTTGTTCTTGTCTCTACTGGATCTAAACCTTGAATATGTGGAACGACATTACCAGTTGCATCTACTATAAATTTACCCCTATATGGATCTCTTGGATCTACTTTGGGTTGTGCTCCGGGTCCGACTGTTAGTGGCGTCGGTTGTGGTTGCTCAGATATTGAGGTTGGTGGAGGCGGTAACATTGTCATAAATGTAGGATCCTGTTTTCTTTTCTCTTCTAATTGACCCATTTGCTCCATAAGCATTTGTTGATCTTGCTGTTGACCCTGTTGCGCCATACCAGCATCACTATATGGCATTGGTGTTACATTTTGAGCTGACTGTTGACCTTCATTCGCGCCAAGAAAATCCCACATACCACCTTTACCGTCGTTTATAGCACGATTTCTATTGGTACGCCAAAGAGATTTCATTACAGAACGGGCTCTATCACGCTTTGTACTTCCTACTGGAGCATCAAGTGCTTCTTGCATTAACTTATTCAAGCGCTCATTTCCCATTATAGCGCCCACCGTTATTGCTTTAGACTTTGCTTGACCTTTGTCTACTATTGGTACGTTATTTAACATATTGTTGTTTTAGATACTTAAATGGATTAATATACTTACCGTATAAATCACGAATTCTATAATCTAGATGGCTTCCAGTTCCTCCGTGCATGCTATATGTTTGGCCGGTATTACCCATGAGTCCTCCAATTTGACCAGCTTGAACCTGTTGGCCTGGTTTTACAAATGATTGATGTAGGTGGCTATAACGATGCTTTGCACCCTGTGGATCTGTGACAACAACATAGTTGCCGAAACCAGAATCTCCCTGTTTTTTACCAGATACAACCTCACTAACTGTCCCGGCTGTTTTAAATGGGATTTGTGTTCCAATTTTATTAGCAACATCTATCCCTGGATGAAATTGTTCGTATTTAGTCGAACCTCCATATGGTACTGTAGTTGTACCAAGGTTTGAAAAATAATCAGCACCAGTTGCTTGTGATACATTTGGAAATTGTTGACCTACGTTTATAGATTTTTGAGGCTTTGCCTGTTGAGCTGGTTGCGGTTGCATTTTTGGTAATGATTTACCAAGATCATAAGCCGCTCCTACACCAGCTTTAAGAAGTTTATTAGCCTGATATGTTTGGTTTTCTTTAAGCATATTTTTATGATTTAGTAAATCCTTGAGCTGTTAAATCTTCTGGTGTAAAGTATCCATAGGGTGTTTGATAATTATCATTTATATCAATTGTTAAGCCTCCCTTTTTCCATATACCACCACCCGATATTTGCGTTGATGGTGTTGGTGTACTACTTTGTTGATTCATTGCACTACTTGTAGCAGCAGCAGCTTCCGCTGCTTGACCAAGTCCTGTATCAGCGACACCACTAGATTGTTGATTAGCTGGATTAATCGACCAGGCGCTAGAATCAGATGGGTCAGTTCCTGTTTGTTGATTAGCCTGAGCCGTAGCGGCTGCGGCTTGTCCCAATGCTGTATTTTCTGGATTAATTGACCAAGCGCTAGAATCAGATGGGTCAGTGCCTGTTTGTTGCTGTGTTGTTGGTGCTGAGTCAAATGCGCCAGCCTGTGTATATTCAGCATATCGTTTTTCTTCTTCATTCTTTTTTTGTTCTAAAAGCTGATCGAGTTGATATGTTTTCTTAGATTCACTTATACCATATTTATTAGCATATAAATTCTGATAAAGTGTACTCCTATAATTACCATTTTCATCAATCATTAAATCTCTATATGCTATAGCCTCTTGTTCACTTAAACCATATTTACTTACTAAATTTTGTACATCAAAGAAACTAAGCACATCTTGGCTTGGCGTTAATCCCCAAGCAACCCTCTCCTCTGCTGTTAGTGCTGCTATTTCTTCTGGGGTAGCATTAGCTAATAAGTGTTTTCGTCTAGCTTCTGTTTCTTGGCTGGCTTTACTCTCTCTAACGGTTTCGTCGCCTCTCCTTACGTCTTGTAAATATCTATCCTTAGCTTCTTGTAATAAACCACTATCACCAAGATTAGCCTGACCATAACCACTTGTTATTGAATTAATTTGATCCCACGCACTATATGCATTATCACTAAGCTGTATACCATATAATCGATTCATTTCTTGTCTAAATGTTTCCCACTCATGGTCTGCGATAGCTTTTTGTTGATCAGTTTGTGCTTCTAATTGTTTGGTAAGTACATCATGATAGGCTGATTTAATTTTTTCAGCCTCTTCTTGTGCCTCTGGAGATGTCCAATCAAATGGTTGTACAAGTGTTTGGAATACTTCACTTGGAAGTTGAAATATAGATAAGTCGAGTAATGATGTGTCTATATCACCAAGTTGTGGAGGTGGGGCTAGTTCCATATTACTACGTATTGCTTGTCCTTCTGCGGTAGCATGATACTCATTAGCTGTTTGAGTACTATGTATAACCTGCATATTGGCATATTCTGAATCGCCTCCCTTAACTAATTGTTTACGTTTTAAGTCTCTATAAATATCATTTGGACCATATCCACCATAAGCCAATGCATTAACATATAAACCTATTGTATTTGGATCATTAAGGGCTTCTTGTACTACATCTGGATCAATACCACTATCTGTCATCTCCTTGATTAAGCCTAGCCAGTGATCTACAACCTTAAATGAGGCTTGTTGCGCTTGAGCGTTATATTCTTGACCATATAGTCTACCAATATCTTCCTCAGAGACGTTATCTGGAGTATATGTACCGGCTTCATTTATGCCCTGTTCATTGCCAAGTAACTGAAAGTTGAATAAAGTAGAATCTTGATTTGTTAAAGCTGTTGTTGGTAGTGTCGTAATTAACCCACTATCCATTGCTTCTTGAGGTGACATACCATATTTAGCTATAAAACCAGTCTCGTCTAAAAATGGTCTCATTGATTGGCTGTTTTTGTCTACTAACCAAATCGTTGAGGCATCCCCCGGAGCAGCTCCATTAGGATCATCATTAAATTTAACAAGAGCCTCATTCCCTTGAAAGAAAAAATCATTAGTTTTACCTGAAATATCAGTCTGTGCTTTCGCATCTTCTTGTGCTTTTTTTCTTGACATCTCCAAATCTTTTCTCAACACAGAGTCATCAAGATGACTCATATACATATCTATTTCTTGTTGATTTGCATCCCGGCCAAGGTAAAGTTGATAAAGATGATTTACTGCATTTTTGCCTATAGTTTCACTTTCCGTTGGTTGTTGCATTGGTGTTTTTGGGGTTGGAGCCGGAACTGGAGTAGGGGCAGGGGTTGGAGTCGGAACTGGAGTAGGGGCAGGGGTTGGAGTCGGTTGTTTTGGGGCATATCCTCTCGGCTTTTGCCAATTAACACCTGTAGAAGTTAATAATTTATTTATTTCTGCTTGTGATTTCCAATTAAAACTAGGTTTAGTACTAATTGGTTTACCGTCTGGTATGTCAGTTAAATGACTAGAATCAATATCGACAAAAGCACCACCGCCTAAAACCTCCATACTTGTTATATGCCTTTTAGTCCCATTATCAATAAAATAGATTACATTATTAGAGTTATCTCTTACTAATATTCCATTTGGTAATTTGGTTGTTGCCATATATTTTAATTATTTTAAATTATCAATTAATTCTTTTAAAATTGCTTTTAACTCAAAGCTTCCAGCTACTTCTGCTTTAATTATTTGAGCCATATTACCATTGGTTTCAATAATAATTTGTCGCATTTTAGATTCTTTTTTTTCTTCTTGTTTTTTATCGTCCATAAAATTTATATTAAATTATAATGCTTGCCAAAAATCATAATATGAAATATCCATAGTTTTTGATGCACTTGTTCTTGTTTCTAGATAAGCAGTAAATAAATGGTCGGCATTAGAAGTCCCTGACGGTAGATTTGTAGTTATTGTTCCTTCGAGTACTCCATCGATATAAAATTTTGCACTTACACCAGGAACAAAATCTATTCTTAAACTATAATCTGTACCGGCAGAAATTGCTCCGAAATCAGAGGTTGTATAAGAAGAACCATCAGCGGTCAAACCATAAATATTCCCATTTTGAACCAAGAATGCTATTTTCATATCGTTTACAATTCCTCCTGCCTGCTCATTGCACTCTCCAGTACCAAAAAGTATTCTAGTATTAATAACCGCAGTAATTCTCATACCAATTTTAACACTTCTTTTTTTAGCCCAAGAAAAATCATTTTGATATAATGACCGTTTATATAAACAAACGTATTCGTATTGGTCAGCTCCAGTAATTAATTGAACAGAGTTTACACCCAACGAAAAGCTACCACCAGCACCGCCAATATCTTGTTCATATCCATCTATTGATTCAAATATCGTGAACCAATGAAAATCATTTCTTCTTAAACTGTTTGCTACAACATTACCACTAGAATCAACTGAAAACAATGGAGAGCTGGCATTTGGTATATTGATTGTCCCAGCAGTAATAGCCCCACCGATTAAAGATATATCAGTTCCATCATATTTAAAAACTTTAGTCGCGGAACTTCCAATTTCAAACTTTGGTTTTGAAGCGGAATAATCATAACCTAAAATGAAACCATTAGTTGCGTCCTGCCCAAAATCCGTCTTGCCGTAATTTATAATAACATCAGTGCTTGCCGCTACTGCGGTTAATCCTGTTGCTCCTACACTCCAATAATTAGTTGCTGTTCCAAATTTTCCGGAAGTAGCTTCTATATCTCCTTTAATTCTTAAACCATTTGTTGGGTCGTATTTTAAATATTTTGTAGCCTCTCCAATCGCTATGCCATATTTATCAGAACTATATCCTAAATATCCGTTTAAATTTCCTATTCTTAATTTAGTTGATAAATCAGTCCAAGGTTCGCCTGCGTGTGTAAATACTGATAAATAAGGTGCGTTGCTTTCGCTCGCGGTCATATACACTCCACCATCTCCTGATTGTTTATAATTAACAACTGTCGCTCCTTTTTTCCAAGCTGGATTAGCATCTGCGGAGTAGTCGCCAGCCTTATCCCTTGTAACATTATAAGGATTAATAGCAGCTGTGGGTGTCAGATAAACATAAAAATTCATATCTACCCCACTATTAGCTATCCAACCTGACGTTTTGGTATCATAACAATAATAATTTCCAGAATGAGTTGGAGATGATTGGTCGCCTACTGAAAAAACATAATCTTCGGGTGAACCATATTCAATGCTAATACAATAATTTGTTCCAGCAGTTAAAGTTATTCTGTTTGCTCCAGAAAAAGTAAATTCAGCGAGAGCTGGCGAATCTAATGAAAGGGTAGAAACATCAAGTGCGTCAGAAGTAGCCAGTGCAATACCAGTTGGTAAACTTGAAGTTCCATAAGTTCCAGAGTGTGCATAAATTTTAGCATAAGCGTTTCCTGTCGGAGATAAACTTTTATACATTAAAAATTTAGCACTTTCAAGAATGCCAGCAATGGCAATAAACGACTGACCCTGTGTTTTATTATTTTGGAGAGAAGCATCTTGACTTCCAAAATAATTATCAGCCACTATTGGGTCATTAGCAATAACTTCCATCCACTCATCATCTGTCCCGTCTTTAATTCTCAAAATATCACCTACCGCAAAAGTTGTTATTGCTTTTGTTGTTAAAGTGCTATCATCATCTGCCGTCATATCTTCATCTAAAACATCCCCGTCTAATACTGCGAAATTTCCGCCCATAACATTGACGACATCTTTTTGAAATACTGCTGTTCTTATCAACCCCCTACAAGCTATGTTGCCTACTTCCAATAAACTATCACTTAAATGGAAACCTGCCCCGAATACCCCGCTTACATAATTGTCAGATTGTATTCTTTTATTATCGCCATCTATAAATATTTTGTTTGTTGTGCCTACATCTATCCGTTTATTTGCTCCGTCAATTACTATTTCATCTGAAGTTCCGACTGTTATTTTTTTATTTCCACCATCAAGAATTATTTCATTACTTGCTGAATACATTGTAGTTGCTCCTAAAGTAAATCCACCAATTGTACCGCTTTGAAATTTAGCATAACCAGTATTTAAAATATACGCATTTGCATTATCATTATCTGTATTAAAATCAGCTACATCACATCCCCACCAACTATTACCATCAGTATCGACATGAAAAGAATTACCGGTAGTTTCATCCGGTATATCTAATTTACCGCCAATAATACCACCATCACCAACATAAAGTTGCATACATTCTATATATCCATTCAATCCGTCTATAAGAAATCCATGTTTTTTAGGATTATAATTCTGAGATTTTATCCAATTACGAATCCATAAATCACCCATTTGACCGGTTTGTATAGCACCTTCAGTTATCTGCCCCGGCGATTCGACACTACCTCCCGATACACCACCAACACCACCGCTATCACCAGCAACGGAACTAGAGCTCCTAGCGGTATCACCAAGCCCACCACTGACAACACCACCTTCAGAACGCTCCAAACTGTCATTATAAGGGTTGTCAATATTTCCATAATTGTAATCATTTATGTTGCTCATTCTTTGTCTGGTCTGGATTCTTCCTCCTCACTTGTTTCAGTATAAATTATCGCCACCCTGGCTATTTTACACAATGATTTAGAATAATCTCTAAATGATAATTTAAGATTACGACACCTGGGGGGGGTGTTTTTGTCATTATCAGTATTATGAACTTTCAAAATTGTACATCCTTTAATTGCGTCACCATTTAATTCATAATATTTTCCATTATCCAATGATATAAATGTTTTTATATTACTACCCCGCTCTGTCTCTATTATTATTTCAGTAGGATAACATATTTTTTCAAATTGTTTCGATAGTGTTATTTTACCAGTATCTATTCTAAATGGTATTTCTGTTTCATCTACAGTGTTATCATCTGTTGCCCCATTAAATAATTCAAATATTGGAAATTTTGTATTTGTACTTGTATATTCAAGTAAATCCGGATCAGATGATTCTAAATAGGTCGCAAATTGACTAGCCTTTATACCGGTATGGATAAACCAATTTTCTTGACGCATATTATATTCTAAACATACATCAGATAATGTTTTATCTTCTGAGCCATCATCTTTATATAATGAAACATTACCAATTGCAAAAAACACACTTAATCCTCTTCTACCAGCAGCAGCATCCTCTAACCCAGATTTAGTAGCACCCTCAATATATTTTTGTACTTTAGCTGACATTAATTTTGGACTCTCACCTGTTGTAGCATAAATTCCAGTATAGTGTACAAACCAAAGTGTTCCGAGTGCTTTTACCCAGCCAGTATCAGACACGCACCCTATTCCAAGATCATATGGCTTCAAATATGAATTATTCCAGGTAGAGATATTATTATTATTAGCCATTATCATTACATCACCAATATTCGTAAATATTTTTAATCTATCATTATCCCCACCGGCTAATTTAAAAGTATCATATTGCTTTACGGTTGTTCCGCTGGCCGGATTATCTGCCCAACGAAATACCTTTGCCCCCGTATATGTATCGGCTACCCAAAGTTCGTCTGAACTATTTAATGGATTTGTTGTTGCTGCAACAGTTATATCATTTTCTGTTTTTGCTGAAATTGTTAATGTTTCTATTTTTGTACCACCTCTATATACATCAAGACTGTCAGTACTTCTAATATATTTAGTGTCTGTAACACTTAATGTGGTTACGGCTGCGTCATGGTCACCATCAACTAATGATATTAGCCCAACCGGGACAGATGACATCATAATTCCATTTTTATAACGTGTAGAGCCAACAGTATAATCACCCAAGTACATTTTATCTTTAAAATAATTAATCTTATATGCCTTAGGGGAATTATAAAGATGTCCAGTTGTTGTGTCAGAGTCAACCACAACTTCACCGGCAGAATTAATATATCTATTATTATCGGTCCCATTAGTTATAAAGCAACAACTCTCTGCGATAACCGTATCTGTTTGAGCTGCTGTTAACCCAGTTCCTTTATCAGTTAACGCTTGCCATTCACTACTTGTATCAAGTTGATGTATTGCTACTGTATCGCTTAATTTAGACACACGGTACATTCCCTTATTTGAACTAGAATTATTAAAATAGAATATACCATAATTAGCCTGCCAGGATTTGACATCACCCAACCTTACCGTTCCTGCTCTTTTTTCAATACTACCAATCGTTTTAGATCTAGCATTTTCACAATGTTTTAGTTCCTGTTTTTTTCCAATATTATCAGCGACAAGAGTATTAACCCCATCAAAAAATCCTATCTCAAGGCGACGTATGTTCGATTTTTCTTTAGCCATATATTATGCGTTTGCTTTTGGATCTATACTCCATGAATCCAAATTACTATCTTGCTTTATTGAAGTAACCTTTAACCTTTTAATTCCTTCAAGAAAATTTTTATAGAATTGATCTGCGTTAGATCTACTTAATTTTGGTGCTGCTCGATACAACATAAAATCTATCAAACAATAGAAGTTATTATTTGGTAAATCAACATTATCATAATAACTTGTTAGGGTTGTTGTTTTTGTCCTATATCTTATACCATAAATTGTAACCTCTGTTGGTGTCGGTGAAAAACCTATATATCCACTTTTAAGATAGTATTTAGTTGTATTACTAGTTACGTCATCATAAACAGAAACATTTTTAACATCAATTTTACTAACCGGCATATCTATACCATTATTATAAATTGATATGAGTTGACTAAAATTAGCCGGTAAGGCGTATTCCTTTGTACCGTCCGAAGTTGTTATTTCTTCTTCATCGTCAATTGTATATGATGTATTTACTAAATTTAGTTCATTTTGAGCAATGCTATAAGCCTCATTAAGGTAAGTGAAAGCTTCAGCGTTTGTAATCAATTTCTTTTCCTTATTATTTAATAATGAGAAGAATGTATCTAATATCTTTTTAACGGAATTTTCACCAAATCCAGCATATGGAATTGCGTTTGATGCTTGTGTGGCCTTATTTGTAGTAGAATTATAAAACACAAACCACCCAAATCCCGTAGTATTAGTAGTATCATATCCCTTACTATGTGTACTATCAGCCTGTATATCAACATAAGCGGTTACCGGATCTGTTGCTGAAAATGTAGCAGTATCAGTATGAAAAAATCGTACTTGATTATATCTTATAATTGATACTTTTGTACTCTCACTGTGTGAAAACTTAGTATTTGCAGCAAGCGCGAGTGTATGTGTTGCTGCTGTCACGGTCGTAACTTTTACTATTTCTGTGGTTTCTGAGCCGAATTCACCTAATAATATATAATCATCATCTGCAAAACCCTCACTATTTGTGATGATAATAGAATCGATTCCTGAGCTATAATTCGTACTTAAATACGAATATTTTGCGTTTGTAGACAAAACCCTGTTGTCTGCGCGGAGTGTAATCATAAAATTTGCTATTATTACTTATATTATACCATAAGTACCCTTTATCTTTCTCCAAGAACGTCTAAAACGTTAATATTACCCATAATATTAAAATTATAGTACTCCATTAAAAGAGTTGAGGTACTTGAACTTGTAGAACTAGAGGTACTAGATGTTGTGCTGGAGCTAGTACTTGAGCTAGTAGAACTAGACGTAGAACTAGAAGTAGAGCTAGAGGTACTGGATGTTGTGCTGGAGCTAGTGCTTGAACTTGTGCTGGATGTTGTGCTAGAACTTGTGCTGGATGTTGTGCTAGAACTGGTTGAACTAGACGTAGAACTAGAAGTAGAGCTAGAGGTGCTAGATGTTGTGCTGGAGCTAGTGCTTGAACTTGTACTGGATGTTGTGCTAGAACTTGTGCTAGAACTTGTGCTGGAACTTGTACTAGATGTTGTACTAGAACTTGTGCTGGATGTTGTACTAGAACTTGTGCTGGAACTGGTTGAACTAATAGAACTAGAAGTAGAGCTAGAAGTAGAGCTAGAAGTAGAGCTAGAAGTACTAGAAATTGAACTAGAGGTAGAGCTAGAGGTACTAGAACTTGTTGAGCTTGTGGTGGAGCTAGAAGTACTAGAACTTGTAGAGCTAGAAGTAGAACTAGATGTAGAGCTAGAAGTACTAGAACTTGTAAAACTAATAGAACTAGATGTAGAGCTAGAAGTACTAGAACTTGTAGAGCTAGAGGTAGAGCTAGAGGTAGAGCTAGAGGTAGAGCTCAATGAGCTAGAGGTAGAGGAACTAGTACTAGAACTTGTAGAGCTAGAGGTAGAGCTAGAGGTAGAGCTAGAGGTAGAGCTAGAGGTAGAGCTAGAGGTAGAGCTAGAGGTAGAGCTAGAGGTAGAGCTAGAGGTAGAGCTAGAGGTAGAGTAGAGGTAGAGCTAGAGGTAGAGCTAGAGGTAGAGCTAGAGGTAGAGCTCAATGAGCTAGAGGTAGAGGAACTAGTACTAGAACTTGTAGAGCTAGAGGTAGAGCTAGAGGTAGAGGAACTAGTACTAGAACTTGTAGAACTAGAGGTAGAGCTAGAGGTAGAGCTAGAGGTAGAGCTAGAGGTAGAGCTAGAGGTGCTTGAGCTTGTTGAACTCGTTGTAGAGCTAGAGGTGCTTGAACTTGTAGAGCTAGAGGTAGAGGATATTGAACTTGATGTCGATGAACTTGTTGAGCTAGACGTACTAGAAGAAGTCGTTGTCGTGCCGCCCTCCGAATAAGTTACTTCAAGCTTAGGTCTTCTAATTGGATCTTCAGAAGTATCATCTGAAAAATAACAACCATTTTTATAACTAGTACTTGTGCCCGGTGCAGTATTACCAGCATCATAGGTTTGTTCCAGAACTCCAAACCAAGAGTTAGCATCTGGATTAATATTATCAAAAGAATCAAAATTAATTACATTATATTGACCAGTTGACCAAGAAGCAATATCTCCTAGATTGGTACCACCTGGAATAGCTTGAGAATCAAAATCAGTAGTGTCTAAGGATTCTATGAGCGAACCAGCTTTTTGAATTTCAACACCCGCGCCACTATTTGTAACACCATACAAATTAAGAGACGCTGAAATAATATTAACATCTGTTGCTAAATCGGTTGTATCAAAAGTAAAAAATGAACGCCAAATACTATACCGACCCTTACTGTCGGTTTCTGCACCTATTGCTTCCGCTTCACTAATATCATTACCATCAAAATAATCTGCATCACTATCATCTCTACAATTACTCCAACCAGTAGTATCAAGATTATAAACTACACCATCAGTTGTTTCTGAATAATAAGTATTTGTATCAATCAAAATTGGATATTGAGCTAAAATTAAATCATCCCTACCCTCTTTTGTCGGAATCTTGGTATAAAATAAATTTCCATCAATTTCTTCTAATGTATGTTCTATCGTTTTACATTTTTTATTATTACTATCTTTAAAATATGGATTATTAATCCAAAATTTTATTTCTTCTTTTTCGTCAACAAATACAAATCGACCTCTTTCATTTGGAATATACTTATTTCCTTCTTTTTCATTTGAACAATGTAATCCTTTTAGGTATATTTGTTCTACTATTTTAAAATTTTCAATTAAATTAGTTACTTTAACAAAGTTTGTTAAACTAACAGCACTTACCCTGCTAATAAGTTCAATACCAGAATCTAATTGGTGCTTAATTTCTGTTTTTGATTCTTTTTGTAGAAAACTGACCTCATCATTTGTAATATATTCTACACTATCTAATTTTATTTCCTTAATTGACCCCTCAAATTGATGTTCATAATCATATCGTAAACCAAAATATTTTTCTAACTTTAAGTCTCGTCTAAATCCAGCACTAACTTTATTTTTATCAGAAATCCAATTACCATTACCATCATCTAAAAATTCTAAATCTATATTTTCCCATTTACCATCTTTATCATAATGTACGGGTGCACAACCACAAACAAGTTTACTCACACCATTACCGAGGTCAAAGGTTTTGTTTCGTTCACTTCTGCTTGATATTATCTCAATCATTCGTTTATATAATGTTACTGTTAATTATGTTCCAATCAAATCTTTTACTAATATTTTCAATGAATAAATCTATAAATGTTTCTCTACTAGTGATGCCAACTTCATCTAATCCAATAATAACATCAGAAATATCTTTAATATCACCTTTTTTAAGCATCTTTTCAGTATCTAATCTATAAACATCTCTTGCTAAATTATAATCAATTTTAAATGACACTGGTAAAGCATAGTAATCCCAACCATTTAACTCACAATGAAAAAACCCACAAAATTTTTTTAATTTATTATCGATCTTAATAAGTAAATCATTGTTTTTATAAATAATATTATATTTTTGTAATTTTAATGTTCTAATAACATTAGCTATAAGGGCTTTTTCAACTATTTTTACTGGTAACACCCCCCTTGGAATATGCAAATCAATCTTTGCGGTATCTTTAAAGTAGCAAATTACTCCCGCCTCGGTGTGTTCGGGCACGGGAACCCTTATTACTTTAACGTTAGATGGTATCTTATCTATATATAAATACTTCTCTGGTTTATAATTACCAGTTAACATCAAGAACGTTGATTCTGGAAATCCACAAACAAATGTTGGTAAATTAAATTTAATATTATGGTCATCTGCGAATGACTTCGGTTCTATTTTATTATTTTTTATATATTGAATTTCCATCTTTTTTAAAAATTAAATAACTACTAAATAAAATTAATCCCATTCCAATCCCCTGAGTTAAATTAATAACTTGATTTAATATAAGAAATGATAATATCACGCCTAGAATAGGTTTTATATATGCTATAATTCCCACAGTAGATGGTATAAGTTTTTTCACACCATTATAAAACAACATAAATGCTATAAAAGTACAAACAATCCCCATATAAATAAGATTAGGGAGTGTGGTGGCATTAATTTGACTTAATGTTGTAGCGGGATTCTGTAAAAGCATTGTGCCAAAAAGTACAAATAAAAAAGTATAAAATAAAATTGTAAAAGGATTATATTTCTTAAATAAACTTTTTCCTATCATTGTATAAATAGCCCAACACATTGCTGCTATAAACATCAGGCCAACTCCCATAAAATTTATTCCCGCCAAGGCTAATTGAGGCAAAAAACCTATAATAAACAATGAACCAGTTAACCCAAGAATTAAACTTAAAATCTTTCTTTTGCTAAATGATTCTTTCCAAAAAATTGCTGAAAATACTACTATCCAAACAGGGAAAGTAAAATAAACGCTAATTGCTGTCGGTATATGATTTAACGTTTTTATTCCTTGCCAAAATGCCAAAAGATGAATTAATAAAACAAATCCTAATAATAATAAAATACCTATATCTTGTTTCTGAACCTTTAACCAACTCTTTTTAAATATTATTATAGTCAAAAACATCAAAACACTAGCAATTAAATATCTAACACTTAAAAGTGTTATTGGACTTGCCCCTCCACGATATACAAATGTTCCGGCTATTTCTATTGTAGCCCAACATATTTGAGAACCAATAACACTTAAGGCACCTATTAAAAATTTATTTTTCATAATTTTAGTTATTAACTAATTATTTTTATTATAATTCATCATTAATAGAACCCCAACCATCAATATCTAAAGAATCACCAAGAACATCAAAATCTTCATATATATGTGAAATTGTTGATGTAGAACTAGAGGTACTAGAACTTGTACTAGAAGTTGTTGAACTTGATGTACTAGAACTTGTAGAGCTAGAGGTAGAACTAGAAGTAGAACTAGAGGTACTAGAACTTGTACTGGAACTGGTAGAACTAGTAGTCGAACTAGAGGTCGAGCTAGAAGTACTAGAACTTGTACTTGAACTTGTTGAACTTGATGTACTAGAACTTGTAGAGCTAGAGGTAGAACTAGAAGTAGAACTAGAGGTACTAGAACTTGTAGAACTAGTGGTCGAACTAGAAGTAGAGCTAGAAGTACTAGATGTTGTACTGGAACTAGTAGAGCTAGTAGTTGAACTAGAGGTGCTAGAACTAGTAGAACTAGTAGTTGAACTAGAGGTACTGGAACTAGTAGAGCTAGTAGTTGAACTACTAGTACTTGAACTTGTTGAACTAGTTGTAGAAGAACTAGTACTAGAGCTAGTTGTTGTTTCAAACGAAACACCCCAAAGATCTGTTTCCAAAATCAAACCATCTCCGTCATATCCTACACCGGAATCATCATATAATATTCTATTATCATCGTATTGAAGCGCCATTTAATTAGTTTTTATATTCCATAAATCCTTGATACAAACTTATAGTATTTCCAACATCTGCACTCGCCCATTGAGCCGTAATTATTACGTTCATATCAGCGGTTGTATTTATATCTGCTACAGCAATACTTCTGACTTCATCTCCAGTTGTATTTGGGTCACCAATTACCATGTGAATGTGCATTGCTCTCGCCCCAGAGGCTCCGATTGTTCTTTGAGTAGCGTTAGCGTTAATGTGCCAAGGCGTGTTAGCCGCTAATGTTTTTGTATCTGGACTTAATGTTACTTTTGTAACTCCGCCGACTTTTATTCTTATCGTTACCTCATCAGTATCCGTTGAACCTGTATTCGCCACAACGCCATCTGCATGAAATTTAAACAAATTTCCCGCGTCCAAACTGTTTGCCCCCATTTCACCTGTCCATAAAGTCGTTTCAATAATTGTATTTGCTACAGTAACAGTTGAAACTGCAACATCAGAAGTTCTATCTATTGCTCTTTGTTTTCCATTATTTGTTATATAAAATTTATCTCCACTATATTCTATTGTCCCCGACTCTGGATTTGTCAAAAGTGTTCCGGCATCAAACTTTAAAGGTGCTGTTCCCGCCGATGCTGTTCCCGCTGCTAAATGTAATCTAGCTGTTTGCGCTTCAGTACCAATACCAACATTATCACTAGAATTAACTGTGATTGTTTTTACTGTAGCACCTACGTCTACTGCTATAATTTTATGTAGGGTCGAATGAGATGGGCTGTCTAGCGCATCTGCTGCCCCCGGCTGTTCTAATGCCATATGTTTATTATTAATTTATTAACTTATTTATTATGTATCTTCTTGATAAACTCTACCTGCCACCCAATTACTACCATCATAATAATCAGACACATTTAATGTCTTTGTACCGGTTAGTGTAAATTCAGTATCTGCGGCAGTTGTACTATCATTATCTAACGCTTCCCACGTTGTAGAATCAAAATTATATATTTGTAGATATACTGTTGATGCGCTTGGTGCTGTTGTGGATTTTCCCTTCCATATTAGTGTTGGTGCTTCTGTATTACTATCATGTTGATCTTTAAATAAAAATATTGCATTCTCACTTATAGCCGCCTGGGCTACATATACATCATTATCTGTTCTAACATTTATATAATCAGCACCACCGAATAAATTTTCTAGATCTGTTTCATCAGCTGGTAACGCAGCATAATTCCCCCTACTGTAATCTTCATCTGTTGGTAATGACGTAGATGAACTAGTAGAACTAGACGTAGAGGAACTAGTAGAACTAAGTGTATACGTAGTTGAACTAGAAGTAGAAGAACTTGTTGAACTAAATGTATGTGTAGTCGAGCTAGAAGTACTAGATGTAGTAGAACTAGAAGTAGAAGATGTTGTACTGGAGCTAGTAGAACTTGATGTACTGGAGCTAGTAGAACTTGATGTACTGGAGCTAGTAGAACTTGATGTACTAGAACTGGTAGAACTAGTTGTAGAGCTAGAGGTGCTAGATGTGGTAGAACTAGAGGTAGAGGATGTTGTACTAGAGCTAGTAGAACTTGAAGTAGAGCTAGAAGTAGAACTAGAGGTAGAGCTAGAGGTAGAGCTAGAAGTAGAACTAGAGGTAGAGCTAGAGGTAGAACTAGAAGTGCTAGAACTTGTAGAGCTAGAGGTAGAACTAGAAGTAGAACTAGAGGTGCTTGAACTTGTTGAACTCGTTGTAGAGCTACTAGTACTAGAGGTTGTAGAACTAGAGGTAGAGCTAGAGGTGCTTGAACTTGTTGAACTCGTTGTAGAGCTACTAGTACTAGAGGTTGTAGAACTAGAGGTAGAGCTAGAGGTGGAAGATGTAGTACTAGATGTTGTGCTTGAACTTGTAGAGCTAGAGGTAGAGGATGTTGTAGAGCTAGAGGTAGAGCTGGAGGTACTAGACGATGTTGTTGTAGGTGCTGCGTTATGATGAATTCTAACCTCTGCTATACTGGCATTACAATTTGTTCCAGACACTTTATCAAAATAAAATTTAACTTCTAGAGCTTGAATTTTAGCCCATGTCCATCCGCCAGATGGGACATTAAGTGTTCGCCAGGTACTATAAGACCATCCTAGACTTGTATGATTAATTGTACAAAGTAAATCTATTAATCCATCTGTATAAAATTTTGCTATTAATGAATCATCATTATTGCTAATAGCACCAGCAACTCTAACTTCAACATAACCTATATTAGACGCATCATCTATGGCGCTTGTTCCGCCACCTAATAAATAATTACTTGTATCATTTCCACCAGTTGTGGTGGTTGCAGCATCTACTGTATCACTATTAAAAGCAAGGGCATCATCAGACCAGGCGCCGCCTGTGTCTGTTGGCCCATTATCTGAGGCATCAAAATAGTAATCTACGTATTCTAATGTAGTAATAGATGAAGTAGAACTAGAGGTAGAGCTAGAGGTGCTTGAGCTTGTTGAACTCGTTGTAGAGCTAGAGGTGCTCGAACTTGTACTTGAGCTTGTGCTTGAAGAAGTAGAACTAGAAGTAGTTGTAGTCGTACCACCAACAGCGTGAGTTATTTTTATATATGGCTCATTACCATCCCAAATATCTACTCTCAATACATTCGCTCCGGTCGGAGTCACACCACTTATGTCTCCACTTAACCTAAAACCGACGATAGTATTTCCTGTCTTATTAATACAATCAAAATCAGTCAAGGAAAGTCCGACATCTATATCTGCTCCAGCAGTGGTAAAGTCTGTCAAATCACGACTACCAATAGATGTGCTTTCATAATCATTAAAATCCTCATCTACCATTGGGCTTTCAATATTGATATTATCTGTATGATTTAAAGCAACTAAATCATAACCATTAGTATTACCACCTGTCGCATAAAGTCTAAACCAACAAACCGCAGCAGAAACAATGTCCCCGTCTGGAATAACGGCGGTATTATAATAAATTTCTCCACGTCTTACGTAATAAGTCGCATACTTAGAATAATGTAGAGCATTACCCGAAAACCCAGCTCCCCTTGTGGCCGTTGTTGCATCTCTCGCTAGGGCTAAGGTCGCTTTATTGTCTGATTGATGACAAGAACTATTAGTACTATCATAATCAAAATCAGTAATAGTATCTGCTTTTACTGGATATTCTGCGTCTAACAAAAATTGTTTAGGTAATATTTTTACTTGCCATAAATTACTATTATATTTTTTCCAAAATATTTTTATTTTTTGTATACTGAGTTCGTCTTTATCATGAATATAAGCTGAGCGTATCCAAGATTTTTTATCACTTGCTTCTTCTATTTTAAATCCATTCTCACTTTCAAAATATTCATTTTTATTCCACTCTGTCAACGACACCTTATTTTTAATATTTAATTCTTTATCAGTATCAAATTTAAAAAGAACTGCTAACTGATGTTTCTCTGTTGGAGATTTACCTATTTTATCATAATTATCAATTATGATTTCTTTTTTAAACCCCTTACTTGAAAGTGTAATTTCAAAATGTATTCCATCACCAAAAGCATTTTCATATCTTATTGCATTACCAATTAACTTGCCTTTAACCGCAAATTGATTACGAAATACTTGCATATCAGAAAAGTCTTCTTTATTCACCCAAGCCAACATTTTTGGCTCATAATAAATTTTATGGTTAGAACCTCGGTAAACATTATCAAATCTTATCAATTGTTTAGCATTGAAATCTTTTTGAATAAAAAGTTTATAAGAAGCTTTGGTCATTTGCCAATAGCTTCCCATATCTTCCAATATTAAATTTACATCATTCCAACTATTATCAGTTCCTTTATAATGTAAATGTCCAGTACTAATTTTTGTATCACAAGTACCATCACCATTATCAAAAGTCTTACTATGATATTGTCTTTTGTTTAGTATTTCAATCATGTTTTACTATAAATTAAATCGATAAATGATAATCATGCTCATCTCTAAAGAATTTAACCTTTGGAGAACCAACCTTACCCATTTGGTACCCTTTCATTTGGGCGTAGGACATATCATATCCCAAATAATGACCAGTTACGATTACTAATTTCTTATGATAACTAATTATTTTATTCTTATAATCCACCATTTGCTCCTCAATAGTATCTGAAATCATGTCGTGTGTGTGTCCAGTAGCGAATACATCACACCTAAATGAACGTGATGCATCTATAGCGGCTTTCAATTTAGTGTGAGAAAATCTAGAACCAGTACTTCCATGAATAGCATAAACTGTATAATTCTGCTTTCCAACCTTAAACCAACTCCATCTAGCAGAAAATAGATATGGCACATCTAAAAATCCACAAATTATTTTAGTTACATTAATAGATGTAGCATTAGAGATCCTGTCTTCATGATTACCCTTAAGTAACCCAAGTAATAAACCAGCCTTTGCGACTGGTGCTAATAGACTTATAACTTCCTCCATTTGAGAATGTGGATTAAGTTTCTGTTGATAAACAGAGTCGCCTATAGAAGATGTCGTACCGCACTCCATCAAATCACCCATTCCAAGCACATATATACCCTTTTCTACACAATATTCTAGGTTAGCCTTAGCTTTATCCAATAATGTAGTAGGATAACCAAGGTGTAAATCTCCAAAAAACAATACTTCAGCATAATCTTTGCCTGGTCGGCACTTTAATGTGTGTTTATTAATAGATACTGGCCTACCTGGTCTTAAACTTTTAACAACCACCTCCATTTGGTCTAAACCAGTTTGTTCTCGTTGAAAAATGCTTTGTTTTTTCATTTTATTGTTATTTTAATAATAATTTTGTTTAAATATTATAAAAAAAGACAAATTAACGCGTAAACACGCACATAATTCGTCTTCATATACATTTCATTTATTAATATTATACCATAAGTACCCCTATTCTTTGCTAAAATTGCTTACTTTTGTCCCTTTAAACGTTTTCTTAGTAATTTTAATGATACCCCCCTTTCATATGGTAAATAAATCACTGGTAATCCATATAAAAAATCTTTTTTAAATTTAATCTTTCTATTATCACCTATAAAAATAACATCTGGATTATATCTTTTTATAGACTCTATTTTATCAAAATCATTTGACTGCATATCTACATCATCAACATATTTATTAGCCATAACTATTTTAAATCTCTGATAAAATGGGACTATTGGTAAATATCCATTCTTTTCTTCTATATATTCATCGGTAGAAACGCATACAACTAATCTACTACATAAACTATTAGCCATTCTGAGTGACATTAGATGACCATATCCAAAAAGGTCAAAGCTTCCATAGAGCATTCCTATTTTATACATGATTTTTATGATTATTAATTGGTATTGTTAGAGCTTCTTCCACCGACCAATTCCATCTATTTATACGTTCACGAAGTGTAGATTTGTTTATACCTGTTTTTTCTGCCCATTGTTTCATACTTAAAGCCTGTTTATTAAAAATAAGTATATGATTATTTCTTCTGTTATTAGCTTGTTTTTTATATGTAGACCATTCACAGTTTTCTAAATAATAATTTTTATCATTATTTATTCTATCTATAGTCGTTTGTTTTTCTCCATATTTATTTATATGTTTTAGATAGTTTTTATACATATCATCTCTAAAATTCTCAAATTTTAACCACCTATCACAAACAATAATTCCTCGTCCACCATAGTTTTTGTATGCTTCATGTTTTTTATTAAAGCATCTAGTCTTCATATTTCTCCAAACTCTATAAAAACGAGTTTTATACATTCCATGTTTTTTCCCATTAATATTATTACTTCTTATACATCCACAACTTTTAGTATTCCCATGTACCACATGTCCCTTACGAATTATTCTTTCTTTTCCACAATCACATTTAAAAAGCCAAAGATGATGACCATCGTTCCCAGTATTACTGAATCTAACTGCGGTTAATTTATTATATTTTTTTCCTGTAATATCTATGTTTTTATATTTATTCATATTTCCTTTGTTTAAATAATTTTTTACACACACTAGCTAGTTTCTTCTCGTCAATCTTGTGATTAACATACCGACCAAGCTCTTTTAATGGTTCATCTCCAATATAATCATCTGGATACATTACTGAAACATGTGGAATGTTATATTTATTAACCAAATAATATATATTACCAATTCTTGCCATGAAGTCTGCATAAATATTAACCAGTGGCTCTGTCGGTGCTCCACCATAGGCTCTATCAGCTCTTTTTGCACTATTTGCTGAGTCCCAAACATCTCGTAAACAAATAATAACTAAGTCAATTGGAAAATCTATTTTTATCCATGCCTCTAATGTTTTAGAAAGTCGTGGATCTTTAACAAAATCAATCCTGTCCGGCTGTAAATTTATTTCATCCCTTATTTCTTTCGCCCTACTGAGCATAAAATCCATTGATAGCCAACGATTCAATTTATAACAACGCGGTCCGATATGTCTGTTAAGTTTTGAGAATTCAGCATCCTCAAGTCCAGCTCTAGACGTACCATACCATCTTACCTTCTCACCAAACTTCCCACCACATTCCCTTAATATTCGTGCTAGAATTGATGTTCCACTCCTCCCACTTCCAGTTATAAAAATCATACTTGTAAAATCCCTAATCCAGCCATACCATAATTAAGGGATATTTTATTAAGGCCCTCAAACTCAGGTGAATTCCAAAGATCTTTAACTCCATGTTTCTCAATGTTAATATCATGAAAAATAATAAAACCACCTTTCTCAACTAAAGAAGCATATAGTTCATAATCCCTTTTTACACCCTCATAAGAATGGTCACCATCAATTAATAAAAAACTATATTTTTTATCATCTACAAACGATAGTGTCTCAATTTTACTAGAGTTGGCAACAACATTATTCCAATATGGTTTTAAGTCATCAGATAAAATATTTGTAAGTCGTGATTTTATATCAATAGACGTTAAAAGACCATGCTTATTTTCGTGCATGGCAGATAGTATAACGCGTGTGCTTTGCCCTTTCATGACACCAATCTCTAAGACATAATCAGGTCTCATTTCAAGCGTCATTTCATAAAGTAAAAGAGTATATGGTCGCATTGCTCTTCTCATTTTTTTCATCTCTAAAATTGTGTTGTTCATAGTTTTAAATTATTTTCTTTTAAATATTGTTTAATTGTTAGGTCGTGTGGACTGGAAAATATTTCACCGTATTCCTCCGGTGTATATCTATTAGCCTCTTTTTCTAAGTGCCATAATTTAGTATTAAGATAATTGTCCCAGTTTTCTGCTATCTTCCATTTCCAATGATCTAATCTCCATTGTCGTTTCTCCTGTGTTAGCATTGCAAGGTGAACATTAAGACGCATTACTCTTATCTTCTGTTTTTTTTCAATTGGATATATGTGACATAATCCCTTATATGGTGTAAATGTTTGTTGTAAATCTGGCTTAAAAATACGTAGGTGGGTGTGCATGCATTCTTGACGAACAGTAAACATATCACCAAAAACATCAACTGGTTTCATGATTACAGCCTTTTTATCGTCCTGACCGGCTAATTGTTTTAATATAACTTCTACATGATCTGAGAACAGTTCATCAGAATCCGGGGCCATTACAATATCTATCTTCTCACCTCCTTTAATCAACCCAAGAATATGTTGTAACATAACCTCTCTAATTTCACCTTGTATAGTGTTGAAACGCTTAAAAAGCCCCCTTACTCGCGTTTCATGGGCATCTTTAGTCCATTTACCGCCTAAACTGTTTCGTACGTTAGAGTCAAATATTTCAACTCTTTTACTGTATTGTTTTTTATAGTTTTCAACTATCCTTCTTGTTTTTCTGTCCTCATTATCCAACATTATAATTATCCTATCTGTCCACTTTAATAATGCTGGAATTGTATGATGTAGAATATCACCACACCTCGAAACCATCATTGCTCCAACTATATTTTTTTTCTCTAAAAAGTTTCTCATAAATTAAAAATCTTAGTCATTCTATCCTCATCACTTAGCCCCCTCTCATAAGGTAAAGATGGATTAGATAAAACTTTTTTTGGGTCTTCATTCGAAAATAGAACCCATCCAAAATCAATTAGATATATTTTATTTGATAATTCCATTATATTAGCGTGTTTAATGTCTCTGTGTTCTATACCATTTTCTTCTAATTCTTTTAAAATTTCCCTTGCATCATCCTTATATAGTGAGTGATCTATCCTTCTGTGTCTTCCAACATAATCCATTATTAAATAATTATCACCTACTTCTAATATATTTGGATAATGATCATATTCTTTAAGCATTTTATATGCCCTTAATTCCCGGTCCTTAACCCAGTTATATTTAGGACGATATATTTTTTTAATATACTTTCTGTTTATTCTTTCTACTATAGATGTTGTCGCTCGTTTAGTACCATCAATAATCAACCATGGACGAACACAAACAAAAACTCTTCTACCACCAAGCCAACCACTGTTAGAGCCATAATCAGCTATGATATCAAAAATGGTGCATTCTTCTACCCAATGCTTAATATCTTCTTGTGTAGCTCCAACTATTCTGGCCATACCATCGTTAGCCGCACTTTCAAAAATCAACATATCACATTTTTTAGACACCTCAAAGAGTAAGTCTTTCGCGTATTTCATACCATGCTGTTTTACTATCCACATCCATTGGGATAACCACACAATAACATCTACCTTCTCTAGGGATTTAACCCACTCTATGGTTATTTCTCCATTAATAAATTCTACATTATCTAATTTAAGGTGCTTGGCAGCCGCCCTGGCTACATCTATACTCTGATTATCATAATCGATACCAATAACCTTAGTAGCCTTACGCTGTGCTAATCCAAGAGAAATTCCACCAACACTACAACCTATATCAAGGATCGTTTTATTTTTTGGCTTAATAATTCTTGCAATTTGTTTCATTCGTGCCAACGTATTACCTCTATGACGTTGATGGTGATCTAGGCCAGGAAACGGTAAATCATGATATAGTTTACCATCAGCAGTAGAGCTACCCGCAAAACTACGTCCTTTTATATTTTGTACTTCTTTTTCTAAACTCATTTATTTCTACTGTAAAATATCCACGTAGGGATATGTTTTATATATATTTTATCTTCGCCCTCACCTTTAGCTATTTTTTCTAAAAGTTCAATATCAAATTTATATCGCCGCTCCGGCCTGGCATTAAAATAACCATATTTATCAAAAAGTTCTTTTTTATATAAGAACCCTCCTAAATCACATTTTTGATGTTCTATCTTACATGTCTGAATTTTCTTATAATTTGGGTCTTTTGTACTCCTTATTTCAAAATCGGTTCCTAGTAAGGTGGCACTAGGAACTTTTTTATGCATGTCGACTAGTGTTTCTAAATGATTTGGATACCAAATATTATCTTCGTCATGCAAAATTATCCAATGCTCATCCCAATTTTGCCTTCTACTCTGATGATGATAAACGAAAGAAGCCATTATCCCTATATTCCTAGCATAACAACCCGACCAATATGTTCTAATACCTAGGTCTATCCAGTGGCGTTTTTTACCATCACAATACTTCTTAAATTCTTTTCTAACCCCTGGGTTATTATCATTTATTAATATATGTTCCCACTCTGTAAATGTTTGAGCATCAACAGATTTGATTAACTTCTTTAGATTTTTAACCTGCCAACAAGCAGATATTATTGTTATTTTCATGTTTTTTTAACTAAGCCCATTCCGTCTCCCCAATCTAAGTTTACTTTGGGATAATTAATCTCAGTCCAAAATTGCCTTACACCTTCCCAGTGAACAGTATCATGCATAAATATATATCCACCAGTTTTAACAAATTTTTCATAGTTATAAAAATCAGCTTTAGCCATATCATAACTATGATTGCCATCAACTATTAATATATCTATTTGTTTATTCCAGGTTTTATGAAAATCGATAGAATTAACACAATGAAAGACCCATCTATTCTTGTATTGCTCAGGCACCCTAGCACGATTACTACAATCTTTTATATCACAACTATGTAAAATACCTTTATTGTTTTGGTCTAAACCGGCCAAAAGTGTTCTTGTTGCAAACCCATTGCGCGTTCCAATTTCTAAAATTAATTCTGGTTTAGTATTTACTACAATTTCATACATTATAAGAGCCCATGGAGTTGTTTCTTTATATATTTTTTTATTTTCTACTATTAGTGGATGGATCATTTTATTATTATTTATTTATAAACTTTTTCACCAGGTAATGGTATATTAGTTAATTTATGGACCTTAGGGTATGGTTTTTTTTCTATAGCTTGATTCATTCGCGTTAGATGACCAAATCCCCATTTACGTGGAACAACTTTATAATTTCTATCTGGTGCATAACCCATTTTATGACTACACCATAAATTTTTTGCCCAACTTCCATCCATTTTTAAATTTGTACGAACTTTATGTAAAAAACTCACATCATCCCATACTTTTTTAGGATTTAACATTCCCATCTTTTTAAAATCAGATGACAATTGTATTCTAAAATAAGCCGACAGGGCTTTTCTCGCTGGTGCTAAATCTTCATTACCAAGAGACCAGTTCATGTTTGGTATCCTCTCAATCCTTGTACCTATTCCAGCTTGTTCGGGATATTTTTCCATAAGATCTTGAAGCTGTATTATAACATCTGGAGTAATCTTTGGTATTCTTAAATCATCCTGAGCCATCACAAAATATTCGCTTGTAACATGTCTAAATCCAATATTATATGCAGCTGAAATAGTATTTTCTGTCCTATTAATAAGAACATCAACTTTTCCTTCTTTACACTTCCGCTCAAGCATTTCTATAGTACCATCAACACTTTCGTCATCAACAACAATTAGTCTTATTTTATCTGGATATTCAACTCTATCATAAATATAATCTATTGTTTTTTCTGTATTATCCTTTCTATTCGCTGATAACATTATAATATCAATTTTTTTATGAGGATATCTATTTTTTGGATGAACTCTATATTTTTCTTCTATCATCGTTTTCTACTGACACAAATAATTGATGGTTTATTAACCCCAGGAACATTTTCCAATCTTATTATTCTATGTCTTAGAATATCGTTAATAATTATCTCTAACATTTTTTTATTCAAGGATACTTTATGAGACCCATCTAATATTGTACGTGGATGTAATTCTCCATCTGGGACAATAAATGCCATAAGCCCTCCCGGCTTCAACACTCTAAACCATTCACCTAAAACGGCTTTAACATCAGAAAAATGTTCGAGGCAATGAGAGCTCACCAAGCCGTCTACCTCATCGTCATTATAAAACCATAAATCATCACCAATGTGAACAATATCAACATTATCATACGGCCTAATATCAATACCGATATTTTCTTCTTTTATTTTCCTCTTACCACAACCTATATCAAGAACAATGTCACCCTTACAATATTGTTTTAATTCTTCATGCTCCCTTTTTCTAATTGAACCAAATGTTTTTCCGTTTGACTGTTCTTCATCTTTAGGAATAAAGCCACCCATCATTCCCCAATATTTAAGTCGTTTTTTATGTTCTGCTGTATCAGCCGGATGGGTTAATTTAATTGGTGTATTTGTTTTTGGATCAATATCTGAATATGGTTTATGGTCTGCTTGATCAATCCTTTCTGGCGAATAAGTATAATAATCTACAAAACCCTTGTCATAACCTTTATTATGTTGATAATAACCAACATGATCTGCGTAGAGATGTGTCGCCATCGCATATTTCTTTTTAAGTTGCCATAAATTTTGTACACAGGATCTGCTCTCCCAATGGTTCATACGACCAAATGGTCTGTCAAATTTATCAAGATCATCTTTCCTCATCATCCTGAACACTGATGGCATACTTTTTAAGGTATCAACTAATTCACTATTTTCATCCCAATCAAGACGGCTTGTGCGTTGTATCCGCATACAGATTGCTCCATATTCTGGTTCATACTTCTTGTAGAGGTGTAGTAGCCGCTCAAGCCAACATGGGGAAAGGTCTGGTGGGAATAAATCATCTTGTGTAGTAACAATATATTCACTTTTAGCGATCTTAAAACCCTCGTTTAAGGCCTTGCATTGCCCCACATTCTTAGGAAGATAGATTACTTCATCTACATAACCGACTGTTTTAGCACGCTTTAATATGCCCCTTGTATTATCAGTAGAAGCATTATCAATTACTATCAACCTATGTGGATATCGCGTCCGTTCATAAATACTTTTAATAGTTTTTTCCAAGAAATTAGCGCGTTGATAAGTCACAAGAAGAATATCTATCTTCTCAAAACTATTTTTATGTAGTTTTTTTTCCATATTATTTTTTAATATTAACGTCTTCGTCGTGGTCCTTATTAAGGTGAAAACCCATTTTAAGCCAAACAATATAACAATACGTAGCTATCTTAAGTAAATCTTTCTCACGTTTAAAGTTAATAAATCTTCCAATATATTTAGCCATTGTTCCAAGCACCCAGTCAACCCCAGTCTCACCTGGCACAATCTCACATACCCAATCAGTCACCTCTTTATCCTCTTGATTCTTTAAATGATATTTCGCTCCTCCGTGATTGAATTGGTTCTCTAGGAGTTTCGCAAACTTTTCCCAATTCTCTTGTTTCGTTTTTACATTTGTGTTGTAGATTTTCATATAATATTGGTTCTAAAAAATTATAATATATTGAATAAGAATTATATTTTTTCCATACATGACGAAACTGCAAATCAGACTTATTACTCTTTAACTCACCAACTATTTTCTTTGCTAGACGATTTAATTCTTCATTATCTCGTCCGCTATAATGCAAACTTCTAGAAGATGTAAACGGATATGATAAAATAGCATCTTCATTAACAGCGTCATATAAACATGGTAAATCAGAATTTAATACTAATAATTGTTTTGTTATACTAGCTTCAAGCAAAATATTAGAAGAAACTTCTGCCACAGTGGCTAATATCATTAAATTAGATATTTGCATTAATTCTGCACAGACCTGGTTGGGAACCTCTGACTCTATATGATATTCTTCATCAGCCAGTAAACTAGTAATAATAAATTCATTATTATTTAATCCCATCTTTTCTGCCATTTCTTGTTTTCTCTTTAAATCATCAACCCTTTTCCTTCCATTAGCATTTGCTATTATAAGAGCTACTTTATTACCAAGCCTCTTCAATTCTACAAATATTTTAATAACAGAATCTATTCCCTTCGCATCAAACCTAGTAGAGCAAATGGGATATGTTTGAATGATGTCACGATCCCAAAGATGAAATTTATTAACAATCATTTTTGTGACTGGATGCCAATCGAACATGAACGCAGGATCTTTTTCATTTTGGACAGTTCTAATCTGATCTGGTTCAACTTTAATTGCCTTACCAAATTTCCCAGCATCAGTATAGTTAAGATATACAAACCTAGCATTTGGCATTGAAAAGTCCATATTATGTCCTACACCAGACCTGGCAAAATTTAGCCATGGGATATCTACTCCACACTCTCGAATTGCCTCTGAAAAAGTGACCGTATCTTGTAAAAAAAAGTCATGAGTGATTGCAATATCGTAATTACCAGTTAATTCTTCTCTAAACAAATTTATTAATTTTCTCTTAACCTCCTTATTAACTACCATTTTTTCTCTCTTAAATTTAGGTATAACTCTCTCTACGTTACAACCAAGATCTTCTTTTGTCAGTTTAGAATTTTCTTGTAAAAATACTGTCACATCATGACCATATTTTAATAATATTTTAATTTGGTTTCTCACTGCCCTGGCTGGGCTATAACTCTGCGGCATTGAGTTGAAGTGACTTACAATAACTATTTTTAGCGGTTCTTTTTTACCGATTATCTTTGGTGGCTTGATTATATCAACTGGCTTTTCGGCTTTAATTCCCATGCTTCTAACACAAGAATCGAGTGATGGAACGATATCGTCCTGGCCAAATTTTTGCCTAAAAACATAATGTTTTAAATTGTTTTCTTCCCTGGACTCATCTTTAGTTGTTAGTGTAATGAAATAAGAGTCTAGATCTTTAGCTTTTTTAATTGTCTCATCTAAGTTATTCATATCATTGTTGTTACAAAATAAAACTTCTCAAAAAAACACGTAGGGTAATCGTGAAAAAACCTTTGTGCAATTAAGAGAAGTTTAATTTTATACACGATTAATTAAATAAATTTTCTATATTCTATTTATACTTTTTACCAGTCAAAACATAACCAGCTTTTTCTACTATTTGCTTTTTACCGATTAACCATCCAATAATAGATGTAACAACTGGCATTATAACTGTAATATTTTTGTCAAAACCAATGAGAACAAAAATACCAATTAAACCAATAGCACCTAATAGCGCCATTAATAATTCGAATTTTGTCATACTGTTATTTAGTATTAATAATATTATAATTATCTAATAAATTCTCGTTTTTGTCAATCCTACCAACCTTTATGGCCTCTGGTTTGGTCATCTCTAACCACAGAGAATTAACCTTCCCACAAAAAATCGAATCGAAGGACCAGAATCCATAGGCAAGACCCTTTATTTCTCTATTATTTGGTAGCCTACCGATTTTACCATATAACCAAACATTAAATGCAAAGGAACGCTCACGTAAGAAACTAGTCCATGTTCTCTTTTGTCCATAGTAATTATCTACTGCTAACTCTTTCTTTAAATCCAAACTGCACCAAAGGTCCCAGACAACCTTATTAAATATTTTATATGGAATTTTAAAATATCCTTTATCACCCCAACCAATTCCCCAGCTATTTTTACACAATACATCTTCTTTAAAATCATCAAAACCTTTAATTTCTATAGCATGACCACCCGCACTATTCCCCCAATCATCTAATGGCAACCTACCCTCAGCACCTGGCCGATTAAAGACGGAATACCAATTCATAGACATAACAATACTATTCTTATGTGTGGTTAGTGTTTGTCTAATATCATCAATCGTATTTTCTACTCTCCAATAACTATCTGATTTATGTTTCGCTGCATCACTATAAGCAATCTCTGGGATATATTTAACATCAATATATTCTTCCCAAGTCATTTCTGGGCCTGGTTCTGGCATAACTGTCTGATTACAGATTCCAACATTATTAACAATTTTAAAAGAATTTCTAGTATAGCCACCATAACTCGTATTACCCTCAAGCTCCTTGGTTAGCGCCATAATAAACCTAGCTGAACCCTCACTATTTTCTTGTCGTTCTTTGTGGTGTGCCTGTGCCTGACTTGTACATGAGCCTCTAGAAAATTGATTATTTGGAGGGAATTGTTCCTCAATCTCAAAAACCTGTTTTTCTAAACTAACAGGTTGAGTAATTCCGGCAATACGGAAATCGCGCCTATCTTTACGATCCCTTTTAGCGCCAAATGCAAAATTGTTATTCATATATTTATTTATTTACTTAAGTATCACCATCCCAACAACTCCCGACAAAAATGCTAATAATATAAATCCAACCATTCCGTAAACAATATTTTTTACCGGTCTAAATCTTTCGTTTGTAACAAATTTTTCGTCTGTACACTCAATAAAATCATCAAGCTTTTTCTCGATACGATTAACAGTAGCATCGGTAGATGAAAGTTTTGCTTCTAATTTTGCCATGTTTATTTTAACATTAGTTATATCTTCAGACATATCTTTTATTATATATATGTGGCTTGTGCCGCCTAGGCAATAATATGCTCAGACGACACATTACCCGCTATATTAACTCAGTAACGACGTTGAACTACTTGTACTAGATGAAGTTGAACTAGTTGTACTAGAACTTGTCGAACTACTCGTACTAGAGGTTGTTGAACTACTTGTACTGGAACTTGTTGAGCTAGACGTATATGTAGTCGAGCTAGAAGTACTAGAACTTGTTGAGCTAGACGTATATGTGGTCGAGCTAGAAGTAGAACTAGAAGTAGAAGAACTTGTACTGGAGCTTGTTGAGCTAGTAGTAGAGCTAGAGGTTGAGCTAGAAGTACTTGAAGTGGTTGAACTACTTGTACTAGAACTTGTAGAACTAGAGGTTGTAGTAAATTCTTCGTAGAAGTTAGCATTCCCCATTACAATTTTCCTTGCTTCACTAATCTCAAATAAATGCATTAACATCACATCACCCACATCATTAGTACTAAGGTAAATAGGTAATAGTGTTTGTCTTGGAAAATGGCTATAATGAGTTGCCATTCTTCTACCATCGATCCAAAATTCAACTCTATCTATCCGCCAACGAATTTCAAAATTAATCGCTCTATTTGTCCAGTCATCCTCCCATGTGATAGTTGTCTCTTCTTGTGCTGTAGCGGTAGCATCACCAGCTGAACGTGCGGTAAGATGCCCACCATGTATCCTAAAATGGGCAAAATTACGAGTTGCGTGAGCCCTAGAATATAATCCAAAAATACGTTCATCAATTGCTGCTGGTGCATTTTCAAGTGTCATTTTAAGTGTCAGATTCCCAAACATCATAAAAAGACTAGTGGTTATAGCACCATCACGTAATCTAATTTTACCATCTATACAACTTGGGTCACCAGTTATGATTTTTAACAAATCCTTATCAAAACCATAAATATATGGTTCATATGTAAAATGACCGAAGTCACTTACTGCTTTAGTATCCATCTTATTTATTTTTTATCTTCTGGAGTGGCCACTTCTTTAACAGTAGCTTTTTTAGGTTGCGCCTTCTTAGCTGTCCCGCTTGGACTTTTCGCTTTTGGAGGCGTTTCCTGTGTTTGCTCTTTATTAGTTTCATCTGTTTTTTCTTGATCATTACCTTTTTCAAGGATTTTAGCAAGAATCTTAACAACCTTTTCTTCAGCCATTTTAGTAGCCATATTTTCCAAGGCTCTCTTGGTTTCAGGCGTAATTTTAATAGCTGATTTAGGATTTAAACTCTTACCAACATGACCATATTTAATTTCAGTAATGTCATGCTCAGGCTCTACACCCTTCCTAATATATGGATCTTTAGCGTCTTCATCTTCAGACAAAATAAAATCCATTTTAAAACCAGGGTGTTTTTGTAAAGCCTCGGCCATTTTCTCATCTTTAACCTTGAGTATGCCATTTTCAAACTTAGCATATACTCCAGAGACAGCAGTCCTGCCCGTTAACGGCTCAGCAGGAGTGCCAGGTGTAATAACAACGCGAAGATTCGCGTTTTTAGAAATAAATGTGTAATCCTTCATATTTTTATATAATTATTAAAGTTAACGAGGGGAGTAAAACTCCCCTCATAACATTGTCTATTCTCTTTTATACTGCGCTTGTACGAAACCCGAAGCAGAATTTACAACTGTGCCATCTATACAGATAACAAGTTCTTTTCCTTCTCCTGGAGTAACACCATTGTCCAAATCAATTTCCGTGTCGGTTGTATCTATTCCTGCATTGGAATAAATTTGTGTCTCAGTAGTTCCATCAACGGAATAAATTTTGACAATACCCGTGGCAGCTGTCAAATCAGCATAATAACTGAATAATTTCAGCACTATGCGATGAGATGCTGACATTGCAGCTGGGCCGCCAGCTAAACGGTCGTAAGCAATCCTCAACCTATACGAAGCAAGAGCGCTTGAATCTGACAAAACGTCAAATACAGTTTCTCCTTCCGCACTAGTTGAAGCAGTTACAGAACCATTAAACCAAACATCATCTGATGCGTCAGAACGAAGTGCATCTAAAACACGACATTCCCAGCCAGCAGCAGCATTAATATAATCGCATACTTCACCGACTGTATCGTATGCACCTGCTGACAGATCACAAGTAGTTGCGTTACCGTCACTATCCGTGCAGGTAATATCACTAGAGGTGTCGCTCATAACAACTGTTGCTGTTGAGCTACCATTAGCGACATCTTTTATACGCAAGGCTACCATTTTATCGTTAGCTTTACGAAGAAGCTTTTCTTCTCCAGCTAAGTCACGCATCTGTAAAAAATCTTTTGAAGCCATTTTATTTACTTTACTGTTAGTTATACCCCTCAATAACCCGTGAGGTTTTCGGGCCATAGAATTGATCTACGGAGGGCGGTGATTTATTCGTGTCCCACCGCCCCGAAGGACTCTATGTCAATGTGTTAATTAGGCAGTTACACCTTTGATCAAAGCACATTTAGGAGCCTGGATTCTTTGCAGACCACACTCTGTAATATACTCATCAACTTGACCATCTACGTCAGGAGCCTGGATGTTGGTCCGAAGCTTGGTGTCCCGATTAGTTATGTACCGATATTTAAAGCAGTCCATGTCTAATAGGAAACCATATCCTGAGTAGTCTTCTACGAATAGCGGGTTGTGAATAAGGTTAATTTTCCCAAATGGGGTAACATATTCACCAATCTGCATGCCATAACTTCTTGCTAAAGGTTTCATTTGAATTTGACCTCTAGCGAATTCGTTAATAGCCTGCAAAACCACACCACCACAGAATAATGTTTTTGTAGTGTCACCGTAAGTGAAACCTTCTCTAAGGAATGTGTTGAAGTCAGGAGCTGTTAACACACCACCTTGACTTTGAACATAAGAACCACCAGCATCGATGAATTCAAGTACGCCACCAGTAGCACGCCGAGGATGACCTTGGGTACCATTAGTGTCTGACTTTTTTTCACCCCACCAGAAAGCACGTTCAATCAAATTTGTTACTACTCACTATACTGTGAGCGGACCGATCATTTCTGCCGATCTCTGTATGTCGCCATACAGTTCAGACTATATCACTTTCCATTAACGAATCTTCCATTACTATCTCTTTTTCGCTTCTTGGCGAAAACCGATACCTTTTCTTTATTCTCCTTCGTTCTTGGAATACCTCGTATAGTCGTTGAACCTGGAAATAAACTTTTATATTTTTCTATTCTATCCTGTTTTCTTTTTATATTAAAATACAGGCCATTAGCAATAAACGATTTCTTATTTATCCCAAATCTAGCAAATATCTTACCACTTTTCAGTTTTTCTTTCGTTATTTTACCAACCTGAATCCCTTTCTCTAACATGATTTTATGCAACTCATATAACCATGTATCAGCAGCGCCTATACCTATCCTCATATCAAATACTTCATGCGAATTAACCATATGCCATCTACACATAGCAACCCAACCCTCACTATCTAATAATCCAGAGAAAAATTCTAATTTATGAGAACGTTCCCATTCATTAAAATCAATTGGAATATTTTTTCTTCCTATCGTTTCTTCTAATAACCACTTATTCATTTTAACATCTGATAAAGTAACAAAATATACCTTTCTTTTTGCGCTAGTTAATCTTTTGGCAATTCCAATTGTTACTTTATTATCAGACAATTTTCTTAATGAGTTTGCGGTTTTAATTACAAAATCCTCATCTATTGCTTGTAATATAAAAGTTCTTTTATTTTTTGAGATGTGACCATCTCCTAAATAAACGCCTAAAATATAAGACGTAGCTTTAGTTTTATTGTACATATTTCCTTGGAAGCGGATTGTCTCCACTGACAACTTGTTGCTCTTGGGCATTGTCAGATACTGAGAGTTTCCCGCAATTTAGAGATATTTACCTATATCATTACTGATATAGGGGACATTGATCTATCCAGAGCGTGCTCGGTTCCTTTTTTGGCACGGAGATAAGGAAGTTCCTTACCACCATAGAGTTTAAGTTCTCTTTCAGTGCCAGATACTGCGATTGAAGTCCGGAAAATTTGAGTATAATTACTTTCTTTCGAACTCCGGGTTGTGTTCACGTTGCGTGCACCAGCATTTTCCTCATTTACATTACCAACGATGTAAAGACCATCGCCATCAGCCATAGCGGCCTCAGCTGTGGTACCAAAACCACGATCATTTGCACCAATAGTAAGTGAACTAACACCTGCGATAGCATTTACTCTAAAGTTTTCACCAGTTCTTGCGTTCTTTACAACATCACCAGGGGTGAAGATGTAACCTGAACTAGAACCAGCTCCAGATACTGTTAGAGTAATTGCACCAGTCGCGTGAGCGCCAGTTACTTTTGCATAACGTCCGCCATAAAAATCTTCGAACCAAGAAAATTCGGGATTATTAGCAGAATTTTTCATCATGCTTGAACCTTTCCAAACTCCATCAGCATATGTTTTACCTACATTTGTAAGTAAAGATACTAATGGATGCTTGTTAGCAAATTTTGTTACTACTCAAATCGAGCGGTTGAATCATTTCTGTTCAACTCTATATGTCTCCATATAGATCGGACTATATCATCATCCCGTAGGATGCATAACCTTTAGTCTCTGAACGTTTCCTAATAATTTCTTTTTTGTACATCTTTTAATATTTCAATTGCTTTTTTTAGTTTTTTCTGCTTTCTTTCTATCGTAAAGAATAATCCATTGTTAATAAAATCACGAGCATTTATCTTAAATCTAACCATCGTGACAGAACCATTTTTAGTATAGTCTGGTGGCATTATTTCTGGTTTATTAATTCTAATTTTCAGCTTCTCTAAAAATTTTTTGAATTCCCAGATCCAACCATCAGTTCCCTTACCGATACCAATGGTTACCCTAGGATTTATTCTATTCTTATAAACCAATGAAATATAACCATCTCCATCCATTATACCGGCTATAAACCATTTTTTTATAGATAAATCTGCATCCCATATAAAATATGGTATATGATGTTTTTTACTAGTTTGAGATTCGAAATAATCTTTATATTTAGTAAAACCAACACCAACACAATATTTTGTTATTTGGTTTCCAGAATTAAATCCACTTCCTTCTTGATCGTATTTATTAACATTACCATTACAATTTGGTAATATTTTTTTTAAACACTGCAATGTAAAAGAAGCAAAATCTTTATCTATAACTTGCAATTGAAATGTACAATTTTTTGTAGGCTTTATTCTACTTGTTATTGATGCATCAGTAAGATACACCCCAAAAAGATAAGCCAGTTCCTTACTAGGATTCTCGATGCTGATTGACTCTAAACTCATATTTTTACACTTAGGTAATGAATTAATTAAAAAGTTGTTCCAGCAATTTGTTATGTTTTATATCCCCACATTACTGTGAGGTAGAGCCTAACGCGAGGGTTCGCTCTAAGAGAAAAATCTTGTCAACAACGTCCACAATCAGTCTACCCTCGGCAAGGGATACGGCTGTACTACGAGCTCCATTGCTGGAGTCATCGGCAATCGTACCTCTGTCGTGGGTAGGCTCAGTATAATATGGAAATTGAGCCATAGTTTTATCTTAACTGTTTATTAATTTTTAATGTCCAATAACCTATGGCCAATCAAAACTAAAATTGATTTGGTGTCGGATTTCCACTAACTAGGTTATCAATAACATCCTTATCATCGATGACAGCAGCGTTCTGAGATACACCTCCAGCGGCATTGGCAGCTACATCTTTAGCCGCCTCAGCTTTTTTAGTGTCATCATCAGTCTTTTGCTTCTCTAAAATCGCGTCAGCTTTCACTGTTTTATACGCAATTTTAATGTCATCTTGGTCAGGATTTTCTTCTAACCATTTAGCAATACCTTCAGCATAATCCTCGAAATCTTTGGTATTTTCAATAAAATTATCAACATCCTGTTTAAAGTCGCGCAATTGATTGCTATCATTTAGCGTCTTTTGCAACTCCTCTTTAACAGAGGTGATTTTTTTATCAAACTCCTCACTAAGTTCTCCACGAACTTTAGCTTCGACCTCTTTTGGATCGGCTTTCTCGTATTTTTCGTCTCCCATATCTTTTTTTACTTTGTCATGAGCCTCGGTTACCTTTTGAGCATCGTCGGCATCTAATTTGCCTTCGAGCACAGACTTTGCGACTTGAGGATCTATCTTGCCGTCTACAAGCGCCTGCAATAATTCAGGCTGCTTTTCAAGGTTATCTAGAACCGGTTCGATGTTACGAATAAATGTTCGTAAATCACCCAGTTCAGAACCCTGTTCGCCAAGCTTCTTCTCAAGCTCTTCTCTCTGAGTTTTGATATCTTCATATTCTTTGGGGTCAATGACCGGAGTCTTTTCCCCACCGTCTGATTGCTCATTGGACTGAGCGGCTCCTTCTTTAGGCTCCCCTGCGCCAGAATTATTGGCATCAGGACCAGATTGGATTAAATCGTCTGAGCTACCCGATGTTGATTTATCATCACCGGACTCATTTTTTTGTTCTTCAGACATAAAATGTTCTTCATATTTAATTAATTAAAAAGTAGCTATTTTTTAATCTTATCTGCTCTTCGTTTAGTTAATTCTTCGGTAATTTTACCTAGATTAATCTTAGACTCAGATTCTTTCATGTTAGAGAGAGTATCCCTAATCATGCCAGATAAGTTTTCTGTTTGAGCAATTGATGCTCGTTCTTCTTTTGTTAAAGACATACCTTCATATTTTAAATTTATTATATTTTAAGCGCTTGTTTCCATTAAACCACTTTTTCTTTGACCACGTTTCTTTCGTCTATTCATAACTGTTTTTTTAACTCCATGCATACTCATATCTGGTTTACCTGGCCTAGCCGGTCTTGTCGGCATACTTGGTCTAGTTGGTCTAGCCGGTCTTGTTGGCCTAGCTGGTAAATTTGGAATATTTGGTCTCTCTGGCCTTGCTGGCCTAGATGGTCTTATTGGTCTAGTTACACCAGTTTGAACCTTTTGTGCTCCTGGTGGCGCTAATTTTGTTTTATTTGGGTATGGGACTGGTTGAGGTTTATACTCTCCAGTAGTTTCATTAAAATTAGGAGAACCACCTGGATATTTTTTATTAACTGGTTTAGTTATGGGTGTTGGCCTGCTAAGTTGAATTGGTACTTCGATTGGCGCAGTTTTCATATCACCAATCCCTTTTTTGATTTTAGGCATACTTGGCATCTTGGGCATATTTGCCTTGGTTGATGCAATACGCGATTTTACCTCATCACCAATACTACTAACCTTTTTCTTAATTGTAGACATTTTATCTTTTAATATTTTATTTTTTTGTGTCCCTCCGGGGAGCTTATAATTTCCTAACATATTATTAATTAATTTTTAATTAAACGTTTACACAAATATTTACGCTTTTTGCGTTTCACACCACCAACATCAACACGCATTCGCCCCTCTACTAAAGATGTTGCTGTGGTTCTTGGCTTATTATCATGAATTGATTCAAGTGTACAACCCATACTATTTTTTAATAATACCAATCTTTGTAATCTCTAAATCAAAAGTTTCACGATTACGCCTTTCTTTGGACATATTTATATGATCTCTTTGAGAATGACTGGTTATTTTAGCACGAATAACAAGTAATAAGTCATCACCAACCTCAGAACCAGACAATTCTGGCACCTGCTTGTTGTTTAACCACATACTTGGATAACTAATTTCACGCTTACTAATAACTGGTTTAGACTCATTATTCTTGATTTTTTCTCCAGCGTCATGCATCTTAACCTTATTAAGAGAATCGGTTAAAATGTCTCTTTTAGAGTTTTTTGCCATATATTTATTATTATGCTTTAATTATATCAAAAGTACCCCTTGATTTAACTAACTTTACTTATTTTTCTTTTTTTCCTCTTTTTCACCACCCTTTTTAAGCCTTTCTCTCTCCTCGTTCACATAAACAATAATATCCCAAATACCAGCACGAATACCTTGGGTTCTAGCCATTAAAGTAGGTTCTTTAAATGGGTCAGTCGACCGTAACCCATCGTCAGTTGCCTGAGAACGTATAGCCACATACCTTAGTATGGCATACCATTGACGAGTATCACTTAACTCTAATAGAAGTGATTTCATCTCATTATCAGACATTGTGTCTAAATTTTCATCATTTTTAGATTTTTTTTCTTCTTTCATAATATTAATTTTATTATTAATTAGAATGGAGTATATTTACGTAAACCACGCTGTTCTTTAGGTAAGTATTTATCATATTTCTTACCCTGCCTTAAATTAGCTGGTAATTTTTTCCAAACATCTAGAACTCCTTTTAGGGTAGAAAATATTACCTCTCGTTTTTTACTTTTATCAACTTTTTTACTCATTTATTTAGTTTTTCTTACCCTGAATAGAAAATGCACGCTTAGCAAGTTCTGAGGCAGGATCAGATGTATTATTAATAGGTATATTAGTATTTGTTTTACCACCACGATTAAATCCACGTGGATTACTGGTTGGAGCTACACCCTTCGGTGTGGGAGGCATCCCACCAGCCTGTAACAAATTAATTGGACCAGCTGCCTCAGCAAATGGTGATTGACCACCATCACCCTTTTTACCCATCATCCCCATAACCGCATCAAGCACGTGTGGAGGAATCTGAGACGTTTTCATTTCTGGACCACCAGCTAACATTTCAGCTGGACCACCAGGCGCCATCCCAGGCTCTTCTTCACCGGGCATACCCGTCATCCCAGGCTCCTCTTCCTCACTCTTGGAAACCGCATCTAAACTCCAGTTCCAATCATACAACATCTTAGCTGTTAATTTACGAGGATCAATAAATGGTAATGTAATTAATAATTGGAACAGATCCATGTCCTGTTTCTTCTTAATATCATTCTGACCAGCAATTGACGGTAGTACAGTCGCTCTATAGTCAAACATACCCTTAAGATCATCTTTCTCAATAAGTGGAAATAATTCTTTCCCATCATCACCAATAACCCTAATGGTCATATCAATTGTAAAAAATTGCCGCTGCATATCAATCCAATAACGCATTAATCTACTATACCCATCTCCGAGGTGATTAATGAATAAACGAACACGCTCCAGGGTAGACTCACGTAAATGCCTTACTTCCGTAGCACTAGTACCCCCACCAGCCCCAACACCCATTGAAAAATCATCAACACCAGAAGCGTATCTCATATCACCTTTGAGGAGTTCCTCTTCTTTATATGCACTAGCTTTGACATCAGTAAATTGCACTTCCTTAACTCCATTCGGATCAGTAGAATAAATAATACCGAAGGGCCGTGTGACTAATTCATCCTTACGTATATTGGCAAGAGGATTAACAACCCACATCTTATGAATATTTAAAGTCGCGGCATCTAAGCGCTGATTCTTAACCATGTTAAGCATAAGTTGTGGATTCTCTAAAATCAACGGAATCCCATAACCCTCAAACTCACCAGGAACCTTTAAGTATGGAATCTCAATAAATGGAGCTTCTTTAAAATCAAATACAATAGGTATAGAACCGCCACGAAGAATCGGAACTTCATTCACCATAACCGCATACTCGTCATCAAATGGTCGAGTCCACTCAAAAATCTCATACATATTAAGATCGTCATCAGCTTGATTTTTATATCTCTCCATGCTCAAATTCGAACCAACCTGACCATAGTCAGCACCTTTATTAGTTTTCTCATGAGCAAACTTGACAGTATTCCTAATTGACCCATAGTCTTCTAGGTCACCACCCGGTCTGGCTAAAGCTAATTTTAATCGTTTCGGTTCAGCCATCGGATACCTACGCTTTATCTCAGCGCCAGAAAGTACTAAACGCTTAAACCAAAACTGTTTACTCTCCCTTGGAATATTGTGCCAATCGTACCATAAACTATAATTATCTACCCACTCAGCGTACGGAGCATCATAAAATACTTGCTCTCTTTCTTCCCACTTCAATTTCTTATCTAACAAATCTTCTGAATTAAGGAATTTATGTGTACGCTTGTCTTTCTTCCAACTAACCTGCATAAAACCGGTGCCATATACCATGGACGCATGCGTTATCATTTCAGAGGTGGTGTCCATATTGGCTAATTCCCAACTATAATCCATTAGTTGTTGTAATTTTGGAGCTTTCGCCTGGTCTCCCTCAGTACGACCCTGTACTGTAAACTCTGGCCTTGCATCCAGAATCCTTGGTTTTAATGTTTCAACCACCGCATGAATATATGGGACAGAAATATTAGCCTGCCAACTATCAATCTGCGAAGCACGATCACTGTTGTCAGCAATATAAAGCTTATACGACCGATCAAGCCGTGGTTTAATACATGATTTAAAATAATCCCTTGCGTCGTTAAGTTGGAGATTAAATTTAGCCATCATTCTAATCTCTTTTTTACTAAAGTCACTAGGATTATATTGTTCATTAGCCATATTTTTTAAATTATTTTGTTATCTTTAATAAGCAAAACCTACCGGTAAATACTTTTCGTAATTTAATTGATCAAGTGGTTTATCATGAAGGATTTTAAATCCCTGGAATGCTATTCCGCCAGCAATGATACAATCATCATGATAGCCCTCCATTGAAACTGGATTACCATTGTCGTCATAAACGAACACAGACATTTCATCAATTAATTCTTTACTATGAATAGTTAAAGTTTTATCTCTCATAGCTTGTGCAAAATCATCAATCAATAATGGTTTTGTTACTTTTGTTGTTTTCCATCCAATCTTATCTGAAGATTTTTGAGAAATTGTTTCAAACTTCTCTTGTCTAAAATACATCGTTGGATAAATATGTTGTCTCAAACAAGTAACAGTAGTTAAACCATGATTATTTATTTCTACTACCATTAATGCATCGTTAAACCAACGACCCCACTTATTTAATTTATTAGCAAATATATCTGGTGGGAGTAAACCACGATACATTGCTACTTCTTCACCTGTTTTTCTATCCCAAATAATAGCAACTGAATAGTCTCCACCTTCAACACCCTCAGCTACGTCAACACCTACAACATATAATCCATCTTTCTGAGGTGGTTTGTACACACGTATACCATCTATATCTTGAACAATAAAGTCATCTTCGCCAACTTTTACTTTATCACCTAATTTTAAAATATTCTCACGCTGCTTTTTTAAAACATTAACATCAAATACGGGACGACCTGATGCTAAGAACTCTAAACCATATTCTTGAGCAAACCTAAGTGGGTTATTCATCCTATTCCTGATTTTGTCGATTTCCTCTTCTGTATATCCCCACCACCAGCCATACTCTTTCTTAGTGTATCCATTATCCTTTGCCATCCATGTCCTATGGTAAACATCACCAACACCATTGGGTGTAGACTCAATTACAATCCTTCCATCAATCGGTACAGAGGCCTCAAGGGCTGTCATCTTATCTAATTGCTTATCCCAAAATGCTAACTCTGTACAAAGTACATTATTTAAAGTATATCCACGCCCGACATTCTCAGTAGATGGCAATACTATAATTTTTGAATTGATCTTCGGGAAACTGATTTCATATTTTGAATTATAATGGAGCGTTGGTCGTATCTCTTCCGGTGTAGTATTATAAAAAGTTTTAACCTTATCAAGGAGCTCTGCTGTAAGATCAGAGTTATATCCAATCAACGCTGTATTGGTTCCTGGATTCGTAATTGTATTATGATAAAAATAACCAGTCACAGCCGTAGAGAACCCGATCTGCCGACTTTTCAAAATGATTACCCTATTAGATGTATTTATAGCATTAAACAAATCCTTCTGCGCTTCATTTAAAATAAATGGTATCAGTCCCGGTTTCTTTCCTTTAATCCTACAAAAATTTTCCAGGTACATCTTCGGATCTTTCATAATCCTAAGAAGCTTTTCCTTACTCATGTTATTCATATAAGCTCCTTCCTATCTCTTCTTCTTCTATCCGTTTTTCCTTTTCTTTCTCTGGGGTTTTCGGAACCTTAACTTTATATTCTTCAATTTCTCCCTCAATAACCTGATCTCTTTTACCATCACTCTTTTCATTGGATAATTTCAATAAAAGTTCCTCCCAACCCTTTCCAACCTCAGCAGATTCCTCATAACTATCAAGCCCAAGCGCCTTTAACAATGTCTGATAACCCCTTAATCTATCACCATCCTTGGGTGCTGTATCACATATACCCTTTATACCACCAACTATATAATCTAAACTAACATCACTTCTAGCCAATGCTTCATGAAACTCTTTTCTGATTGATAATTTATCAAGGGTACGATAAACCTCTGTAACCGTTTTTAAACCAACCATATCCCGAAGCTTTGTAGGATCACTTGTAACCTGCATCGCCTTCAACAATAAATTCTGTTGGAAAACATTATTACGATAATAACTTCTATCACCATTAATAAAGACAACTGGTTTAAGTTTTTTCTTTTTTGGTTCCTCTTCCTTCATTTTTTTTACGAACTTTCACGTATGGTATGAAAGAATAACTTAATATAAAATCATAAACCGTTCCGTGTTCTTCATTATAACAATTTACATAATTAATCATATAATCCAAAAACTCAGTATACTTCATTTTCTTATCATCCGCATATTGAAGTAATTCTAGCCGCTCCGGCATTTGATAAACAACCACCAAATATTCTAACGCAACTGTTTTATATGGATATTTATAATCATCTTTAAATGGATCACCATCATCAAAACCTGGAAAAAAATCATCTAAATATGTAATTATTTTACTGAGAAAATCATTCCTAGTAATTAGTTTAGTATCTATACCAACATAGTGTCTAAAGAATTTAGCAAATCCACCATCTACCTGAATACCATTGCGTCCTAATTGGAGACGTCTCTTACCATCAAAACAAAATCTTCTATACAACCAAACCATCTTTACTAAATAACTAAATGTCATGTCATAAAAACTATGTGTCGTTTCTCTAGCCTGAGTAATATACTCATCTAGATTAGAACCATCTGAAACACTTATTTTATCTATTCTACAATGCTTAAAGGATGGACCAGATGTAAACACGTCTTCATATTGCTTTGAATAATTTTTCATTTTTTATTGTCTTAATATATCTTGACCAAGGTTTTTATATTTATCCATCAAGCCAGCATTCTCTTCTCCCATTTGAGGTGGCTGTCCTGGTTGTCCTGGTTGAAGTGGCTGTCCCGATTGTCCTGACACCATCTGATCTGGTGTCTCCTGCGTAAGCCCATTAAAAGCAAATTCAAACAATTCGTGTAAATCAGGATCTTGTAATCTCAACTTTTCTAAGAAACCACGGATAGATGCCAAATCTTCCATATTTACACCCATCTCTTTCATAATAGAAAACATTTGCTGCATCATCTTGGATTTGGCCTCAGCCAATGTATTGGCATTAATCAATTCTTTCGAATTTAAATCACGTTGTTTGCTTTCTACCCTTTCAAATTCCTGGTCTAATTTTTTTCTATAATCTTGTTCCATATAATTATTTTTTTAGTTTTTTCTTAAGTTCTTTAGACGTATATTCTATATTTAAAGGATACATTGGCACACCCATCATTGACATTAGGGTACGCATAGTTCTCTGTGTCGCTGGCTCATAACCGGTCGCGCCTATAGGTGTCTTCCCCTCTTTAGCCATACCAACTTGACGCCAACGGAAACTTGGAACATATTTAAGTGCTGCTTCTGGTGTCGCCAATCCAGCCACACCAGCGCTTGGCGGTATAACAGCCTCGGCCATAGTCCGTCCAGCATATCCCATTTTTTCTAAACCGCTTGCATCATTCGGCCAAAGTTGCTGATCAAACATTCCACGAGGGTTTGATTCACGCAATATAGCTGGTTGGATAAAATAATCAAACATTACCTGTCCTTCTGGAGTTTTAAAAAATGGTAGTTTATCCATAGCAGCGGCTACACCACTAGACAATGTATTCTCATATCTCCGTTCACTTGGTTGGAACATATTCATTGTATAATATGGAACCATATTAGCCACATTGGCGTAAACTGGATGATCCTCAAAAAATGGCAACTTAATCATTCCGTTACGGTTATACCACTCATGATATGGTGATTCTAAGGCATACTTCTCTAGGGGTGATTTTCGACCAGAAAATTCACTCATTAAAAACGTCATCTTATTAAACGCTGCTGGATTATTTATGACAGTCTTGCCAGTTTTAACTGCCATACCATACATAAAACTATTACCAGTTAAATCTATATATTTTTTGTCAACCCTCGCTACCCACGTAGAGTTATCAGATACCTGTGGGCACCAAACCTTATTTTTATATTTTATTTTTGTAATTTTACTCCTTTTAATTTGTCTATAACACCTTATATTAACATTAACCGTACAACATTTATTATCTCTTTTTAAAATTGTTACAGAATATCCAAGCATCAAACAAAGAACTTGAAACGTATCTAATGTTTCATTATAATTTTGTATAAACACTATGCGACCATCTTTATTTATACTACCATCAGCTAGAATTAATATATCAAACAACAACCTTAGTTGTTCTCTTGTAAGTTTATTCAAAAAATCTATTGTTAATTTTTTATCAGGTGCAAATTTCCTCATTATTTCACGATACTTTGTACCAAAATAGAATTGATAACAATCATAATTAGCCATCTTAACATTTTCCTTTTTTTGAATTTGTACACTGTTTGTTACACATAATCTTTTACGTAATTTTTTTATTCTATCAACACCGCCTGGCCTAGCTTGAGTTAAAACAAAAGAAGAAAAATCGCCATCTTTTCTTTTACTAACATAACTACCCTCTGTCACAAACCATCCTACTAACTCTACAATATCATCAGAAATTATTTTTTTATTAATACCATCATAACCATGTTCAGCCCCAGTCACAATAGACCACCTCTCTCCAAGTCTTTCAATTCCATCCGTCTTTATTTTTTTGACTATCCACTTACCATATCCACGTTTCCTTTTCCCATTTTTAATCCCCAATTCTATATTTTCTTTTTTGGCAACAATGCAATCATGATTTGGTGTAGCTGAAATATTTATAGAACGACCATTAATATTATATAATTCACCATCATAATCATACTCAAAAACATTTTCAAGTATTTTCCACTCCATAGTTTTCTTTTCCATATTATAACTCGCCACGTCCTCACCAATATTTAATTCTGTATAATGTTTCCATCCACGTTTAGTTAATATTTCCGTATCTACAGTACGACAAGCAAATGGAGCACCAAACACTGGCATTGAACGTAATACTTTTACAGCAGCTGGCATTGCTCCATAATTCATGTAAATTTCATTAACAACTTCAGTAGCTTTATCTGGTGATAATTTCCAAAGATGTTCTTTCGGTACATATGTTATTTCATCTGGAGCAATCCTTATTGCACGACTTAGTGTCAAAAGTTCTCTTTCTGTCATCCCAACATTTGTAAGTTGGACAGCTGTACCGAGTTTATAAGCAGCATCAATCCTCTGGTATTTATTCATTGGTTGTGTTAAGTACCAATGTAAAAATCTAGCACCAGTACTTTTATCACCAGCCTTTTCTATTTTTCTAAGCCACTCTGGAAAATAACCACCAAAAGATGATTGTTCATAAATTTCATCACCAATAAACGTACTGGGTAATTTATTAACATCATTAGATAAATTTAAACTAACTATATCTGATTTCACATCGGTCTTTTTTCCTATATCTTCAACTGTCTCACCAACAACCTTAGCGTCTGCACCCTCACCAGCCTTATGTATTGTTTTTTTCTTTGGTCTACCAAATAATTCAATACTTCTAAGTTCACCCCTAGTTGTACCATAGGTTTTTGGAAACGTAGATGGAGCACTATCAATATAGTGGACCCACTCATCATTCTTTAAAATCTTTTCTAAAAACTTCTCATCAACTTTTCCATTTAAAATATTCCAAGCACCTTTAACATTTCCAAAATAACCAGGTCTAGTTATATTAAGACCAGCCATTAATCCCATTGTAAGGTTACCAACCGTAGCATTTGTATAGGCAGAAATATTACCACCAATTTTTGCTATTTTAAATAACTTAATAAAACGATCATATTCTTTAAGTGTATTATAACCAACCTTTTTATCACCAACTTTTATATTTTTAAATGATTCGACTACTTTATCATACCAATCTGTACCAGTCTTTCCAATCATTTTATCCATTTCTTCACGAAGTACTACCATAACATCCTTCACTAATTTATCGGTGGTAGCCTCACCAGCCATCGCACCAGTTACATCACTGGCTGTAAATTTATCAGCAATTTTAGAATTACGTGTTGCTATATCAGCACCCTCATCTATAGATGATAATAATGTATTTCTAACTCGTGTAGCAACATCATCAACCTTCCCGGTCGTCGCACCAATCATTCTAATAGCTCCTTTTATTTTTTCAATGTCAACTGGATCAGTCCCCTTTAATACCTCAAAGGCATCATCTAGTCTAGCGGCCTGCATCCAATCTTGATTACTATATTTAAAACCAGTAATTAAAGCATTACCCCACTCACTCTTTTTTAAAAATTCCTCTGTCTGTTCTCCCCATTTTATTTTTTCAGCTCTTTTACCAAGAATATTATCCACACTCCTACCAACTAATGTGTCATATTGTCTAGCTGCCACAGCTGCTTTTTCTGTTAATTTAGCTGTATCTACGCCCGGTATAACTCTTCCAACACTAGCAGCTTTTTTAAGAGCACTAGAGCTAACCCCCTTAGCAGCACCTGTTAATCCCTTTTGAGATAAACCATACGCTACCCTAGGAATAGTAGCACTAGCGCCAAGTGTAGCCCAGGCAATTGGATCAAATGCAATATCTAAAGCAAGTCCAAGTGGCATTGAAGCCACTGTGGGCATATTATAACTACGTAAGATATCTCCGAAGACACCCCTTTCTTTAATGTTTGCCCAAATATTAGACAAACCACTTTCAGTACCTTTACCAAGCATAGCCTCAACACCACCAACGATACCATAAAGCGGCGCAGATAAACCATGTATACCTCGCATTAACACATTTTCTTTATTTTCACCAACACCAGGCTCCTTTGGATCACGCTCGGGATACCACCTTGCCTTCTGATAGTCACTAGAGGCCTTATCACGTTGTAATTTTATCTCCTTTAAATCTAATTGAGTTTGAAGATCACTCATTGACGGCTTAACGTTCGGTGTGTAGGCTGTTTTTGAAGTTTTTAGTTGACTTTCAAGCGTTTTTTGTATTTCTGAGTACTTATCGAGTTCAATTTTGTTGTTTCTTGCCATATTTTGTGAAAAAAATGCAAAAATATAACAATTTCTGCATGAAACATTAATTTATATCTATATTTTAGCAAAAGTACCCCACGTTTTAATAAAAAAAAGCAAACCCCAATTTCTGGAATCCGCTTTTTAGGTCAGGCGAAATCAGAACCATAGCCAATGACGACTATAAGCTCTATTAATATTATATCAAAAGTACCCGTATAAAGCAAAGAGCCCCATCCAGTACTAAGACGTGAATGGGGCCCCTGTTGTTGATCCCTCATGCTTATCGGGGGTCTAACATATATGCAATGCTGACTCCCGCCCCTCAACAAGTATTAATTGGATTTCACCGAATTAAATCCCGACTTGCAAAATTAACTATAACATAATTAGACATGTTGAGGGGTACGTTCCACCTATTGGTTGTGAACGCTGTATGAGCCCAATATGTTATAATCTACAATCTCTCGCCGAGGGGCGGGAGCACTATTATAATAATATAAACATGATTCACACTATGGAAAGAGACTATCACATGCCGCCTTTCAAGTTCCACTACCCGACACTTCTGTCGAAATAGCTTTAACAAGTCCAGCAAGCACCCAATATCAACTTTCAACATACATCCCACCGCACTAGTCCCCATTCAAGGGTTCATTAAGTTACGTTTGGAGATTTAACGGGATGCGAACCTCACCGACTGCCTCACAGAATTAGCCTGGCCTTACCCTTACCGGGTTCGAGGTGAGTACCTTATCCGTGCGTTGCGAATTGTTCAGCCACATAATGCAAATCAGGTTTATATTATTATTTTATAATGTACTATACTATTTTAGGCCAACTCCATGTGCCTGGCGCATTATCCCCTTCTAAAACATTTTTAGCGAAGAATATACCACCTGTATTACTCATTACGAATAAATCACACTTAATTGGATCATCTCCATTATCATATACTTCTTGCACTATTGCTGGTGATTCAATTGGATCGTATTCTCCATCCGCACTACCGCGGTGCTTATAGATTACAACCCTACCCATTGATGGTTTTTTCATTTCTTTTTAATTATTTTTTTAATTTTAATATCGAAATAGACATTAGCGTATATAGGCAAATTCCTTAAAGTATTTTTTTTCTCCCTCACATCTTGCTTTTATCGCCCCCTTCCTTGTTTTATGGGTACCTAAACTTATTTGTTTAGAATTAACCATTATATAAGCCCTCCAATTATTATTTATTTTATTAAAACAATATCCGTCGCTCGGTTTATTCATTATATTTTGTTGGTGTGTACAATACCTTAAATTCTGTTTACGGTTATCAAGCGGGTTATAGTTTTTATGGTCTATAATAAAATTTTCTTTTTTGCCCAAAATGAATATATGTAAATAAATTTTATTTGAGGCTACATGACCAGTATTTTTAATCGTCCATTTATGTTTTTTAACTTTTTCTACATTGTCTAAATCAATCTTGGCCCTAGCAACTTCTTCACATTTTCTATTATATAGAATAATCTCAGCATAATCACTATATTTTATTATTTCATTTTTATCATATATGGTTCTTTTTAGTAGTTTTCCATGTCTTTGTATTTGGTGTCCATGTTTACTACAGTAACCATGTGAATTATGTTTTCTCTTACAATTTTTTACTTTACAAATTTTCATAAATCTTTATCACGACAAATACTAAAATAGGCTTCTGCAAAAGGGCAACTATCACCACAATATGAATGCTTACGAATTATCTTAACTACTAATTGTCTAAAGTCTACAATATCGTTTTTATTCCCGTGCGTACACCGAAACGCCATAACTTCTTTCATTAATTCTTGACAAAGATTTTTATGCTTACTTTTTTTATAGGGCCAAATATCAGCCGCATACTTCTTTTTTCTCATTATATTGTTTAACAAATTGTTCTATCTCTAGTTTACCGCCACAACGAAAACATTTAATTTCAGAATCAGGATACTCAGACCAGTTCTCACTACTTTTACCTTTGTCATGTTTAACATTCTTACTACACTTAGGACAAATCAATTTTAATTTAAAATCTTTACCCATATAATTTAATTAACAATTTTTAAAGCATCACCTAATTCATCCTCAAACCCATTACTACTAGATAATCTAAGCCAAACATTAATAGCAAACCTTATTGTATCTTTTATTTCCCTAGACATTTTATACTCTGGGTCACCCCCAACAGGATATGTTTCAAGTTCGGTCATTGCTCGCTCAATAAGCTTAATTTTAAACGGAGCTTTTATAATTTTTATATACTCATCTAATGCATATAACATGCATATTTGAGTGGAGAATTTAATAATTTTCATTTAATTTAATTTATTCGCACCGGGCAGAGGTATCGCACCCCTGACTTAAGGTTTGGAATCTTATATGATACTATTTCACCAGCCCGGTTTAACTTAAAAACTGAGCTGATGTACTTGTTTAATCTGTTTCATTGAGCTTAATATCCGAACGTCTAAATAACCTTCGCATACGACCAAATCCTTGATTAACACGACGTGTTTTGTCCCCTTCGCATGTTCCAAGACCTCTACCGGTCTTTGGTCCAGCACCCTGGGGTCCCGTTTTGTCATATCCTGGCATATTCTCACCACCTTTCTAGTTTTAAGTTTATTTTTCTCTTAATATTATATTATTTTTATGTGTTAACAACTCATCATCCTTCCACCTTGTTGGCTTTTTTATTTCAATACCATCACCTAATAAAATATGTATGATAACATCCCTTTTAATTCCCTTTGCTATGTCTAATAATGATTTTAAAAATGTACACCCCTGTGAAATATATTTATCATCTTTTGTTTTTTTAACAAAACTACCAATACAGTTATATTTACTAGTTGAATCTCCGTTTTTACATTTATATCCAAAAAATTTATAACCCCCATCTTCCCACAAAAACCCAGGTGCAGGTATTTTATCAATAAATTTTTCAACAATTATATTTACTTCTTCTTTTTCCACTTTACTTTAATTTAATGGGGATGCGCGGTTTTTACATCCCCTATTTTTTTACATTATTTTTATTACCTTCCTTAAACACCCATCTCTCAAACCAAACCTCATTAATGGATTTGATTTTCAATAATTTTTTAATTAGTTTTTTTTCGTCTTTATCCGTTGTGTGTATTATGAATTGTATTTGATTCACTTTAAGCCTCCTCTACTATTCTTACCGGAAAACCGCCATTTATATTAATATTCATAAATGCACTTATATTAAAATACAAAAATGAACAACAATGAAATAACCACCCAAAATAATCCCATCTCCAACTCTTTACCGCTACACAACTATCATTATCATCATCGTCTACTTTAACGGGCCAAAAATCGAATATTATACCTTTTTTAATCATTTGTTTTTATTCCCATCATATAAGTCCTGAGCTTATAACCTGGTTTAAATTTAATTTGATTCCTGCCAGGAATAATAATTCGCTGGCCAGGATTTTTAGCATCGTTTGCAAACCTGTCTTTGCCATCATGTAATTTAAAAATACCCCAATCTGGCACCTCACAAACACCTTTTTTTCTAATATTAGCTATTATAACCTTTAAAAACCCATAATATACGGTTTTAACCACCTCTGGCTCCATATAATTACTTTTTTCGCTAAGTTCACGCCAAAATTCAGTTTTTTGTCTATTTGACATCATATAGTCAAGATTAAGTTCTGGTAGATGGATCTATAAATAAATCCACTTAATACACTTTTAACTAATATTAGCCCCAAAAATACTTAAAGGATACAAGAAAGTAGTAGTGGAATACGAAAATCAGATAAAAACCCTACCAGAACTCGATTCTGCTATATAAATTTGCTGTTTTCAGCCGAATAAGGGGGCAGCCGCCTAACCCTGGAAATAAGTATAAACGTTATCCACAATACTCAGCTATAATCAGTATAGCAAATCATAGGACACTTGTCAAGTGGATAACTTATGGATAAAAAAAACGGGAGCGAGCTACATTTGTCGCTCCCGACCTGATTGTTGCTTAAACAAAACAGGATTTTTTAGGTACTGTTGCCAGTTTTTTTTTGCCACGAAATGTGAACAGTTATATAAACAGCGGTCTGAACCACAATACCTTTTTTTGCCACAATTCGGGCAATCACTCAATTGGTACTTTCTTGGCCTCATTTACACGCTCCTTTCGGCGAGCCTCCCAAACCATTTTTAATTCACCATTAACAACTTCAAAAAAAGCAATCGGATTTTTGTTATAATCCATAAGTGCGGCAGCAATAGGTTTGTCGCCCTTTTTAAAATCAAAGGCAAGAAATTCTACAGCAACGCAATGTTGAAATACTGCCACCCTTTTTGGATGATTTTTATACTTGATTACCAAGTCTTTAAAACCTTGTAAATCATCCGCCCTAGCCAACTGACTACAAAGGCCTAAGCTTAAAAATGCAATCAGCATTACAATTACTATAGTTAATCTATTCATCTTGCCTCCTTTTTAGCCAATATGCTTGTTTATTCCAAAAATTGTTTAAAAGAAATTCAATAATTTCATCGGGCAACATATTCGTAAAAAGTCTATGATAAAGGTCGTGGTACTTGCCGTCAACAATGGCTATATTATTCGGTAAATTTGAGCCACCCCGGCTACTTGGTATTATGTGATGTCTTGTTCTTCTTTTGTGTTTCTTCCTTTTTGCCATAATATGGCCTCCGTTTTCCACCGTGATCACGATAATAGCTGACTATTTCTTTTGGTATATCCCTAATATCCGGCATTCTTGTTTTCTTAATTTTTTGATATGCCCGATAAATCCATAATCCGATAAAAAACAATCCTATCAATAGCCAAATTTTCATTTCAATTACCTCCTTTTTAGGTTGTAAGGAACTTATTTACTAATAATAATGGTTAAATTGAGGCTAGGTGTTTTCATCCTGCCTGATGGTTTTTATTTAGGTTTAGTCCCGTGTGGTATCCACTCCACACAACTTTTTTTTATTTAACCATTGTTATTAATAAACAAGAAAATAGTAGCCCGTCCCAGAGTAAGGCTACCAATTTAATCAATTAAGATTATTAGGTTTTTCTCTACTGGGACGAGCGAGATGTGTTAAAAGGATATATGGATGTCCTTTTTTTTACCAAAGAACTGGGCTTTTGGACTACCGATTTTGGATGGCGGAAAACCTTTCATTTGTGCGTAACTAAGCTGATAGCCAAGATAGTGGCCTGTAATGGTAAGATATTGCTTTTTATAGGCAATGGTTTTGTTTCGCATATTGATATATTGCCTTTCAATCGCAATAGAGGCCAGATCGTGCACATGGGCCATAAACACAGCATCGCAGTCAAAATAGTGTGAAATATCGGTTATCGCCTTTAATTTGGTATAAACAAATCTTGAACCACTAGCACCGTGAAGCGTATAAATGGAATATTTCATATCCCCAACATTTAAAAGATGCCAACAGGCAGATGATAGAAACGGTACCCTGAGTGTACCAGCCATAATTTTAGCGATATTCACGCCAGAGCTTTTGTAAATTCTATCTTCATGATTACCGGAATGTAATCCGAGTATCAAGCCGGCATCAGCTAAGGATCTAAGATATTCCACAACATCTTCCATTTGTCTTTGGGGTTCAAGTTTTTGTGCATACACACTATCTCCGATTGAACCTGTAATTCCACACTCCAACAAATCACCCATTAATATCACATAGATGTGCTTTTCCAGACAATAGTCCAACATTTTTGTTGCCTCATCTATAAGACAAGTTGGGTGGCCATAGTGCCAATCTCCAAAAAATACGATAGACGCATAATCTTTTTTCCCAGTCTTCAACAACTTACGATTTAACTTAACGGGTCTGCCTTGTCTAAGCATTTTAAATCACCTCCTATGGGTATGGTGGTTTGGAGCGTTCACCCCTACCACACTCGCAATCTTCACAATCGCATGGTTTATCTTTCTTTTCACAATCATCTTTATCCTTGTCACAATCCTTACAACCCTTATCCTTATCCATCTTAACACCTCCTATTAAATTTTAAAAAGAACCATCGAATACCGGTTCCGGCATCCATATATAAACTAAAACAATAAACATTAAAACAAGAGCGATCATATTATAAGCCACCCCATTCATGGCGGTAGAGAGAATACAGGCAACTATATTCTTAATCAGCACCACTATTATAACCACCGCGAATATTGTCATTAATAATTCCATATTTACAGTATAGCATAAGTTGGACTTCAAATCAATATCAAATCCTAATATTTAATAATATAAAAAATCTGTCGATTAAAGGGTGGTTTTTACCAGATAGGGGTCCCATCCCTAGACCCCCCCCCACGGTTAGTTTGTAGGGGCTATAATGCCCTTTTTAGAGGTTTAAGGGTCTAGAGGTGATAATATACCATAATAATAACTATAACTCACTGTATAGGGCTAAAAGCGTTAAAAAACGTCTAGGGAGTGGGTGGGTACCTTACCTACCTTCCATTACAATATCTAGGAGTCCCAAACAAGAGTACTCCCCCCATCCCTCGCGCCACGTATTAATACCTATTTATTATATATTATTTATTTTTAATCTATAAGTATATGCGTAAGCCTATTTATATCATCAAGGACGCTGTCACTCAGGAAGAACTGGCCTGTGAGGCTAACTACCTAGTGTTCCAGCGTAAGCTATCAGTGTATGTTGGGGAGGGAGTAGCTGTCTATACGTTAACAGAAACCACCATAGTAATAAGATAGTATAATAGTAATGGTTATAGTAGTGGAGTGTGTGTAGAATATGTGCTAAATCACCCTTACAATTATGTAAAATCACCTCTGAATTATCCAAATCACCATAATCCACCTCTAAAATTCACCCCTGAATAATTAAAACCATAAAATACCTACTTATTATAATATATATATTGTTTATTACATTCTAGAGAGTGGCGGACTGTGCTCTGCTATTAAGTGGTTTGTTAACTGCTAATTAATATATACTAGTCAATATATTATCTCTCTAGAATATAGTAAATAATCACCTCTAAATAACTAACACACAAACATATGAACTTCATAACTAAAACACTTAAAAAACACATACTTCATACACCTCTAACTATTAAACAACAAAAAACATTTAGAACAATACTAAAATATACATACACACCAATTATTAAAACATACTATATCTTATATCACCTACCTAAAACACTATACTACAAAACCTACACACTCTACTTTATTATCTACAACTTCATACTTAAACAAATACTAAAAAACAAAAACAAACAACTTAATAAACTTAAATACTTCACTGGTGAACACAAACATAGGAGGCTATAATGAATAAAATACTCAACATTCTATACATACTATATCTTTTCATCCTTAAACTTCCAATCTACTTATTTACCAAATTAAGAAAACCACCTCAACCACCCCTCCACATAACCATCCCAAAAGATATAATAACCCACTACAAAACCAATGACGGTAAAAGAAAACCTACCTACAAAAGGAGGACATAATGAGTAAAACTATATACTGCTCAGATTGTATTCGTTGTAAAGAATGTGAAGAAAAAGATAGCAAGAGTATTAAACCACTCTTAACACCACTCAAAAATAATGTTGTTAAAACTAACATAGGTTCTGAAATATACTGCGGTAGATTTCTTCCTAAACAACCTATGATAACTTCTATCTTTGCATTCTAATCATAGTCTCTTTGAGAGTTCGGACTTTAACTGAAACTCTCTCCACTTCTTTAACTATTAATTTATATATTTTAACACCTCTAAATACCTATTTATTATAATTATTAATTAATAATAAACCTTAGTTAGTCCAGACATTATCGCTACCTAAGGATATTAAATAAACGTATGGGAGAACAAGAAATCAACACAAAGCTTAACAATCTAGCTTTCTCTTTCAGTAGCCGTACTTTCACGAGCCTTGGAAAACTGCTGGGTGCTAAGCCAATTTCATTCTTTCTTACCAACGCTGATAGCAAAGCGAACTAAGATAGCATTCTATGCTATCTTGTATGTTTTATCCAAAAACATACGACACTTTTATCAACATCAAAGTCTTTGTGCTATTCATATCCTGCAAGGCGAGAATAGATAATATGAGTATCGTGTCATCATATATGGCATAACTAACAGCAAAGACTAGGCACTGTCCTACTACTAATTCACATACTATAAACCTAAACTTTGCGTACTTAACAAGTGCATAGCATTTTCGGTACGTAAAGAGATTTCAATCGTATGCCAGAATCAAACGAGCAAGCACAGGCAATCCAAAACCTGTTCAACTCAATGAACGCTCTTGACTTAAGAGTTTTCATCAAAAAAGCCACCGCTACTTCAGTCATCACCCAGCTAAACCAACAGATAGATATGCAAGCAGGTATGGACGAACAAATCAAAATGAACATAAAAGCTATGTTCCAATCAATCGTAACCACCGCACTCAGCCCTAAAGCCCTCAGCCTTTCATTCTTCAACCAAGAAGCAGGCAAACGCCAATTCGTAGACAGACGAACAGAGGGTGTAGACTCTTCAAACCAACCACTTTGGATTTGGTCAGCAGGCAAACTCTTCAGGGACTTAAACACAACCGCCCCAGCCACACCAGCTCCTTCTTCAGCCCCAGCTCCAGTCGCATCAGCTTAAATCCCCATACCAACGCAAATACGCAAACTAAGCACGGACGCATTGTTCGTGCTTTTTTTGTGGTCTAAACCTAACTATTAACACCTTTAAATAAACTATTTAGGATACAAATATATGAACATTTACAAAATAGAATTCTATAAAAACAAAATACAAATATTAAAACAAATAACAACAATAGAAAGCATAAACGCCGTAGAAGCTGAACTAGACTTTAAAGAAATACACCCAAATAGAACAATAACAAATATTGAAATACTAGAATCAAACACAGAGGGAGATTACTATTTTAACAAAGCCCACTTATCACACCCACCACCTCTAAACATACTAAAAAAACTAAATAAACAACCATTATGCAATATATAAAATACTATATATGGTACTTCTCACTCCTATCACTTAAACCACTCACAAATATGACACTCAATAAAATACACGAAACAGCATACGCACTATCACTAATGACCCCAAAACAAATCAAAGAACTATGGCATATTTGCCTTAAATAAACAAAATAAAACTACATTTAAATAACTAACAAATAACAAAACAAACAAACTATATGAAAAAAATACATCATTATAGTGGAGTAACACTAGGTTGCGACCCAGAATTCTTCTTCTCACAAAACGGAAAAATAAAAGGATCAGAGAAAATACTCCCCAAAGAAGGACTACACATACCATTTAGAGGAAAAACCAAAATAACAATAGACGGAGTACAAGCAGAATTAAACCCAACACCAAGCATATGTAGACAAAGCCTAGCATATACACTTGCAGCATGTTTCTATGAACTAAAAAAAGCAACAAAAAACGATAAAAAATTAGAATGCGATTTTTCACAAGGAATAAAAGTCCTACCAATAGAAATGAAAACACTTAGCAAAGAAGCCAAAGAATTAGGCTGTTCACCATCAAAAAATGCCTACTCAAAGAAAAACAAAATATCATTTAAAGGAGCAGCAAAACAAATGTATCGCTCAGCCGGTGGACACATACATTTAGGTGCAGACCATAACAGCTCAATTCATTTAAAAAAAGCCATAAAATCACCAGACCGACTAATTCCACTACTAGACATATTAGTAGGAAACACTTGTGTACTAATAGATAGAGACGAAAACAACATAAAAAGAAGAAAAACATACGGAAAAGCAGGAGAATATAGAACACCAAAACACGGAATAGAATACAGAACACTATCAAACTTTTGGCTACAATCATATCCACTCATGTCATTTGTAACGGGACTATCAAGAATGGCAACTATTATAGTCGCAAACAACGTTGACAAACAATTTACTAAAGCAACAAAAAAAGTATTAATCAAAAGAGCAATCAATAATAATGACTACAAACTAGCACTAAAAAACTTCAAACAAATACAACCAATCATTGAAAAAATAAACCCAAACGCTTTAACCTACTTCCCACTAGCCAAAGAAAACATGAAAGATTTCCTATACTTTATTAAAAAAAGAAAAAACTACTGGTTTAAAGAAAATATACTAAAACACTGGATTAAATGTCACGAAGGATCACTAGGAGACGGCTGGGAAAGATTCCTAGAAAACACAGTAAACCCAGAAAGATTACTATATGAACGCACCCACCCATTTAAAGTAAACAACTAAGAATATTATAACCGTATAAAACATAATCACACATATTCACCCACACACTAAAAACAAAACACAATATACAAATATTAACAAGCCAACAAAGATAAAGGTCCGTTCCAGAGATTACAGTTATCTCGTAAGAGAACCCCACCCAAATCTTCGGCCTATAATATAACTATATAGGAGCATACGTCTCCAATGTCAAATATTCTTAGTTACATTAAATTACTAACTTCAAATAATTTTACTAACAATAAACTACAAATATCCATGAAAAACACTAAAACACCACCCAAAAAAAAGACAATCAACAAACTTAACCTAAAATACATCGTTGCAGTCTACGGTTCACTTAAAAAGGGAAAATTCAATGACTTCAACAAAATATTCCCAAATAAAACAAAATTTCTAGGAAAAGACACAATCATAGGACAACTATACCAAAAAAACAATATATCATACCCATTTCTAGGAAAAGGAAATAACAAAGTAAACGTAGAACTATATGAACTATCACTTGACGAATTCCTAATAACAAACAACATGGAATTAGGAGCCGGTTACGAACCAAAAATGTATAGAACACTAGAAAACAACATACAAACAATCACCTGGGAATTCACACGTCATGAACTAACCAAAGAACAGGGATTTAATAAAATAGATATATACTAAAAATATGTCACCAGCATTACATAAAAGAATATATAACGACACAAACAACAACCCACACAACCAATACAACTCAGACGAAATATATATAATATGCCCAACATGCAAAAGACAATGCCACACACTAAATATGTCTGCTAAAGCCACAGTTGAAGGTTCATTTGACCCAAACACAGGATTTGACGTAATAGACGCCAACCACTACACACAAACAACCTTTGAATGTTTCTACTGTAACAACATAATTCCCCTAAAAGAAATACTAATACAACTAAACATAGATAAAGAACAATACAAACAAGGCTTTGCCCTATGTAAAACATAAAACATATGAAAAACCATACATGCAACTGTCCAAAATGCGATCAAAACAAAAATAAAAAACAAGCACACATAACAACAGAAGAGGGTCGTTATAAAATAAATTGTACTGCTTGCGGATACACTGATTATCTTAAAATAGCAAGTAAACACACACTTAAAGGTCAAACTACTATAATATAACTTAATTAATAAACAAACATATGCCACGAACAATAACATGCCCAAACTGCAACACAGAAATAGAACATGTTAACTACAATTGTCTAGTAAAAGAACACGGCCGATTTTACCCACCACAACAAAACGGAAACTACGGAGAACATGAAACAACTGATTCAGGAGACTCATCAAACTTCTCATATGAATGTCCAGAATGTGAATACAAACTAGCAAATAACGATTCACAAATGATAAAACTATATAACGCTAACAACATAAATAACAAAAAACCAAAACAACCACCACCACTAAGACAAAATCAAAAACACATCAAAGATGCAGTACAACACAAAATAACAAATACAATAGAAGTAAACAACCCATATCCACCATCATTAATAGAAAAAGAACCACCCCTAAAAGCAAAGGCAGCAATAAATCCACACAACAAACTTACACCAGAAGAACAAGATAAATTTAACAACACAATCATTACAATCTGTCCTGATTGCAATCACTATAATATAATTAACAAAACTGATATAAATCGTCCAATGCATCTTGGAATCAAACCAATAATTAATTGCGTTAAATGTAATAAAGAATTCAACGCACTGGACTATTTACTAATCAAAAAAGAATACTAATATGCCTACAAAAAAGAAAAAAGAACCAAAAAAAGAATTCAACTTCAAAATAGGAGCAGACCCAGAATTCTTAATACTACTACACTCAACAAGACTACAAGCACAAACAATACTAAATATGATATTTGAAGATACAACAGCAAAAGAATTCGGATACGACATAAAAGGAGGTAATATAGGCTGGGACGGCTCAGCCGGTACAGCTGAATTAAGACCAAAACCAGAAAAATCACCACAACTAGTAGTAAACAATATCCACGCAATGTTGAAAGAATTCGTCTCAAGAGCAAACATATTTGAACTAACAACACTATCAAAGGGAGCACCAACAGGAGGACACATACACCTACAAAACATAAACAATAGACCAACACAACACATACATAACCAAGTTATGTCATTCTACTGGCCATTAATGCTAGGCGAAGATAAAATAAACCTATATGAAAGACTAGAAATAGGATATGGAAAAATTGAAGACTTTAAAGAAAAAAACAACAACAAAACATACGAACTAAGAGTACCCTCAGCAGAATGGCTAACAACTCCAAAAATAACAAACGCCACACTAGCATATCTGGCAACAATTTGGCATGAAATACACTTCAACCAAACAAATCTAAATAAATTCAAAGATATAATACACAATAACACCAAACAAGGAAATGCAATTCAAGAATTAGCACTAAGTGAATTCCAAAACATAACAAAATATATCATAACCCAAATCAAACGAGCAATCAAAACATTTGAAATGTATCCAGCCTACAAAAAAGAAATAGACTATATAATGAACTACAAAAAAGTAATCCAAGACAAAAAAGACGTACAATACAACATGTTAAAAGGCTGGAAACTATACTCCCGCAAACAACCAAACAAACAAACCATATTAAAAACAAACACAAAACAAATTGAAACATCAAAAATAAACCTAGACACATTCTATAATATGATAGAAATACCATGCAACGACGATATGAACGTAAGCATGTACGCAGATACAATAAAAGATAAAATATTCAATTTAGGCTGGAAACTCAATAACAACTACCACCTATTCGGCCTACGTAAAGGACTAAACAAATACATAGCAACAAACTTCAATATAGAATTCCTTAAAGGTTATAAATTAATAAACACTCTTGACGACTTTGACGTCATATATAGAATCATACGTAAAATGCTACACAAATGGAACCACAACCACTTACCAAAAAATCCACAAGAAATAAACAAAATCACAAAAACAAAAGAAAACGAAAAAAACATAATCATAGGAATTCCATATGAAGATAGACAAAAAAGAATCACAAAAAATCTTATTGAACTAATATACAATATAGAAAAAGAAACAAACAAAAAGAAAACAATAAACATACACAATCTAATAAATAACCAAATAAACGAAGATAAAAAAACTAGTATAATATTAAAGGTCTATAAAAAATCAAAACCAACCAACGAGCAACCACAAACTCAAACAGCAACAATGACAGACAGAATATACGTATCACCACAAACGCCTAACAACCCACTATCATTCTCAAATGAATAATAAATAAATAACAAAAAATAAATGTGCGGAATAATATCCTACTTTAATATCAACGACAATAAAAACCAAATCAACAACGCTATTATTACACAATTCCAAGAACAACGCTCAAGAGGAACAGAGGGTTTTGGTATAATTATAATAAACCCAAAAACACTAAAAATAAAACTACTTAGAGCAACACACGAAGCACAAGCAATATTCCACTTAATGACAAACCCAGCAAAAATGATAATGTTTCACCATAGAAATCCAACAAGCAGTATAAACAATATAAACCAAACACATCCAATATCAGTAAACAATGAAACATTAAAATACAAATATCTAGTATTACACAATGGAGTCATTATGAATAGCATACAAAGACAACAAGTACATAACAACCTAAAATTCCTATATACAACATACTATAAAAACAAAAACAAAACATTAAACGCACCAAAATACAAATTCAACGATAGTGAAACATTAGCAATAGACCTAGCCAGATTTATAGAAAGAAAAACAAATAAAATCAAAGCATATGGAGCAGCAACATTTATAGTACTACAAATAAACAAAAAAACTAACACAGCAAAACAAATATTCTTCGGACAAAATGATAAAAACGCACTAAATATAGCAAAATCTAGAAACTTGATTAGATTAAGCTCAACCGGACCAGGTAATAAAGTAAAAGAAAATATAATGTATCACTTTGATTTCAAAGACTTCATTATAAGAAAAAGAAAATGTATAATTGATAGCACAAACCCAAATA